GTTATTTGGTTGTGCGGCAAATTGCCCATTGTCACATTTGATAAAGTTAAAACTTTTGTGATCCTCGACGTCTTCACTATGACCGCAATCTATTGTATTAAAATCTGGATGTGCAGAATCAACGGTAAAAAGATATTCACCTTCTAACCAAGATCCATCCTTCATTTTAATTTTACATCTCATGTTAGCAATCATTGCTTTTCTGATCACAGTAATATCATAAGACATACTGTTCCATAGTTGTAAGAAATCCAAAGGGTAAGGATCACCTTCTATGGGTTTCCAACAGTAAGCGTGTAGTGGCAATTTATCATATAGCGCACCATACTGATTTAAATATGATTCGATACGAAATGCTTGACTACGTTGAGACTTTATTGTAATCCACCAACATGGTTCTAGTTCTCCGTGACCTTTTTCAAAGTCATATAGAAACTCTCTACGAACAAAACATTTTACTGGTGGTAAGTTTGCTACTAGAAAACTCATTTTAATATTTCCCTGAGGCCAATACGATTTGACAAATATGTTCTAATCGTTCAATGTGCTCAAAAGCCCTCCATGGGCTTGTGTCAATGGCCACTACTCCGTGACCTTTTATACCTACGATATCATAAGCAATGTTTCCATAATCATCGAGTTCTAACTTCTCAAAACATTGATCTGCAAGTTCTTGACTGATTGGAGGAACATCACCAACGTTAGACGCAACCTTGGTATAGCGACTAAGTTCAGGAAACTCCTTGGCTAAACTACTTAACTCAATACCACGATGCATAGCAGCAACACAATACGTAGGATGTAGATGTACCACCACTCTTACTTCACTGCTATGCTGACCCATTTCTTTCTGAAGTCCGAAGTGTAGAGGCAACTCACCACTGGGCTTTAGATTAGCACTGATGTCAGTATAAGGAAGATCAATTGCCACAGGTGCGGCGTGACTGCCACGGCTGATACCAATCTTCTTGAACTGGTCCGGCTGTAGTGTTTGTTTACGGACGCCACTGGGTGTGATATAAAAGTGATCACGGTCGTGATGACGAATTGAAACATTGCCATCACGACTGGTAATCCAGTTGCGTCTATATGCTTCAACAAGAGTGTCGCATATAGTTTCTAACATTATAGAGTCTCGCCACCAACTGTACGGTTGCAAGCACACAGTTCACCAGTCTGTAGCGCATCCAATACACGAAGTGTTTCTTCTGGGCTACGACCAACGTTCAAGTTGTTGACAGTAACGTGCTGGATTTCATTGCTTGGATCAACAATAAATGTTGCACGAAGTGCGGCACCTGCTGGAGCATAGAATACGCCCAACTGCTCGATCAAGCTCAACTCACCGCGCTGTGTGTCAGCGAACTGGTGGTGTGTGATTTTCTTCAAATCAGCATGTGCATTTTGCCATGCCACTTTACAGAACTCGTTGTCTGTGCTGCCTGTTAGCAATACTGCATCACGGTCAGCAAAGTCTTGTGCCAACTTGTCGTAGGCTACGATTTCTGTAGGGCAAACGAATGTAAAGTCTTTTGGATAGTAAACGATTACTTTCCACTTGCCTTCGAAACTATTTTCTGTAATAGTATAGAATGCATCTTCTGGTTGTCCTGGCTTAACGCCTGTGACTGCGAATGGGGCTAATTTGTCGCCAACTGTTTTCATATTATCTCCTTTGTGTGTGAAATGAAAAAACTTACCTGTACATTTTTGTACTGTACAGTTATTGTACATTTATTTACGCTATAAATCAATGGTTTTCTATAGTTTTTGCCTAATATTTTTTAATGGCAGCAATAGGAAAAACTAATAATAAAAAAGCACCCGAAGGTGCTTTCTAGAGTTTCTGTTACGAGGTGTATTAGGCTGCGAAAGCATAAATAAAGTTATGAACTACTTAAACCATTATACATCTTTAATAGAAAGAGCCAAATTCAGAACCTTAACACAATACAAAGAAGCACACCATATTTTTCCAAAATGTTTGGGCGGTGCAGATGATACTTCTAATTTAGTTAATTTAACATATCGAGAACATTACATAGCACATTTGTTATTGGCTAAAATACACGGAGGACCATTATGGCATGCCGTGAATTTAATGGGTAGATTAAAGAAGTATTCTAACAGACATTATGAAAGATCTCGAATAGAACATTCAAAAATGGTCTCTGAAACAAACAGACGAACAAAGACTAAACCAAAAGAGATAAGACATTACAAGTGTTCCAATTGTAATTCTGATTTAGAATACACGGAATTTTGTCACCATACACCAAAAGAACATTATTACTGCGATGCTCGGTGTCGTAATACATATATTTCTCAATTTAGAGATAAGCCTATCGGAAACATAAAAACAAAAGCAGATGGTAGAACATCTTGGAATAAAGGATTACCTAATCCTACTGCGGCTGACAATGCCAGGAAAGGTGCCGCTAAACTTTCTGCCAAAGTCATAGGCAGAAAACGTTTATATAGAGAGGATGGATCGTGGACTTGGCAATATCCATAAAAATAGGGACCGAAGTCCCTATTGCTATTTTTGGTGACAAGGTATAACTACCTCGTTTGGCGTCAAGCGTTAGCTGCTACCAAATATTGTGAATCGTTTGCGATTACTTTGTTTTGCTTCTTCGACCGGAAAATCCTACTGTCAAGTCTAGCTTGCTTCAGATCATGCCTCCAATCCTAACGGCTTCTACATTGCCGGACTGTCCATTTCCGTACTCTTGACCCAATCGATCCTGTGTCAGGCCCATCAAAAACATACTATGGGAATAACCGATATATTACAATCAGACTTTACCGAATCCCGTCGGCCCCTCTTTTCAGAGGTTTAAGTATGTTTTTGGTGGACCTGGCGGGCACTGCCCCCGCGTCTTGAATCCTTTTCTGTCTACTTCATACAGTCTTAAATTATATTATATACTTATCCAACAACAATGTCAAATTTATATTATCCAAAATAACTATTATAAAAGAACTAGAGCAAATACTATGAGTACAACAAGTACGCTTACTCCAAATATAGTTAAATCATCTTTCATGTATCACCTCTTACTCGATCAAAGAACGATGGCTCAGGACGACCTTTTACTTCGCCGTGTCTTTTATGTTGACTACCATAGTCATAGTATTTTCCCACAACATCAAAACCTGTCTTAAAAAATATTGCTGCTGGCCAAGGTCTAATGTTCTTTAAAATACCAACTCTTTCTTTACCCTGCGGCGCTTCTTGTTTAGTTGTTGTTTTTGCATTTACGGGTTGCAACCAAGCATTGGGTTTCAATCTAACTAGCCAAACATAAGGCTTTTCTATAGCATATAAACCATTGTCGTTTATATAAGTTTTTAGTGGGTAGAACCATAATGCAGGATTACCTTTGCCTGCACCAATATAGTCTGGATAATAGTCTGGATGGTCAACATCTAGGCTGCGGCCGAATTGTTGTCTTGCACTAAAGCCTAATTTGTCTACGTCTGTAAAGCGAACAAAGTATTCATTGGCATTGCCGCCATTCTTTCTAACATCATTGATGACTTGATCTTTGACAGATACTTTAGCTTCTTTTAATCTATTCAATTCGTATATTACAATTTCATTAATACGCATAGAATATTTATCACTTATCGTAGGGCTTTAGGAAATCGTCATCTTTGCTATCTTCATCAAAATTATCCCAATTATAAGTGACAACTTTATATATCCAATAACCATGTAATCCGATTATTATCAATGCCAGTGCCAAATTACTGATTACAGGTGCGAGTTCTTGTAATTGTGCCATCTGAATGTTGTGTTTCTGTCCAGGGTGTACAGTTTTGTATAGTTACCGTAGGACTCTGAACTATAACAGGTGGTTGCTGAAATACAACAGGAGGTTGTTGTACCACAACTGGACGATTGTAAATATCATAGATTACAGCACCTAAAATGGCACCGCCAATTACAGGACCCCAGTTTGGACTTCTGTGATAATGATGATGGTGATTGTAACGAATACCATGCCCGTGATATTGCGCCAGTGCTGGCAACGTTGCTCCAAACAATAATAAACTTACGAATAATTTTTTCATACAATTAGCCTTTATTGATATTTATTATATAATAGCAGGGATGCCATGATATGTCAATAGTCTGGATTTGTATTGTTGCAAACGTTGTTTGCCCAATTCACTTAGGTTATATTTCTTAGAAATTTCTATGGTAGATAATTTTCTTAGTTCATCACCGGGAACACCCAGGGATTTATATTGTGCGTATAAGAATGCCCCGTACTTAAACTTTCCACTATTATGAACCTTATTGTTTATTCGATTAGAAAAAGTAGCACACCAATCCTTGGTCAATCCTGTGTTTTTATTACGCCATTTCATTTCATTGTTAAAATCAGCATCATAGTCAATGATTATTTCATAACCATATTTTTCATACTCCGAATCGAACTCACTGTGCTCAACAACTTGCTGATTAGTGTTGATTGGATGGATTCCCAAAGGATTTACTAGAAAGTAATCTAAATAGTTCTGATCGGATAATAAAAATTCTTCCATTTCCAATAATGATTCTTCAGTGTCATAAGGAAGGCCAGCAATCATTCCACTGTGCGCTATGACATCTTTAAATTCATTTTGTTTTATTTGTCTAAGATAATCAAATTGTTCGCGCGGATCAACGCCTTTGCCGATTGCCTTAGCACTTAATGGGTGCAGTGTTTCAATACCAAACATAGCGACTTTGATGCCACTATCTCTGAGTATTGCGGCACTTTCAGGATAACGCATCATTAAGTCTAAACGCAGGTAAGTTGTAAACTCCATTTTAAATGGTAATCTAGAAAACACATCGTCGTGTAACAATTTAATTTTGTCTATACTATCATTGTAAGTGTCATCTGCAAACACGTAGTCTGTAACTCCGAACATTTCGTAATTACGAACTAATTCATCTTTTAATATATTGCTATGTTTTACCCAGTCGCCTTTTTTCTTACCTTTAAGGTTGTATGTGCAAAATTTACATTTAAAAATGCAACCTCTACTAATTTCTATAGGTAACGTTTCGTCACCGAAAATAATGTCACTTTCATTATAGCAAATTTGACTAGAAGTAAAGTCTTGATATTCTGCTCCTTGAACAATAGGATTATCGAACTCAGCAGTTTCTATTTCGCCAGTGCACCATTTAGTGTAATCAATGATAGTTTTATCACTGTATGATTTAAAAATATGAAACCCATACGGTTCTAATGGAAAGTAACGGGCGCCGCCGGCAATTAATTTTGTTTTGGGATTTATAGAATGAACAAACTCTTTGAAGGAAATAATTCCCACATCTATATTTTTATTTTTCCATCGTCTGTTATACGATTCGTATTGTTTTAAGATAGGCAGACCGAAAATGTCAGGAAGGAATGTCGTACTGAATCCAACCCATAATGTTTTTTCAGTTATTAATTTTGTCAACAATAATCTTAAAGAAACATCAAATCCTTTAAACGCAGTCATGTCAATACAATTGACGTCGTAGCCGTTTTTTCTTAATTCTGATGCTATCCTAAATGCGCCGGCGTATTTAGATCCCGGGTGTGTGTTATTACCGTATAAAATTATGCAATGTGGTTTCATTAATAAGAAATATTTATCGCAATTAATTTATTGGTTTCTCTGGACGATTAGGACAATATTCACATTCCGGATCGTCGCACTTTGATTCCAGCCATTCGTTACAGGTTAAGCAGTAAAAGGCATCGTGCTCTTCCGAGAAGCCTTCTACACAGTTAGGTCCACAAGGCATGGCGCACCTTAATCAAACGGATCATCATTTCTTCATCTTCAGCTTCGTATGCTTGCTCAATTTCATGAGACTTTGTAAGAGCAGACTCGCCAAGGGCACGAGTTTCTGGATTGGCACTCTCCTTCATGAAACTCAAACCGGTTGCGCCGTGTTCTTGTCTTTTAAGTTCGCAATACTTGGTCCAACCACTGATATCGTATGGGTCAGGGCGGTTAGGATAAACTTCTTTCCACCATGTGTATAGCTCTTTAACTTCCTTAGCATTAATGGCTTGTCTAGTAGGCAGGCCATAGTCAGGATGTTCAGGTCCGCACCAGTCATTGTTAGTAAGTGTCATTGCCCAATCAAGGTGATCTAAGCCTGCTCGGGGACAGCGCCATGTACGCCAACGAAACCAACCTGTAGCCCAGAAAGGCGCCTTATACTTTGCCTTATCTTCTTCGCTACCCCAAGCAATATGGCTCCATGCTTGTTCTATTTCAACAAAATCAACAAGCTCATTGAATAGGCAAGGCAAAAAGCGGTTCCCCACGTCTTGCCACTGGCCAGGCTTAATATCCCGGGGATGAGCGGTAAGACTATGAGTACGAGTAACCCAGCGGTTGTTAATGTAATATTTGACATCGTAGATCTTTCTAATAGGCCATGTCACAAAATCTTGAACATGATCAAGGAACTCTTCTGCTAACCAGTAGCGGAAATTATGTTTCATTTTAGCAGTAGTTCTCCAGTCATCCCATTGTTCAGCGGTGCCGGCGCCAAGCTTTTTAGTGCCACGAAGCCAGTCTGCGAACGGAGTGCAACTCCAATATTTTGAATGGTGAGCCATTAAAAACTTCCTTTTAGTCTATTTATAAATCTTGCTTCCATTAACAATCTAGCTGTTTCTGGATCGCGCATTAAGTCTGTCATTTCACATAATGCGTCTGCCATTGCTGTAAATTCTTTTTCCGGCATTTCGACAGTGATTATAGGAACAAGCTCTTCTTGAAAAGATATAGGATCGTATTGATCGTATACATTTGTAATATTCTTATAAGAATAAGAATATGGATGACTAAACCTGCGGTCCATTCGTTGGTTGACAATCGTTATCTTATAATCCGATACGATTTGACGAATGCTGTCTTGTTTATACATTACGCAATTATAGTGGAATCAATTTTTTCTGTCAACTTATCAACATTCAATCCGTTCGCTGTATAGCCTTCGATTAAACATTGTTCGTAACCAACGCTAGGTGCTTCTTCCGGACCTTTGCTGGTCATAGTATAGGCCATGGCACGGATATATCTATTTCCATTAACAGGATTAGCTGGAATAACTATTACATCAACTTTGTCATAGTAATAAGGATACCCTTCTAATTGATCCAATGAGCGTTCACAGTCAGGAGTTATGTCCCAAAGTACACCTTCCATTTCACTGTTAATGTTAGCGTCTATATCAGCATGATGCCTAAACTTTAGTTCAAATCCTTGCAATGTACAACGACCTAAATTGATTGCTTTAGGACAGCGCATTGACATTTCAGCAATATTTGTGTTCATGCCATAGGCAAAATAATATCTTTTCATAATTTAAGTGTAACATTAGTTACATTCTTGACAATAAAACTGCGCCATCCCTGTGCTTCCAAATCATACACACTGATGATATTGGGATTTTCTTTTTTAGTAGTTGTTGATTCTTTAATTGGGGCAGGTGGCAATAGCTCTGGTTGTAGGCTGCATGTCATTACTCTTTCGGCGCCATCTTTTTTATTGAATGTAACTGTAACTGGGCCTGCTCGAAGATGACTAACAATCCAATCACGAAAAGTAGTCCATTGTTCTTCAGTCCACTCAGTGTTTGGTGGTTGTAACAATATGTTATTAGTCATCCTATGTCCTTAGTAAATCTAGATTTAAATGCATCAATCAAACAGTTATATGTTTGATTAGTTTTTATATTAAAATAATGAACCCATATTCCAGTATCAGATTCAATGACATCCGTTACTTTAAACGTTTTATCGAGAGATGCCCATATAGAATTTTTTTCAACTGTGATTAGCTTTGGCAGTTCTCTGTTTGATATATTCATCGTTATGTATCCATTTGTTATTAACTAAAAATCCCCATTCACGTTTTTGCGGGCCTGGCATGAACAGTGTCCAACATTCTACTTCGGGATCCAGTTCAATTCTATGATAACTAGTAGGACTACAAATACGGAAATGCCCAGGAGCTCTCCACTTTGCAATCTCGCCGACTTTTAGACCTTCGCTGTTAAACTGCGGGACCCATTCCCAGTATCCGCCTTTAAGGATTAGAGTAGCGTAAGGCCATGGATGATCATGCACATCATCGGGATCTGATTTAAGGAATTTGTGAAGAAACACATTGAAGGGGAAATACTTTCTATCTTTAAGAAAAACGTAGTAGCGTTCGAGATATGGTTCATTACTTTCCCTGTCTAAAATGATTCGTTGCCTGCCAATTTTGGCAAGGAATTTGGCTATTGATTTTAGCATAAGATTTTCCTTTACTTTGCTAGTATAAAGGAAAACTTAATTAATGTCAAATATCAGTTTACCAAAAATTTATTAAGACCTAGTCCAAGGTGTTGTTAACTGCCAACTTTCGCCAACCCATGTGTATAGATCACCGTGAGTGGATGTGTGTGTTGTACCGTCTGCTGGTTTTATTCCCTTAGTTGCTAAGAAATTAATCCAGAATGAACCCGGAATACTGTTCGGAGAATCCCAATTGCCAACACTAATAATAACATCCAATGGCGGATTGAAACTGTTTATATATTCTGTTCGTAAGGCATTTTGTTGCGTCGATGATAAATTACCGTAGGCCCAGTGTCTGGGCAGTGTCAATGCCTGAGTGTAAAATATTCCAGTACTGAATACTTTACCATCAACATTCCACTCGTAGCCTACCCCTTTACCCATTTCAAGTGGTTCATAGGTAACCTTAATTGGGTTTTTGTTTCTTAAATCTATATACTCTGGCTGCGTATTTGGTTCAGGACTGTTATAGGTATAATAATCTCTTCCGTAAAGCATGCCGGGAGTCGGACCAAATCTTCCATCGCCGTTGTTTGCAGCCTGACAGGCGGCCTGGCTCGAATATGTTGCTCCGGGTCCTGGGACGAATCCGCCCGGAGAAAATATACAGGCAGTTCCGTTAAAATACCAGACGCCATCACCAGGAGGTGGTGGTGGAGGAGGTGGTGGAGGGGGTGGGGGTGGGGGTGGAGGAGGCGGAGGCGGAGGATTACCGGCATCATCAATGTATTCAATTGTACATTCAACTTTAAATCCATTGTCGCCCTTAAAATACACATAATTTCGTTCTTCGCGTGGATCAGAGTTGACAAAGTTTCTGCTATAATCAGTTGGATCAAATTTAATTTTGCTAGTATAAACGAATTCATTTACAGGCAAACTGCTTATAGAATTTTCACGGTTTGTAGTGAGATTTATGATAAAGAACTTGTTACTACCTTCTGTTAATAATTCAATTTTAAATTCATCGCTGTTTGTTAATTTGCCATCGGTCGGCAAGCTTCCATTAGTCAGCAATGCTAATTTGTATTCATTGAAGTCCGTATAGGGTAATGTTATATCATTTAATACTTCTATAGGTTCATCATAAATTAGACATGCAAGGGATTCAAAATAATCAGGATCGGGCAACAACGAATCTGAAATATAACAAGATACTTGATTTATTTTCATCCCCGAAGTTTCATTGTAATATTTTTTAATAACAAGATATCTTATTGGTGCCGTAGATAGTTGAAGCACCCATCTTGAAATCTTATTACCTGCTACAATATCGCCATTATCGTCGATTGTTTCGTCATCGTCTAATACTGTATATCCCGGACCGTATGTTAATATTGCAGACTTTGACCAGGCTCCGCTGGGCGCAATAATATTTGCAGACATATTATATCTTCTTTTAACATACGTTTCTTCATGACTTATTGAGCCGCCTGTGGGAATACTAACTGTCTTTTTATATAAATGCATCCATGCTTTTTTGGCCGCCATTGATATATCATATGTCTTGTCTGATTCTGGAATTTCTGTAATACCAGAAATATTAATAGTTCCTACAAGATTAGAATCAACAGCCCAATACAATCTATTTGGTGTAGTTGGATTTTCTATACTAACTGCCCAATCAAATTCAACACCAAATAGATTAGAAGTTGCGTCCACAGCAACTATCTCAAGTCCTTTACCATAATCAGGTTCTTTAGTTAAAGTTAATCCAGCAGACCATACCGACTTATCTTCTTTGTAAATTTTAATCTTTTTAGTAGTTAGCTTTAAGCCAAATCGGTAATGTTTACCACGAATTAATTCTATGGTTGGCACTATTTTATTAGTATCATCATAAACATTAATTGTTCCATTTTCCTCAATAAATGTAAAATCATATTGCCTTGTAGTCGCAACTGGATTTTCTGTAGGAGTATTAGTATTAACTGAATCGTTGTTAGGGTCCCATCCTGCATAAGTTGGATCACCAGTTATGACTTTCTTTTCGTAACCTATTATATTACCACAATAATCTAATATCGGTGTAGTAACATATTTTATAGGCGATGTGTATATTGGTTCGTTTCTGTCTAATACGTAATCTACCTCTGCAGGTATCATCATCCTGGTTGGATTCTTATATTCAATGCCGTTTCTATCTTTTACAGCATAGTCGTCACTGATTGATTTAACACGCCTGATCGCGCCTACTGTATTTTTAGAATCATTTATGCCAAGTGGATCAGTTAGATTTTTTTCTAATCTTGTAATTTCAGAGTTTAAACGTTTAGCTTGATTCTTTAAATTTTGTTCGAAGCCAGCCATTACACCCGTAAATCCAGCAGGGTCTCGTTTGAATTGACTGATTGCGCCTTTTAATAATTTTAAATCACCAGTTACTTTTCTCCAGTCTAAACTAAAACCTTTTGGGCCACCACCTAGACAAACTTTAGGATTGCTTGCTTGCGCCAATGCATTAAGAATGCCGTTTGCTTGACCAAATAAATTTTGATTTAGTGTTGAAAGAATATCAGGAATCCTAGGTGCTTGAACTGGGCTCGGGCACAGGCCTCCTAGACTAAAAACTTGATTTACTTGCCCCAGAGCTGAATTAACTTTGCCTAAAATCTTATCATATCCGCTGGCTCGTCGCATATCATTCAATGATGATTTAACGTTAATTAAACTATCACGCAGAGCACCTAAACCGGATACGCCGGTAACATCTTTAATTAAATCATCTATAGCTAGCTGGACACAGACTAATCTACCACGCCAGAGATCCTTAAGACGCCCGGCAAGGAGCATACATATAAGATCTTTTTCGTTTCTTGGCAAGTTTGCCGGAAATGTAACTTTTAATGGGTTGGTGTTAATTGGTAATGTTGCCATACTAGTATTTACCTAGTATTTAATCACCATTGACATAAACGTCAGGACTGCCTATATTTCTAGGGTGACCGCAGGTATCAGGATCGCCTTTTCTATTAACAGGGATATTTTCAATGAACACGTCAGTGGATCCATTCGCAGTTAACGGGCTACCATGAACTCCAGGGCCGTGGCCTTCTACCGGACTACCGTCTACACCGACTAACAGATTATTTGCGTATACTGTATTTTGCACCGTTCTTATTATAGGTGCGCCAGCTGTATTGTCATCAGTTAATCGGTGTACTTGTGGCATATTAAACTATAATACTGCTAGAATTTCTAACTGGCTTAATGCCAGTTGTGCTTTCTAAATAAGCATCTGCTACTTGATCGGCTGTTGTAGCAACACACATGATATTGTGCGCTTTAAACAAAAAGTCGCCGTCGGGACTGGCTGTCATCATAAAAGGAACCATTTGTAGTCCATCTCTGCTGGCAGCAAGAATAACAGGCTTACTGATAGTAAGACCTTCTGCTGTTTGGCCAGCTACTTTACCAACAACTTCGTCGCCGCTGGTTAATTTCATACTTACGGTATGACCGATTCTATTTTCTTTTAACATATTAATTGCTTTTCACCCACTGAACTAGATCAGTATAACCACCAATGGCCTGATCGTCGATAAAGATTTGAGGCACTGTGCGTGGGGGTGTGCCTAATCTTGTTGTTAGTTGTTCTAACAATGTTTCTCTTGTTTCTGCGCTGATGTAATGTTCAGTAAATTCCCAGCCTTTACTTTTCATTAAATTCTTTGCTTGTACGCAATATGGACATGCATCCTTTGTATAAATTTCTACTTTCATTCTTCGTCCCCAAATAAACTTGCTTCGTATTTTTCTAATTCAAGTTGATACTGTTCTTCAGTTAGGCCGTGCCAGCCGTTACAATGACCAGTCGGGCTTCTACCGCAACCGCATGTTCCAAATTCTTCTGGATTTTCTTTTACTCTTACTTGCATATTAAACCTCTTCGTATGTCTTTGCAAAGATATCTTTCTTTACCACTCCAAAATCTCCGGGGCCATGACGTACAATATAATCATTACCAGTTGTATAATTTAATGGTTCTCCCCAACTAGTATTCACAACCCCATTATGGTCAGCGAGCTTTGCAACTTTAATAATTTTCTTAGGTGTCGCTGTGTTATCTTTATTGTCATTATATAATTCATTGAACTTAGCAGGGGGAACAGGATACTGCTCTCCTTTTGGTCCTGTAATAATATAATAGCCAGCTTGATAGCTCACCGGGCCTTCTAAGGTTTCGATACTACCAGATTCAATGGCTCTTTTGTAATTTATAGGATTTGCTTTTTTGGCAACTCGTATAGTGGCTTGATCGAACCAATTATCGTCGATATGTGTAGTATTAGTGTCTGTTACTTCGTTTATTTTCATGATATATTATAGCGCAGGTAATGCATCATAGTCAATATTTTCACTCATCACACCAATAACATAATTAGTGCTTTCACTTTCCTGTAACGCTGTTTGTTTCTTACTTGTGTCGCTGTGTTTGTTAAACCAAGGAATAGGAGTACTCTTTGGTGCAGTACTTTGATATTTAATGCCTATTTCCTTTAAAGCATTGACTGCTGTATAGTCAACAAAGTCCTTTAAAATGTTTGCGTTAAGTCCAATAACCGGACCCATTTTAAACAAATAATCTGCCCAGTCTTTTTCTTCACGGATAACTTCCACGTACATTTGGTATACCTCGGCTTCACATTCGATTTTAGCCTGTGCAAAGCGAGCGTCTTCTTTGACCACTTGGTTAATTAAGAAAGCAGTCCATCCTTTGTGTAGCAGCTCGTCTTGTAGAATCAAGCTAATGATGTTGCCATTACCGATAAAGATTTTATTCTCCACCATAGCAAGACTTGTAGCAAATGATACCATAAAGCGGAACGCCTCTAACGCATAGCTGGCGTTTAGTGCTAACCAAATTGCTTTGATGTGTTCGCTTTCATTGACTTCACCGCCGACCTCTTTTAAGCAATTAATTTTGTGCAGTGCATCGTAATAACGACCAACACTACTGGCCATGTCTACAATCTCTTTGGTGTCGTGAATAGTGTTAAACACTTCCTTGGGCACGTTGTAGATATTACGAATGATATGGCTGTAACTGCGACTGTGAATGTTTGTTTCAAAGAAACTCCAGTTATAAATCAATGCTTCTAGTTCAGGCAACGATACCACAGGCGAAAACACTTGGCTAGGTCCGCGCCCTTGCAAACTATCAAGTGCTGTTTGTCTTAGCAAGTTACTGGTAAAAATATGCTTAACTGCGTCACTGGCATCTTTAAAATCATTTGCATCTTTGGTCAAACTAATTTCTTCTGGCACCCAAAAGAAACCACGTGCTGTAGTTTCAAAGTCTGCGACTTTTTTATATTTTACTTCTTCAAACCTTTGAATAGTTACCGGGCCTTCTGGGTCCAAAAACATTTTACGATTCAAATAATCTGTTTTAGTTGTTAGGTTATATTGTTGTGTGCTCATAATTTACATGCCTCGCAATCATCTTCAAAATCATCTTGTTGATTAAAATTTAAACTGATAACATTATCAGGTTGTTCTTCTACTGCTTTACTTCCTGCTTTGTTAATCAAGCTATAATAGAATGTCTTCAATCCCCAGTGGTGTGCCAACATCAAATTCTTGGCAATTAAAGTAGTAGGAACTTTTCTATCAGAGAAATGTGCAGGATTATAGAATGTGTTCGTACTAATACTTTGATCGGTATATGCTGCCAATACTGCCGCAGTCTTAATATAGCCAATACAATCCTTTTGATCCCACATTAGTTGATACTTGTTCTTTAACTTGTGATACTCGGGTACTACCTGTGTAAATGATCCCGCTTTACTTTCCTTAGTACTGATTAAACTCATTGGCATTTCGATACCATTAGTTGAATTAATAACAACACTGCTAGACTCGACAGGGGCAATAGCCATTAGTGTTGCATTACGAACACCATAGATTTTCATTTGTTCACGTAATGGTTCCCAATCTAATTCAGGAACAAAGTTTGCCAATTCGTTTACACCTTCGGTGCGACGTTCCCAAGGGAAAATACCTTGTCCATATCTTGTTCTATCACTGTCCAAACATTTGCCTCGCTCTTTGGCTAGCTCAACGCTAGCTTCAGTTAAGTAATAAGCTTGATGTTCGCTCCATGATTTAACTTCATTCAATGAGTCTTTTTCACCGTACTTCATACCACGCTTGGCATGCCAGTAAGCTAAGTTAGTTACTCCAATGCCCAACGGGCGAATTTCTTCGTTGCTTAACTTAGACTGTATAGAAAGAAAATCTTGGTAATCGAGAATATTGTTAAGGCTGCGGTGAAGAATACGGCAAGCCCTACGCATATCTTCTGGATTGCGGAAAGCTCCCCAGTTGATGCTACCAAGTGTACATAAAGCGATACGACCATCGGGATCATCAAGACGTTTAAAAGACTTAGTAGGTAATAAGATTTCACAGCAAAGGTTACTCTGGTAAATGGTATGATATTCAGGATCGAAAGGACCTTGATTCATCACGTTGTCAATAAACACTAGATAGATGCGCCCAGTGTCTGTACGTTCTTTTAGAATACCACTCTTGAATACTTCTTCGGCACTCATAGTCTTCTTACGAAGACCTGTAGTATTTTCATATTTTACATATAGTTCTTCAAACAAACTAGTGTTTGAATAGAAAGCTTCGTACAAGTCGGGTACTTCATTAGGATCAAAGAATGTTATGTTTTCTTTGTTTTTAAATCGTCGGAAGAAGAAGGCACTAAGCACAACCCCATAATCCATATGACGGACTCGGGTTTCTTCTGTTCCTTGGTTGTTCTTAAGGACGATAAGATCATCAAACTGATGATGCCAAATAGGATAAAAAACTGTAGCACTAGCATTACGAATGCCTCCTTGACTGCAACTACGCAGATCTCCAAACCACTTCTTCAAGAAGGGTATCATGCCTGTGTGCATGATCTCGCCGCCACGTATAGGACTACCTAGTGGACGTAAGCGACCAATTTCTAAACCAATACCAGCTCGCTTGCTGGCATACTTGGCCATCATTTCACCACTAGCAAATATAGAATCGAGATCGTCATCACTACGGATAAGAACGCAACTGCTAAACTGTTTAGTCGGAGTACCAAGCCCAGCAAGTACAGGAGTAGCGAGAGTGAAAAGACCATCACTAGCAGCATTGTAGTATTCTTTGATGTAGCGCATACGAGCCGAATTAGGCTCTTCTTTGTGGAACACAGTAGCGGCGGCGACCATATATCTGATCTGTGGTGTTTCATAAATTTCCTTAGTGCTACGATTCTTGACAAGATATTTTTCAATTAGTTGTTCGATAGCGGCATAACTATACTGTTCATCTTTTTCATGATCCAGCATGGCATTCATCTTGTCCCAATCTTCTGCTGTATACCACTGTAGAAGCTCAGGTGTGTATAATCCCACGCTGACATTCTTTAACACAATGTCATAAAGGTGCGGAGGCTTGTATGAACCGTATACGTCTTTACGCAACATACTAATGCGCTGTTTGCCTGCTACGAATTGATAGTTAATATTGCCAATGTCTGGATTTGCTTCAACGTCAATAAGGTTGACAATGGCACGTAATGTAATCTCATCAATTTCGCGAGTAGTAATACCATCATAAAAATGTGGTTGTGCTTTGATCTCAATCATTGATTGGCTAACATCAGCTATGCCTTTACAAATTTTAGCTACTTGCGCTTGCCATTTTTCTATGTGTAGTTCTTCGTAATCTCCGCTTCGCTTTAAAACCGTAATGGGCTTGTTGGATGTTATCATGTATGTAATTTCCTTTTCTCTTCTTGTACTGCTTTTAATTCTTAGTAGTCTATTTAACTTCTGTTACAGGTTATTTTATTATATTTTAATGTGATTGAGTTCACTTTTGGTAACTTTATTCAAGACCTCAAAGTTACATTCTTCCATGGGCAACACGTGGCCTAGTGTATAATTTAGCACAGTATTCTGATCAATAACTACTACTAAATGAACATCTTTTTCACTAAAATTATTCACTAACCAAAGCTCAGTGTTAAGTTGGGGACTACACATCCATAATGTATATGCTTGTCCTAATGCAATAGCACTGCGACAGAACTCGCCTTTATTAATCATATCCCATGGAGTGGGCCAGGTATCGGGTTTATATGGATCTATAGTCTTACGTACCCACGGTGTGAATGTCCACCATTGATCCACTGCCTCGATAATTTCTTCGGGCTGCTTATCTGCTAGCGTGGTTCGTAGTTCTCTCCATGCTAAAATCTTTTCCGTTGTTGTTCCGTACCAGACAGTTAAATCGTGATGCACTTTATTCCTGCTTTAAAATGTTATTTATAAAATTGATCAACTCGCTTGGTCCACTCTATACTATAATGATCGAACTCATTGCCTTCAATAACAAAGCTTTGTAACTTTGCGTCGCGGTCAATGATATTAATAGCACATGTTCTAATATCAGTGCCATGTACTTCATTGTGCGCTAATGCGTATGCACAACATTGTAGGAAATAGTCTTCAATCCATTCTTTCTTCTTAGGCTTGGTACTTGTCTTATGATCGATAATAGCAGGCTTACCTCGCCATACACCGATCATATCACTAGTGCCTGCATAAAGGCCCGGGTAATAAAGACTAGATTCGATTCCCCATACTTCGTCTACGTTAGGAAAGGCTTCGTTAATCATAGTATCGGCCATGGAGCGAGCCATAGTCTGAACCAAATTATTACCTTCTGGTCTCGGTTTGCCGATAACGTAATTTTCCAAATGCAAGTGCATTAGTGTACCTAAACCGGATGCTTCTTTACTAATCCGATTAGCCTCGGAGTCACCTACACGTTTACGCCATTCAATTAGAAATGTTTTGTCTTTGGTACTGTCGAGGATTGTTGTAACACTGGCAACTTTGCCTGCCGGTGTGTCGTAAAGTCGAGAGCCATTGGATTCTACTCGCTTTAATGTTTGATATTGATATTTTGGATTGAATAGCATAGAGTGTTATTTTACACTCTTATTACAGTTGTGTCTATGGTAGTATTACCAACTAATAACCCATTTGAATGTGTTACCAGTCAATGAGTTAGTTCTGCGTTCTATAGAGTATCCCAAATCAGTGAAGTAAGTTATAACTTGACTCATTTGTAAAAATTTGGCTCTGTCATCGATGCTACCTTGCCATGTATTAAAATACTGGATGGCTGTTAAAGATCCTGGGCTAACAGTTGCTGTCATTGCTGTACCAGTTACAGTAGCGTCATATAATCCAGAATCGATTGCAGATAAAATTGCATCTTCAATGTCTCTAACTTCATTGAAAATTAATGAATCATTTTGTGATTTGGCACGGGCCTGTGTTGCTGTTAACATTATGTTTTTCATTTTAGGTTATCCAATGCTTGTTGTAACGCTGTATTTTTCATTTTGTTAACATTTTGATCTTGTTTCGATGTCATTGCTTTGACAGGACCTGTAGATAAAACAATACTGTCTACATTTGCTGTTGTTATAATATTTTTTAAATCTTTTCTATGTCTACGTAATACATCTATCATTAACTCTGGGGTGATTTCATCTCTGTGGTCTAAATCGTTTAACAATTGAGTCATAGGAATATCAGTTGCACCTTCGGCTTTGGCGCGAAGCAGAATGGGCTTAATCAAGCCCAATAATTCTGCATCACTGTCAACAAATTCAAATAGTCTCATTACTTTAGATCACGGCCTGTTGGTAAATCTTCTTCGCCCGAAGCTGCGTCTGCTGTGCCAAATTCGTCACCGGCTAATGCGTCCAATGCTCCGCCAGTCTGGTCCAGATCAGCGCCGCCCGTTGCGTCACCGGGCATTGCAGGAGCTTCGCCTTTAAGTACACCAACTGCGTTGCTTAGTTCGTCTTTAGCAGCCTTAACTGCGTCTAACAACGTAGAAAATACTTGATCTGCACTAGCGCCAAATGCTTGACCTTGTTCTTGACCAAAAGTAGTTTTCATTTTCTCTTCCAATGGCATTAGATCATCCGTTTGCATTTGTGCAACGTCTTCAGCCATCTTCTGTAGTTCTTCTACCATGTTTTGTGCAACAAGGATCAGTTCAGCTTGAGCCAAATCTTCGCCGCTTTGTTCGTTCATTTTACGAACTGTACGCATAGGAGCAATCTCTTTAAGAATGTGCTTTAATGCTTCAATGATCATTGTGTTCTTTACATAACGATCTGTATTTTGATAGTTTCTTGTTGTGCTGGCCATATGATGGTTTTCAGTGACCAACTTATTAATCAAAGTTTGTACTTGTACAACATCGCCGCGAGCTTGCAACTTAAGGCCATAGTGGCTGTTTAAAAAACTTTCAATAACACGCTGTTTACGCTGTGCTGGATTAAAAATTTCTGAAGTGTTCATGGTTAAGGTATCCTTTTGTTTATTTATCAATATATTTTAGATAATCGGGTTTTAATTTCATCCAGTTTATAATAACTGTCTTGAATTCTAGCCGAGTATAGTTCTAACTTGTCCATATCTTTGGTACTGGATTTTTTAGCATAAAACCTTATGTTTTCCATACACCTGTAATATTCCTGGTCGACTCCGTAGATTAACTGTTCTTTTGGACAAGGATAAGCTGTTTGCTTGTGCATATGATATATCATGTACATTGCACTAGTGAATAATGATATCATCGAATAAACAGTTTCGTTAGTTCTCAGATCGATGATTTCGTAATTATGTTTCTCTACTGGGACTAGTTTCCATCTTTTATAAAATATCAAACTATCACCCATGTCTTCTACTGTAGCAAGCATTCCTAATATATTTTTTGGTATACTAGAATCCAACATACTACCAACTTTCTTTTGCAAACGAGTAATGTCTATATTACTTGTTGAATAGTTTGTAGCTGACCGTTTCTGTTTCTTCATTGTAAATTCTATCTATTAAACCTTGACTGGACATTTGCTCTGCCAATCTATGCTGTCTTTCATCCAGTTCTGTTCTGGGGATTTCTTTGTGTTGTTTGAGCAACGTGAATACTTCCCTTTGCTCATTGGTTACCATATACTTAAGACCAGATATCAATTCACCTATTTTCATTAGCGTCTCCAGGAAGTATCGGCGACTGGACTGGCAGATCCAATGTCGTCACGCTCTTTGCTTTTCTTACTGAGTGCTACGCTTTTAACACCCATTAGTTTGTCAGCTGCCTGTATAATTTTGATCTCTTCGTCCGAATATGCCAGTATACCTAGATTTTCTGCCCATGGACTTTCTTGTTCAAAGCTTTTATCTTGAGCAGCAGAAGCTGCCGCTAATGCCATACCATATCGCATTTGCATGTAAGTATCTGTATTTCTTAGTTGTGGTTCAATCCTAGCATTTGGAATTGATTGATCTATTTCTCGCCTAACTTTGCCAAATTCTTTCATGTGACCAACAAAGCCATGATAGCTTTCTGCTATAAGATCAACTACTTTCATCTCTTCATCCTTTGTAAAAGATTTTGTATTTGTCTTACTTCTGGTCTATTCTTAGTCTGTGGATCTTGTAGTGCTGTATCCAATTTTGCGCCTTCGCTGTCGTCATCTTGCGGGCCATTTGGATTTGTATTGGGCCTAGCTATTGTTGGAGCAGATCCCACGGGCTTGATTGGTTTAAAGCTACTACCAGGACCCGGTTTAGCATTACTGTATTCTTTGGCTACGTTAAATCGGTCGTCATATTTTGCTAGTATGTTTCTTGCGCCATCGACGTCATCTTCGCCTACTTTTGTAATTAAGTCTAGAACTTCGGTAAACTTTAATTCACGACCAACTTGTGCGATGTCAGCATCACTCATGTCACCGCTAGGATCCACGAATCGTATAACATCTTTTAAACTGCGATCATCTGCCATATATGTTTACCTTTTATTTGTTGCTTTATTCATTGTCTTTAATCGTTTACTTAGCGGATTAAATGCTTTTGTTCTCTTGCTTTTTCTAACTATCTTTGTGTTGAAGCGTTTTCTGATACGCTTCATCATAAATCTCTTCTTAACATCAATAGCTTTACTACATGCACCGATATTAGCCACTGTCCTGCCTTTTTTCTTACCGCTGGTGCAACGAATCATGCGCTTTAATTTCTTGCCGCGCTTGGCCCATACTCTCTTAGCCTCTGTTAAAGGTTCTTCTGTGTCTTCGACAATGACTTCAAATTCATTCATATTATTTTGCTAAAACTCTAATAATATCAGTACCATGAGCACTGATCCACCCAACTGCAACTAAAACGCCTGCCACTGTAAATGTCCAGCGATCTTTTAATTTTTCCATAGTGGCGATTTTTTTAGCTAGTTCGGCATGCTGAGTGCAACTGGCACTGTACATTTCATCTAACTTTGCTTTTAAATCGTCCCTGGTTTTGTCAAGACAATCGTGCATTTCTTTTACATCGACTTTCAATTCGTCCATCTTGCTATCAAGATTTTCTACTTTAGTCTCAACTATTCCCAGTCGTTCTGCTACTGCTTTCACCATTTAACACTAACTCCTTGTAAATGTGTTTATCTCACTCTGCGTTATTATTTTTTGTGCCTAAGTTATGTGCCAATGGATTGGTGCCAAAATGTTGCTAATATTTATCTAAATTATAGATTGTCGTTGCGAACGAAATATATGTTTGTCTGTGCCGAATCGTTGGTTTCGAATACATTTGAATCAAATGTAGCAGTTTCATCCAAATCATCATATACTGGCAAGCCATCTACATCCCTTACCAATGTATTAACAGTGATACTGCCAACTCTTTCACTGGCAAAACGCAATACCCACATATTATGTGTGCCAGTAAAGTCGCTGCCAAATTCAAAGTCATCCATATCTGCCGCTATTAATTTTTCCACGCTGGTTAATATAGGTTGACTACCTAAACTAATAGCTTGTAGTAATGCATTTAAATTCTGTGCTTGTTCGTAGGGCTGCCCTGCGGTAGGATCGTAAATTCCTGAATCTGATATATCTACTAGAGTATAACAAGTAAAGTACTCTATGTTACCTCCGATATATTCGCCTGTTCTTGCTGTTGCTTGCATATTAAACTTCCTTTTAACTATTTACCTTATAAAACAAAAGTAGGAGCCAAATGAAAGCCGCTCGATGAGCGGCTTTCTATCCTGTAAACTTTTAGGATTAAACTGCGCTAGCAGATACTGTGAAACCAGCACCAGCTTCAACGACTGTACCAGAAACGTCTTTGCTATCGCTACCAACGTCTGTACCTAAAGCACGAATTGCGGCTTGTAGGCTAGCAACTGTGTGAGCGGCGTGACCGTCAACGATAACGTGGATAACACCTGTGTTAGCGTTTGCTGTATCATAAGCAATGATGCCTGTTGGCAAAGCAAAGAAGATAGCTTCCAATGCTTGACCTGTACCGTCACTGCTACGTAGATCAACTGCGGCTGCAGAATCATCTCTTACAGTGATTCTGAAAAATGCCAAGCTTTGACCTGGATTATAGATACCACCGTCTGTAGTACCAACTGAACCGTTTACTCTTGCTGTCATAATAGACTCCTTTAATTGTTCGAAACACTAAGTTTCTTGTATTTATTTATCTTCTTTTAGCGTTTACCTAGCTTGTATCCCGCATAAAATCCCGCTGCTGGCATTAAATCGCTGGCTATTTTTGACCATGATGGACCGTGTTTATCGTGCTTGTCATGGCGGTCTGCGCCTTTGGAGCTGCTGCCAGTGTATCCTAAATTAGATAATTCGGCATCAATACCACCACGCATTTCATAACCCTTGCCCTTGGCCAAGTCACTTAAGAACACTGACATTTCACTGCGCTTGGCAAATTTTTTATAATACTGTAGCATTTTTGTTGTGGCTAGTTCACGTTGCATGGTATTAAGTCCAGGCCAATCTTGGACTAATCTACGAATACTTCTTAATTTACTGTCAGTAATGTTTAACTGTTTTTCCAAACGTAAAAATAATGTTGCGGCATCGTCTTTTGTTATTGTACCGTCTGCTAGCATATCTAAATAGCGTTTTACTGTGGGAAGATTTACTTTTAATTTTCCTCGCAATATCGCATCGGCATCTGCGTTCTGTGCAATTTTAGAACTGAATATACTAGTTGGATCACTTAATATGTTCATACTAACATATAAGTCTGTGCCACTTAATCTAGCTTTGGCAAAGTTTCTATAACTTATTGTAGAATCCGCGTATTTGGCTGCTATTGGTGCTGTTTCATATTCATTATGTAATATAAACAAAGATAGCAAATCTAAAAATGCAAAATCTGCAACGTTTCTTAGATTTAATCCACGGGCGCCGCTAGCTCTATATTGGCGGCTTTCTACCATTAAATCCCATGCTTGTAAATCTTCAAATTGTTCCATGTTTTGATTCTTTTATTTGTTTAATGCCTCTGCGAAACTTGCTTTCATCCCCTGTCTTTAGACTATTAAATAGCCTTTTAAGCAAATCATCGCTTTGGTCTTTATTGAAATTCTCTTGTATGTATTCAACAAGGTATTTGGTGCTGGCAATGACATTGATGGCTTTATTTTCCACAAAGCTTTCCTTATCACGCTGCGGCACGATATTTGTAATTTCTTCTAATATTGATTTAGTTTGCTTACGCACAATTAATTCCTTATCAAATATTTATCTAAGATAAATAATCTTAAGAGGGAATTAATATGACATTTTCAAGCACTAATTTTGACATGAGTTCAGTATTGAACAAACTAAGAGCTATCGAAGAAGATATCGGCGATACAGTACGTCACGATCCAGAAATGGATGCCAGCGGCAAAGAGATCGACCAAAATAGTTTTTCACGCACTATGATGCGTTTGGCTGCTATCAAAGACGCAGTAGGCGAAGAACATTACAATGATTTGCGAACAGGTGTTCGATCAATGTATATGAATCATCGTCCAAATTTAAAGCAAATGACTGCTTTAATGGATTTACTAGAAACAATATTGAGTTATGTAGCCGAGGATACTACACTATTCCAGCGTTTAAAAAGTGATTTGAACAAGGATGCACAAGCCCAAGATCAAGCCGATGCCGGCGGCGAAGCATTTCCAAGCGGCGCTGCTCCACAAACAACAAAGGCTCCTGAAGTAGGAGCCCCTGGTACTGCATCACCTGTAGCTGGTATGCGTGATATGAAAACTAATTAACTCTTTTTAAGAATACTAGCTAACTTACTACTTGAGTCCATAGTCCTAATAGGGATTTTGGGCTCATTCTTTTTGTCAGTTGAGTTTGCCCATGGTGCTTTAGTTACATCCAATGGTCCAGATTCCCCACCTGAATTACCAGTACTTGGAGTCTCTGCTTTGCGCCTCAATTGATTAAACATTACATCGGTTGTAGTAGGAACTTCTGGACTATCTTCATCCAAATCAGTGATACGCAAACTAGTAGTATTGAAATCTAATTCTATCTTTGTACCTACAGCACTACTCGAACGTGTCTTCATGAATTGTAATTGTACTCTTCCTCGCTCGCGCATTGTAATGCTGTTAAAAATACCAATAACGTTATCAGCAGTTTGAATCTTACTTAAACCACCACTAATGTGACTGTGATCAAATTCAACACTTTCAACAGCACCTCGATTCAACTGACTGGCTGTGCAGAACAAATAGCCACCTTGCACTGCCATTGCCCTAAGTTCTTCTGATACATACTTGTCTTTGATAAATGTATTCTCTGCTGAGATCTTAACAGATACAGGTGTCATCAAATCCAAGTAGTCAACTACAACAAAGTCAATCTTATTATTGTGCTGGATTTGGAATTCTTTAATCCAAGACTTCAAATCGTTAACAGTAATACCCGCAGTAAGTTGTACAATCTGCAACTTACCAGCTTTCTTACCTTTCATCCTAATCTGCAAATCAACGTCATCGATATTTTTATAAATCTCTTTAGTTGCAATTCCCATAAGCATAGCGTCCATACGCATACTACATAGTCCTTCACTAAGTTCCAGACTAAAGTAAACGCCATTGAGTCCTTGCAAACTCCAATTCAATGCCAAGTTTTGTAAGAACAAACTCTTACCTGCGCCAGAACCTCCTGCAAAGATATTAAGTTCGCCTCTGTTAAAACCGCCATATAGTTTTTCGTCAATGGTCTTCCAACCAGTACTAGTGCCACCGTTTTGATTCTTCAGCAACATTAATCGACCCATTGGGTCTGCATAATAGTCTGTACCAAAGCTCTTGGGCAAGCCAATATTGCTAGCGTCTTTAATTAGTTTTTCAACTTCGCCATAACGTTGTTTGTCCAGCAAGTCAGCACTTTTAAGAATAGCCTTCTCTAATGCTTTATGTCTAGCAAACTGTTCAAACTCCGTTAAGAACCATTCTTTATGACTGGCAGCTTCTCCAGGAATAACTCTGAGTTCTGTATCAGTTACTGCTTTAATTTGATCTACTGTGGGACAATCGCTGTACTTACTGGCATACTCTTTAATAAACTCTGCTGTTGCCTGCAAACTTCTAGTAAAGTAACTGCCTTCTAAAACGTTTTGGCAACGACTCAGTAGTTCTTTATCACTGACTAAAAACTCTAAAAATAACTTTTGCAAGTCTGCACTGTATTCTTTTACTTCATTACTCATTGACAATATTTCTTTCCCATTAATCTAATTTTTGTTGGACTGTGTTCTGCTGCCTGCAATATGCTATACACTGTAAATAGTCTACCGTATTTCATCACAGCGTCACCGGCGTCTTTACAACCTTCCCACTCAGGAAAGCTAACACTCCATCCATAGTCTGCGGCTTTTTCTACTAATTCCCTGCCTGGCTTGTCAGCGTCTGGTAATAGTATAGGTTCTATATTTAAGTCTTCTATCAGTTGCGCCTGGCGGTCGCTTAAATTATTACTGCCCAAAGATACTCCCCTAGTCAGCAGTGCATCAAATTCACCTTCTGTAACAATTACATACTCTTGCTTATCTGTTTGATGATCTAGACCATATACATAGTTAGCAGGACTCTTTTTAAAATACTTTGCCAGCTTCTCGGGCACTTGCCCTACATACCTACTTTGGAACCCTACAATTTTATTTTGATAAGTGAAGGGCAATATAACCCTGTTATTCAACCCGGCATATCCGTCATCTGTTTCTAACCATGTTGCTAGATCATAAATTTGCCTGTCTTGCAAATATGCAATTTTATTAGGATCTTCTAGTTGCTTAACATTAAAATCAAAGTTAAATTCTGGCCAATCCGGAGTCCATACAGGATCGGGTTCTCGTTTGACTAAGCTTTCTACATCTGCTTGGCTTAATAATTCTAATGCAAGTCTTTGAACTTCGGCTTCATCGAAGCCAAGTTGTCGCATCAACTTACGCATTCTGAAGCCTAATGTCCAGCCCGGGCTCCAACCTGTTTTGTATTGACAATTAAAGCATTGGTATGCGACGCTGCCGTCAGGACTAAACAAGACTCCGCCGCGGCGCTTTGTATCTGGACGAGCTTGTCCGTTGACAACACACATAGGACAATTGAAACTAACCCAGCCTTTTGGGCTAGCATGTCCGTGTATTCTGCTTCTAAGTAAAGTTTGTAAGGCCATCATGACCCTACAATTTTAACTTCTATATAGTACTTTGTCAACTGTTCCTGTGTTCGTATTTGAAGGAGTGTATACTATCTTCACCCAACGAGCGTCTGCTATAAAGTTCCAACCTTGAATATCAGTTGCTCCGTCGAATTCGATTTGGAATTTATCATTGACGAATCTAACTGGGAAATAATTTCCGCCACTGTCGTATTCCAAACTAACAAGTGCTTCAATGATGCCAGTATAGTTAGTAACGCCAATTTGAATGGTATGCAATGTGCTACTGTCATTCTTTTGTAAATTACTAGCGATAGGTTGGCTGACCCAACTGCTGCCTAATTGTGTAAATGTTAGACCAACACTTGGTAGGTATTTTGGATAAGCCCCATCACTTACTTCAAGTTCCATAGTAACTCTACGATTATGGTCAGTGTACAAACTCTTAGCGCGGCCGTCCGCTTCATAGACTACAGCACTTAATTGATATATGCCTGGATCTAAATCAACCAAGTCACTGCTGAATACTGTAAATTCACAAAATCCAGATTCTGGTTCTACTGCCATTGCCCTGCGTTGCACTACAAGTTCTCCTGTTCTAACTTGCATGATGTTGACCATAATATCTTTGCCCAGTAAATTTACTGGCTTTCGGTCTTGATTTTTAACATCAAATCCTAAGGTACTATCTACACCTTTATAGATTGTTTTTCGTGTGGTATTGAATGGCATGTTTTGTGTCCTGCTATGTCCTTCTGCATATATCAATATACTGCGTTGCGGATAGCTTAATAATGTGAATGTGTCGCTCATAGCTATATTTATTTAAATTTAATTGAAATGAATTCGGTGCTAAATATTACCGATGGCAGACCATAAAGAAATATTAGAAAAGTTCCCCTTCTTAAGTCTATGCATGGCTGGGGAAGAAGAAATTTTAGGAATTATACAAAACTATACCAGTACTCTGGCCAGCGTATATGTCTATAATGTGCTTACTTGCACCGAAGACAAACAGGAATTCTTAGAAATGGGCGAAGAATGGTGGTGGCAAAGTAATCGTAGCTTGCCCATAAATTTAGTCATAGGGCCAAAGTTTAAAAAGTTTAGTTATAGCTTACGAACGTACAATGTCAAAGATTTTGAAATACTGCATGGCGAAGCAGTTAGTTTACAAAATATTATAACAAAAAGAATTAAAAGGCGCCAAATTCAACTAGTTCAAAAGCTGTAACTTAGCTTGTTCATTTGCAATATAATTGCCATAGCGTACCCAATAGCGTGACTGTGCTTAAAGCTATAAGTATCATCAGTCTTAGTCCATACTTCTCGCTCAATCTCACTCCAACTTTGTCCTATTAAATGTTTCTTTCCAGGACGAATACAGGCCAAAACCATGGCTAGTTGTTCTACACTTCTGGGTTTCATTCGTATAACAGTGTCAGCATGATTGTGAATATGAAACAGTTGTTCTATAACTTCTTTATGTTCCAATAACTCCCACATTGGTTCTTTGGCCAATAAACTATCAATCTGCTCGTTGCTGTCAAAGTCATTATAGATACCAACATTAAGCAAGTCAATTTTAAACCAGCCCATTTCTTCGGCACTTTTATAATCTATAGTGGCCAAACCAGTAAACGGATTTACAGGTGCGTTATGAAAGTACACGCCTGTATTGTGTTTCTTTTCTTTTTGACCATCTTTAATCATTGCCGGAGTATAGTCAAGCAATTTTAATATCTGTTCCCTGTCAGCAAAGTCAATGTCAACGTCTGTGCTCAATGTAAATTCCTCGATGTAAATGTATAGACTTTGTCTTTCTTTTCTAGAATAGATTCAACTACACTAGTATAGTCTTCTTCACTTAACGTACTTCTATATAGACTCATTGACTGCGCCATCATGACTCCTGCTATTACCAAAGGATCGTGATCTGCAATTAACTTATCAATCATAATTAAAGTTTCTTTATAAACTTCGAGTACTTGCTCTTCTTTATCTTTCATTCTTGGACCTTGCTACTCTAGATGCAGTAGCAGCCTTATTATCAGTGACAGCTAATCGTTGTTCTAGAACAGCAACTTTTTTAAGTAAACGTTGAAATGCTTCTGCTGTGGGCATACTTACACGCTCGCCATCTATGGTAAACTCTGCCATGCCGTTGAGCATTTGAAAACTAGCCTTAGTAGATTGTTGGCTTTGTAAGAGTCTAGGAACTCTTCTCTTTTCACTGTACTGGTTCATTGTATCCTCGCTTCGTTAAAAACTTGTTGCACCCAATCAGCATCCTGCTGTTGTCTCTTAACTTTGACACGCCAACTCTGGGGTTCGATATATTCGATTAGTTGCTGTATCTGACCGGGTTCAAATCTATCAATAAGTCTACTGCCTTGATCTGTGGCAAATGTACACCAAGGACTAATACGTCCCATTCTAATGTCTTGTACTGCTTCTGGCGTGCTAACTCGTTGAAAATAATCTTCCCATTCAAAGCCTGTCTTTTCTGCCCATGCTTTCATATTTAACACACTTCGCTCAATTGCTCGTTCTACAGTTTCTTTTTTGGTTCTATCTTTAACATAAGTTTCATAGACAACTGCCTTACACCAGTCATCTATTTTAACGCTATTCTTTAATATAAACTTGACAAACTCTTCGGGTTTGTCCAAATTCAAATCAATGATATGCTTGGCTAACTTCATAAAAGACATGTAGTATCTGTCGTGGATGAAGTCATCGTAGGGCTTGTCATGCTTAACGTTGGCAATCATTGTCTTTCTATAGATTAACCAACTTTGATATGCAATGCGATTTTGCTTGTCATCTTTGGCATTCATCCTACGCTTTTTCTCGCACATATGCGATATCAGCGTACTTTCCCTAGCAAAATCTTTATTACAAAATTTACACTTATAAGTCATTTGCACCAGCGATAACATCTTTGTCTTTAACTTGATATTGTTCCAACATGTCTTTGGCTTGTTCTTTTGTAAACATGTTGAACCATACTTCTACTTCTTGCTCGTTAAGATGCGGATATTGTTCATGTAGCCACAATTTAAATGCATTACCTTTTTTCTTTTTACCTTTACCAGGAGCAACATATGGATGCTTCATTGATTTGCCAACACCAACCATGCTCATTAATTTCCACATTAGCTCTGGATGATCCTTAATGGTACTGTAATCTGTGTTAACTAACTCGTTGGTCATTATAAGATAATGCTCAATCATTTCAGGCGTGGCACTTTCTGCACTACTTAAATAGCGTTGGATAAGCCAAGGACTAAATCCTTTCTTTTCCTCATCGCTGAGTTGCTCGTAAAAATCTTTGTTCCTAGTATCTGCCGCGGGCAATACTCGCTTGAACATATCTAACATTGGTGCTTTAGTTGCCATACTATATTATACACTCTTTAATACATCTTTTCAATGGCTAAAACTTCCGGAAGTTTATTTGTTTCCTTGACAAAATAAGCACATTGAGGTTTATCGCTGTTGTCTAATGGCACTGCTAGAATGTGTCCATGTTTAAGTTTTGGGGTATACCACCGAATATCTTGAAACACATTGATAATTTCCAATGGCTGGAAGTCTAATCTAAAACTACTAATGGGATTAAAAGTAAATGCACTAAAGCCTCTGTCATTGATATTCATAATAGGAACAATCTCAGGGTCTCCGTGATCCTTTTCACCTATGACTACATACCAATCCAAAGGCACTTGAATAACATGCTCGCCAATCTTTAGTACTGCGGCAGGCGCATGGAATGTTTCCATAAAGATCAAAGGCACAAAATGATAATCTACGTTCTTAGGATCATTCCAATCAAGAACTGCATATCGTAAATCATCTACCTCTTCCGGCAAAGAATTCAATTCAAATGCTTTATTGTCTACTGTTAATATATTCATTAGTATTTTACCTTTTGTACTTGATACGGATAGCCTGCATCATCATAGTATTTCTTTCGTGTAGTAAGATGTCGTTTACTAAACTTTGCGCTACTTGTCACGTCCCAAATCTCCACGTGATCTTTGTCTTCTGCTTTTCTTATGCCACGTCCAATACTTTGAATAACGCGGACAAAGCTTTTCCCGGGTTCCAAAAGAACCAGATTAAAAATCCTAGGGATATTAATGCCCACAGCGGCAACACCATAGGTAGCCACAATGATCTTATTAGTAGCTGTTTTAACTTCGTCATACTGCTCTTTTCTATCTGTTGTTTTCATTGCACCACTGACAAAAATACTGTCAGGTAAACGCTCTACTAACATTTCGCCGCTTTTAACTCGATCAACTAAGACTAACGTATTTCCCGATTCTGAAAGTTTACTAACAAACTCAGCAATGAAGTCTACACGTTTAACGTTGGTAGTCAGGTATGTTAGTTCTTCTTGATATGTATTATATGATACTGTGTCCTGTAATTGCAGTACATTAACCAAGCAATTTGCCAACACTCCTTTGGCTTGTAAGTCTTTGGCAGCTATCTTATTTACCACTGGACCAATACATGCAACCAAGCCTAGTTGCTCAAAATCTTCTTTAGGAATAGTTCCAGTTAAACCCCAACGGATAGGAACATTGGAGAAAGGACCACTTAACAATGCTTTAAGTACGTCTGCTTTGGCTTGGTGAACTTCGTCAACAATGATTGCCACTAAGTCTTCGCTGAACTCTTCCAAGCTGATTGGGCTTTCGCCTTCTTTAAATCTCTTTTGTACACTGTTAAGACTTTGCCATGTACAAATAGTATGTGTCTTACCTAGTTCTTTTTTATCGCCAAAGTAAACACCAACGTCCAGGCCAAGTAATTCATAATCTTCTAATGTTTGCTTGACTAGGTCTTTGTTAGGAACAATGACCAATGTTCTACCATAACTTTCCACACTTTTACTCAATGTGGCAGTTGTAATTGTTTTACCGGCGCCTGTACTAATCTCTTGTACGCATTGTAGATTAGTTAAAAACTTGTTGATGGCATCAATCTGATAGTCACGTAGCAGTACTGGATTGCCTTCGTTAACGTGCCCTTTGGGCCAGATTGTTTGTTCATGTGTTGTTTCATTTACTTCAACAAACTTGAAGTCATGCTGTTGCCTTTGATCATCAATCTCAACTGAATAACCTTCATCAACAATTACTGGTAGAATCTTATCTAGTAAATTAAAAAAGCTGGCGCCGCCTAGTGTAAAGAAACCAACACAGCCATCCCAGCGTCCTAGTTTATAAGCTGGTGTATGCCTTGCATATGGCATGAAAAACTTCAATTCTTTTTCTAACCTGCGCCTAGTAGCTGTTTCTAATCCGCTAATTTTAATATTAACTTCATCTTTTATATGTATTGTACAAACTGTCATAGATGTAGTATAACATATTAGGCCACAAAAAAGCAACCTAATAGGTTGCCAATTTGTTCATTTCTTAAATTTACAATTATCATTATGCCATCGATTAATATTAGATAACACGGCTTCTTTTCCGCAATGAGCACACACAAAAGTTTGGCGTTTTATTCCTGTCATTCTTTCACTCATTTGTTTCTTCCAATCATCTGATTTTGGCATCTTACATCCTTTTAATGCACCTTGGCGAATTTTTTCTTTTGCTTCATCCGATACGACTCTGTTCTTCAGTGCTTCTTTTCTTTTTGCAATAGCTTCTGGTGAATATATCTCGTGTTCTTTTTTACCTCTTTTGGCAGAAGCACATTTTTCCATGATTGCAGGATCGCGTTTAACACCTTTTACTCGTCGACTAGTTGCTTGACGTTGGGCGATGCCGGCTGGGGTTTGAAGAAATTCTTTTTTCTTTTGAATCATTTTTTCTCTAAACTCTGGATCTGCCCATCTTTCTTTCGAGGCTGCTTTGCGTCTTTCTTTACCTTCTGGAGAGACGTTTTGTTTTTTCCCCCACTGCGGGTTTTCTGGTCCTCGTTTAAATTCTTTTAATTTACTTTTCTCTCCAATCTTACGTTTTGTTTCTTCTGAATGTTTTCTACCAAGAAATGTTCCACCTTCTCTTGCGTATTTTTCTTTGAGAAGTCTCGAATATTCTTTTCTGAAAATTTCGTACGTTCTACTGGAAATAGTATAGGTGTGGTGAACGCCTCTGACTTTAGTCGTCATTTTGTTGATGAACGTATTAAATGCAAATGCCATTTTACTATTATAAATGCCTGGAAATTTCATTTTCCATAATAATGCATGGGCAATATAATGTTCTCTGGCGGTGAGCTTTACTAAGTTACTCTTACTATCGTTACCCCCAAAACTTCTCGGAATTATATGATGCGTTTCTACATAACCTTCGATGGTACGATTTTTCGCTTTATATATTAATGCTTCGTACCATTTACTATATTTAGATTCTTTAAGTTCAACAGGCCATATAATTTTCATAAAGGTAATTATACACACTCGTCAATAAAAAAGCAACCTTTCGGTTGCTTAATTTAAAGTGATCGTATCAAACCATTCAGTAAAGTCTTGGCAGTTATTCATTGATAACGGAGTAAACTCTTTTGGACTATCTTCTAGTTTGATGAAATGCTCTGTTTTCAGTTCTTCGATATAGTTAAGAATTTCTTGCTTGTCAATTTCACAGATCCATTCGCTGAGTCCTGCTTCTGCACTTGAAATCTTAGACTTAAAATTTATCTTAACTTTCTTTTCTGCTTCCTTTACATCTACATCTTCGCCGATCCAGAAATACATAAACTCTTCTAGATATACCGGGCCTACTGCGTTTTGATAACTAGCAAGACGAGTGCGAACTTTGTCCAATGCCGCAATTCCAATCTTAAAGTGTCGAGGATCAGCGACCCCCGGACACTTTCGCAGATATAAAATATAATAGCGCATTACTTAACAGGATAAGTAGCTTCTGGTTGTGCCAACTTGAAGCCCTTAGTTTGATGCTTATTGTAAGTAAGCGCAAGGCCGCTGGTAACCACAACTGGGTGAGCACCCAAACTACCAAAGTGATTTTCAAACTGTTCCTTCAAACGAGTATGAACTTTTTCACTTTGTCCGTATACTTTCTTAAGAATGTTACCGAACTCTACGTCAAATGTAGAAGGAAGCATCTTACCAGTTTGCAATTCAGTTTGTTGGTACAAGCGAGCCATAGCTAGCATCATAATACCACGCACTTCTTCCTTAGGCCATGTATCACGATGAAACTTCAAACTGCGAGCCAAGTAAATACCTTTAATACCCGAGCTTGCTTGCACAAGGTCATAGGCACCATACAAATGTTCAATGTGACTAATATCGCCAGCTTTAGTGCTGGCACGTTTCACTTGGCAGTTGTTTGCATCAACAATGTTTTGAACCATAACAGGTTCTGCATGGCCGCACTCTACAGCAATCATGTGCTCATTGTAGCGATCCAGTTGACGCTTACCAGACTTGTTAATAGTAATCATACTGTTACCAGCATGGCTGATTAGAATCTTAGTGGCTTCGTCTAGACTATGTTCGTCATTGATGTTAGCTTCGGTATACCAAACAGGCATATGAGTCCATCCTTGGCGTTCGCAAACACGAGTAGTATGGTGGCCGTCCCACAGCAGATATTTTCCACTAACAGGATCTTTGACTGCACAAGGAACAATGATAGTATCTGCTTTAAACAGTGGTTCAATCTTTATAACGTGGTTAGGAATCACGTCACGCTGAAAGCGAGGATCAACAGCAATGTCATCCATATGTACCCATGTAAATTTAGGAACATTAAGTAGCTTGGGGTCAACAGAAAGTCGAGGCATAGGTGCTGGGCCCAAAACTGCGGCTACTGCTTCGCCGATATCTTTGTTTGGGATAATGCCGTTAGGATAATTATTAGCCATGGTCCGCAGGTCAATTGCGGAATCTTCCATGTCAAAAGGAACTGCATAGTTGCTAAGAAAATTCTTAATACGCTGTTCTTTTTGTTTAGTCTTGCTCATTTTGGTTTTTATTGTTCCCACTGTAAGACTCATTGCATTTACTTTTGCCATTTAAAAACTCCTGTTTTGTTTACTAAAAATATATTATAACACCAAAACCAATTTGTGTCAATTAGAAAGACTTAACTGCCATAACACCAATTGAATTCATATTGTTACCTGGAACTCCGCCGACATTAAACTGGCGTGCTACATTTACGTTTACACGGTCATAGCCCTTACCAATTACAGTATAACCTAGGACCAAGTCCATAGGTTTAACTTGTTGGCGAAGACTAATTGATTCTGTACCAACAATCGCCTTTGCATCTGCTCCATCACCATTGTCGGTAAACTCATAGCCAGTTACACCTGTGATAGTTGCCGAACCTTTTCGCACACTTACGGGACTAACCAATGTCAAACTCACAGCGTCTTTGTTTTGGAACACATTGTTCTTGGCCACAGCCAGTCTCCAGGTATCACTGCTAATACGATTACCGAGTTGAATCATCGAATCTGCCACACTTCCTGCACGAGTAACACCAAAGCCATATGCACCAGATACTGCAACGTCACCAAACTTACGTTCAGTTCCAAGCTGGAAATAGTTAGTAGAGCTGTTACCAAATGCCATTGCGCCCGAGCCAATGTTACCAAGGAAGCCTGACTTTTCTGTCATCGAACCAATCTGCACACTATAGCTGACGCCTTGTTCAGTATAGGAAACTTCAGTAGCCGTACCTGCTTGGCTCTGCATCATTTTAATGCTGTAATTTTCATTAACAGGAGTAGCAATTTCATTATAGCCTACTGGGCTCATTGCCAAGTAAGAACTAGACGCACGATAAGTCATTACAGGATTAACTGCTACTGCTCGAGTCATGTCCAATGTATAGTTACGATTGTAGCTGTCCAAGCCTTGAACGTTTTGAAGCACACTACTAGTCTTAAGGCTAATACTACCGCTAGACGCAACACCCGAAGCTGTCAAAGGAATAGCCGTAGCGTAACCTTTAAAATTAGCAATAGTCATCGTGCCTTGTGGCTGTGTAGCTTTGTCGAAGTTTACCATACCCCAACCATAAACTTCGTCAACACCTTTTGCACCCATGTCAGTTGCAGTGGTCTTGACCAAATGAACCAACTGTGCAGAACTAAGTTGTGGCCATGCTTGTTTGAGCAATGCAACACCGCCACTGACCACTGCGGCTGCTGGGCTAGTACCTGTTACTGCACCAATGCCGTCAGTGCCGCCTGACTTAATACCTGCGGCAGTTCTAGCCGCGTCTGGAACTGCGCCCCACATGCCAGTACCCGGTGCCACAACATAAAAGTCTTTAACATAGTATTTGTCATTGCAGATGTTGCCAGTAAAACTATTGCACAAGGTACCTGCTTGGTTGCTGGTTTTATTCATAGTCCAGCCACCTTTGCCATCACCAACCACGTTGCCTACAATCAGCACACGACCACCCATGAGCAAATTACCGTTGGCATCTGTTTGAGTTGCAAATGCCGCTGGCATCTGTGCATACTTTGTACCTGCATTACCTGATGATATGACAATCACTGACCTGGATGTTGCATTGGCAAATGCCGCTACATCTCTCATCGAGTTACCATACAGAAAACTTTTGCCGCCCGTCACTGCACTGTTATAATTGCTAGGAGCACGGAAAATACCAGGACTAACTTCTACCGTGGTTCTTTGAAAATTAGCGTCAAAGTTTGAACCTAAACTAAGATTGATAACGCTGGCACCTGCTCGCTCTGCCAGTGTCATACCCCTGTGAACTGCACTCATATTAATACCAGTACCAGCCAAGCCATTGGCCGAACTAATAGAACTATTTGCTTGGAACAACACTAGTTGAGCATCAGGAGCCACACCAACTGTGCCCCATCCATCTAGCTTGCCGGCGGCAATACTGGCCATTTGTGTACCATGCACACCCACTGCCTGCGCTGTCGAACCTGTATTAGTCAGGCTAATTACTTTGCCTTTGAGATCACTGTGATTAACATCAAACCCGTTATCAACAATACCAATGATAACACCTTTACCAGTGATACCACGTGCCCATGCCTGTGGAGCACCAACGGCGTTTAGAAATTTGATTTGAGTATCTGCTTCGCGATTAGCAAAAACTTGAGCTTGCACACTTACTGCCAAAGTGGAAACTGCCAGTGCTACAAGGGTGGGTTTGAATTTCATTTAAAGTCCTTATTGCTTAATATGTATGTATTATAGCACAATGCCCAATTAGTGTCAATTAATTGGGCATTGTTAGTTAATTATGCTTCTGCACGTTTCAAAATTGTTGTCTCTGCCAGCTTCTTCCAGTTAGTAGCACTCATCTTACGCAGGTCTGCAATCTTCAAAACTGTACGCAGGCTCAACTCACGCAAACGATTCTTCTGTTCCCATACATACTCTACGATTTCGTTTTCTGCACCATCTTCAAAATCATAACTGTTCAACATGCCGTCTTGTACGATTTGCTTAATACGCAGATACTTATCACGCTGGGTATCCATAGTCAGATCCAAATAGTGGCAACGTGACTCAAGTGCATCCAAGTGGTCGCGCAACTTCTTACTGCGAACATGCTCAAACTTAATGTTAGTGATGAAAATCACACTGCCTTTAAAATCGAAACGATCTGGCACACCTTCACGGCGCAACATATTGCTGTCAATGTTCCAAGAGATTGTACGCTTCTTAGAACTGTCCAAAGCAGCCTTAAGGATGTTCAGCGACAAGTCGTCCAGCAAAATGCTGTCACAGTCGTCAAACACCAGCACATTGCCTTCGTCTGCATACTGGAACAGTTTGCAATACAAGCCAATGGCACTCATTGCACCTTTAACAACTTCAAAACGATTCTTGCGTTGAGCCATTTTGTCAAACAAACTAGCCTGCTCAAGTACCTTCTCAACGCCAAAGGATTTACCTACGCCCGGAGGGCCACTAACAATCATAGCGCGAACTGCACCTGAAGTAGTACCTTCTGCCATTTGGTCCAAGATGTCAAAACGTTCACGAATGCGCTCAATGGCAGCTTCTTCTGTTTCTGTGTACACTTCTGGCTCTTTGGGTTTAACAATGCTGAGAACATTGTCATCGTTATTTGCACGAGTGCGCTCTGCATCTGTCATGTCTGCCATTGTTTGACCGCTCACAGTGATATCTTCCATGCTTTTAATTTTAACGCGAACACTCTTGCCTTTGTAGCCAAGAGTACCATTATCCTGAACTGTTACATACATACCTTTGGCGCCTGTTTTAATGTCAGATACCAAACGGAATGTTTCGTTTTTAACTTTAGTGCCACGGTACTCGCCAGCAAAAATTGTTACATTAGCCATCTAAAACTCCTGTTTTGTTAACTTAAAATGTATTATAACACTTATGCCAATTTGTGTCAATTAAGCGGTTTCAGTTTGTAATACCGAAGTATTAACTAATGTACCACCATATGCTTGTTGGAAGCAGAGTGCAACTGCTTCTAAGTAAAAGGTATAGATTTTGCCTTTAGGGGTAATCAACGTGAACTGCATTTGAACTCCTTTTACTACAATACAAGTATTATAGCAAAGGATCCAATTTGTGTCAATTAACCTAGGGTAGTGTCTTCCATGCCAGCGACTCTGAGTTTTGTAATGTTATTAATTTGAAATTGCTTTGCATCGATTGCTTTGAGCAGTCCCAAAAATTTGTTACGCACCATAGAAAATTCATTTATAAGTAACTGCCAATTGTATACTTCTGCATCACCATCAACATATCGTTCTGCGTCACGACTAGTCAATGCTCTGTTATAATTTTCTGTAAACTTACGAAAGCTTTCGCTTCGTTTTTTTCTTAACTGTATATTAAGATATTCTAGAATTGCTTCGATCTCTTGTAATTGGTTGAACCTATGCTCGACAATGCCGGGCATAAGTCTGCTATTCATCTCCAAGTTACCTTTGAGGCTAGTTTCTATCCTAGCACTCTGTAACTCGGATTCGAAATATGAAATAGCATCAGGCAACGTTGTGATGTCGCCCGATACTTGTCTATACCAATTACTCATTCGTCGTCGTAGTCTGAGTCGTAATTATCTTCTTCGTAGTCGTCGTCTTCGTCAATGATGTCATCGGCGGTATACAAATCTTTAATTACTGTGTCCAATGTGCTGTCGTTTCCAAGAAGTTCTTCGGCCACACTATCCATGTCGTAGTGATTTTCTAAACTACGCAGGAATGCACTAGCGGCATCATATCTTTCTTTTTTGTCAATATAAGTCTTAACACTTGTCCATGTATCAACAATCAAATTAACTTCTTCATCATGCAACATCTTCTTCCTCCTTAGATGATTCTCCTGTATTTACTCCGGCAGTCAAATCTCTAAGCATTATGTCTGCCATAACCTTGTCAAGCAATTCGTTGGTCCAACCCTTACGCATAGCCTTAAGAATTTCTCCATCTTTAGTTGTATAAAGATAACTATTGCCTTCACGCTTCAGGCTACCTTTTTCTTCCAACATATCAAACAAACCACTGTAAGGGCTCATACCTGTTGCATATGGAATTTGTACGTGAACTGTCTCAAAAGGTTTAGCATAACGAGTTTTCATAATCTTACAACTAGCACGGATACCGTTGACTGTTGTAGTCTTATTACCATCTTCGTCTAGTTTAAGTTTTAGCTTACGCATAGCAACTACAATAGAACTCGCATAGATAAAGCCCTGTCCACCTGAAATTTTGTCATCTGGGTCAAACATGTCCTGGCTAGCGTATGTGTGGTTAGTAGCCACTAAACCAATGTTTAAATTACCAAACATGTTTACACAGTTACGAACCAACGCTGTTAGTGCCTTAGGCTTACGGCCCATGTCACCTTTTAAGTCGCCTGCTTCAAACTGATTAACGTCTGTGGGAGTCAACAACATACCCAGACTGTCAACAACAAACAAGACTTTGGGACGATTATCCTCTGGCAATGCTTTGTAATCTGCTACGAACTTTGTAACTGTTTTAGCTACGTCATCAATCATAGCCATGTTAAGTTTCAACAATTTGCTTTCATCAGTGTCGACTCCAAGTGCGTGAAGCCATGCTTCGTCTAGAGCGTTTTCACTGTCAATAAGCACAACATAAATGCCCTGCTCTTGTGCGTGACGAATTAAGTTACCTGAACAGATATAACTTTTACCTGCGCCAGATTCGCCAGCGAACACAGTGACCTTACCCATTGGCACGCCTTTGAAAAAGTCGCCACTGATCAAATAGTTCAGTGTATAGTTACCTGTGCTGATCCAATCTGTGGGATCATTGAAACCGATACTAAGACCTTCAATGCTCTTAGTGATTTCTTTTCTAAATTTGCTTACGTCAAATGGTTTTGTCATTTTGATCTTCCTTTTGTTCTATTTTATATACTTCCAGCATCCTTGTCAATGGTTCCATTTGTTCTTGAAAGACTTCTGGTGATGCATCTGCTACACGTTTCATATCCCAACTGTTAGGGAAATGTCTAGCGATAGAATAAGCTTCACGTCTGACTTGTTTGGAAATCCTAGGATACTTTTTAGTATCGTGGGCAAGTTCTCGAAGGAACCTTTCTGCCCACATCACAGCACGATATCTTTCGTCTGGTAGTGTCATTTTATCTTCTCTACTGCATAGAAGAACCTGGGCGTACAATAACCATTTACCGGTTAGTTATCGCAGAGGCCCAAGCCGTATTACTTTTGTTGACGATTACGGATCATCGCAAGAATGTCGTTGACATTCTTTTTACCTTCTGGTGCAGGAGCGTTGTCTGTTTCAAAAGGTGCGTCATCTTCATCATCTGCTACCACAGTAGGCTTAGCCACTGGTACCGGACGAGCTGCCTGTGCAGGTGCTTTAAAGCTTGCTTCTGCCGCATCTACGTCATCTGCTACACCAGACGGAACCAAGTTACCAAGGTTTACACCTGCTGGCTTGAAGTATTGTCCCCAACGCTTAGGATCATACAACTCACCATCTACGCTGGCTTTGAACATGTCATAAATGACTTCAACTTCTTCTTTAGTCGGCTTCTTAGGCATAAAGTCATTTAGATTGTAAAGACCATACTTGGCAATTGCTTCAAGTTCTGTCTCATTAAGGCCACGCTCTTTGCGAGCAAAACTACTTGTGCTGTAGTCTGCATATTGACCCTTAGTTGTTTTTGTCAAACGGAAGTCTGTGCCGTTTTCGTAGTCTGTGAACAGACTTTCCATATCCGGATCCATCAACGCACCTTTAACAATGTTAAAGATACTTGGGTTGATAATCAATCTACGGATTGGATTCTCTGGCAATGTTTCTTCTGCCAAACTGCTTTGTACAACAAAGCCTTGGAAGACATAAGATTTTTTCTTCCAGTATTTACGACCTAGGTCTTCCAAAGACTTATCTTTGAACCAAGGACGAATCTCTGCGTGGATAGGGCAAGTTTCTTTCCACATTTCCATACATGGAACAGTAACTGTTACACGCTTGCTTTCATCGCCGCCTTTAACGCCACCGAACTCTAGTCGGATCATTTGGCGCTCACGCCATGGGAATGTGTTAGTGTCGTCACCATCTGGTAGGAAACGAAGAACTGCTGTGCTGTTTTCTGGGATGTTCCAAAACGGGAAAATTGCGTTGTCGCCTCCGCCGCCTTGTTTGTTACCGCTTGTACGGTTTTCTTGCTCTAGTAGTCGAGCGCGAATTTCTGCTAATGTTGCCATGATTTTTTCCTTATAAAATGCCAGGGTTTAAAAAGTTTGTTGCCTGGAACACAAGATACTCTCATCCTGTGAACGTATTGTAACACTCTATTGTGTGTTACGTCAACAGCAATTCTACCGTTTGGATGAATTGCTGTTGAATTTATTTAGTCTTTATTTCAATATTTCTTCTAGGGAGTATTTCTTCAAAGCACTTTCGAACATAGCGCCAATTTCAAAACGGCTATCTTCAAATGTTGCTGTTTGCTTACTACTCTTACCAATAATACTGCGAGTTAGATTTTCTACTGCCATTGGATCTAAATGACCTTTTGCCACGCCTTCTGCTACACGAGTTAATTGGTTTTTAATTGTGTCGTCTTCCAAAACAGGAAGTACCAAATTAATTAACTGTGACGTATTAACTGTTGGGCTTTCGTAAACAATCATACTTGTAAAATCTAAGTCTGGAATCGCACTTACAGCAATAGTAGAACTTTCTTCTACTTGCTGTTTTAATGAATCAAATGCCTGAGTTGCTTCCATTTTTGCTTGGTATTCTTTTAAGTAGCCATTTAGTTTTGGTAACATTGAGCCAATAGTTTCGTCAAATACGTTTTTAGTTAGTTTTTCTTTTAGTGCGTCCAGATCATTTTCATCTTGTTCGTGTACATCACTCATCAAGCGATCAGTGTTATAACGACCCAATAAATCTTTAATTTCATTTAAACGGCCAGTAACTGCAAACTGTACATCGTTGGCCTGTTCTTGTAAACCTTGACTTCTAATATAACGAGCAACTTGCATTAGTTGACTACGCTCTTCGCTTAGGCCGATAATCTTTTGTCCGACTTCATCATAAGGTGTACCACCTTCAGCAACGTGACGAGTCATTGTGCGAGCACCTGCCAAATGGATTTGTGGATAACGGAAGCGTTCACCTTGAGCGTTTTCAATAAACAATGCTCTGATGTTACGGCTTCTACTGCCCATTACTTCTTCGTTAACAGGCTTGCTGTGACGAATGATTAGTTTAGCGCCATCAGTTTGTTGATAGCTAGTTTTCATTGACCCTTGTACTGGGCTTAAACTTTCTTGTACTCTTGCCATGTTCTCTACATCCTTTGGTTCAATATTTTTACCTGTATAGGGCATTAAATCTACGCCCATAACGAATTTCTTTGCAATACCATTGCGTATGGTATTTTCTAATTTGTTTAATCTTTCGCGATCCGTATTATCACCATATTTGATTTTTATTACTCGTTCTTTTTCGTCGATGATAATTGTAAACTTTTCATCTGTACTATAAAAGTATCTTGCTTTTGTAGCAGTGGCAGTTTGTTTGCCACTTTTATCATTCATAGTAATGCTATAACCAAATCCTTTGAGTTGGTCAAACACTCTATCAGCTATAGTATTATAATCAATCGCCATGTATATATTTACCTATTTTAATTAAATTATTCCAATTGGCATAGGAGCAATAAAATCGCCACTGCCGCGCTCTACTAGCTTGTTATACGTTTGCTCATCGTATTTCATTAAATGCTCAATGAGTCTAACTGCTAGAATTGTACCCATAACCAAGTCATCTGTTTCGCCTTCTTTGGCAGCAAAGCTAGCACCATGAGCAACAAAGGTTTTTAGTTCTTGTATTAAATTCTTGCTCTTTGGAGTCATTTTACCGCTTTCGATATAATACTTTAACTTAGTACATGCGGCAAGTTTACTTTTATTTGTCGTATTAAAGCCACGACGTTTGCCTCCTGGTTCGCTGATAAAGTATCCAGGAATACGTTCTTCTCCATACTCTGTAATAGCAACCAATGCAGCTTCCCCCAGTGTATTGTTTTCCACGCTCCAATAAATTTGGTCATTGGCGACGCCATTTTCACGCAGATATTCTAGTATAGTTATAAGCATACGCAACTGGCCGCGCACATCTGTTTTATTGTGCTGCCATTCTGCTACTTGCACAAGATCTGGTAATCTAAAAATTTCAATGGCTGCTGGATCGCTGCCTGTACCTAAACTAGGATCCCATGCAACAACATACATATTATCTGTCATAATACGGTCATAGATTCGTATTTGTCCGATTTTATTAATAGGATCTATGCCAGTCATGCCAGTTAACATCATACTGCTAACCAATGTCTCATCTGCGGTAATGAATATACATTCATGCTCTCGGAGGAAACGTTCTTCGCCGATTTTACTACGCTCAGTGTCGCCCCATTTTTCATCTCTATCTGGATGGTCACTCCATATATAGGATATACTGGCAAAGCCATTCTTACCTACATTACTTGGGTTGCCAAAAGCATCTGTCTTTTTATTGGCTTCATTCCAAATTTGTGCGAATTGGTCATTGTCTTGGTTAGGTGTGCTTGTGATAATACACTTACCACCTGTTGCTAGCGTCGGACTCAATGCTGTCCAAAACTCTTTGGCAATGCGAGGTGGAACGAAGGCAAACTCGTCTAAGTATACCAGCGTGATAGACATACCACGACCAGTATTTTCTGTTGTTGTGGCACTGACAATACGTGACCCGTTATCAAAGTCTATGCTACCTTTGTTATAGCTAGTAGCACCTGCTTTGATCCATTCAGGCAAGTTCTCATACATGAAACGAACACGTTGCATAATTTCTTGAGAACCAGTATATTTGTGTGCGGCAATTAGAATTGTACTGTCTGGCACGAACATAGCGTACCATAGCAAGTAACCTGCGGCACAAGTTGATTTACCCATCTGTCTACCAAGCATGTTAATGCTATAACGATTTTCATGATAGCATTTAATTAAGTCTACTTGATAATCGTACAAATGAAACCTGACACGGCCTTTTGTTGGGTGTTGCACCCACATGTACTCTTGAATAAAATACACAGGATCAGTAGCAGATTTTACAATCTCTGTTATCTGATGCTCTGTGTAATTTTCTTTTTTATAGGCTTGTTTAACTAAAACCGGGGTGCCGCTCATTTGCCTGCTTTAAATTTTTTGTAAGCTTCCATCATTGCCTGTTCGCCTAATGGATTATCACCTTGTCCAGATGGCTTGTTCATTGCACTGCCTGGCTTACCAGCTCCTGTGCCTTTCATACCCCAGTCACGGATATCGCCATAGGCTTTTGGATCACGCTCTTTAGTTTGAGCAGGAGTATTGCCCCATTCTTCTTCTACTTCTTGCTTAGGAGCTTTAGCTTGTTCTTCTTGTGGTGCAGCCGTTTTAGTTACTTCGGCATCTTTGTTAACACCAGCTAGCTTCATGATGTGAATAATCTCATCAGGCATGTCTGTTGTCATTTGTAAATTGTTTTCACCATTTTGAATACTTAATGTATACTTTGCTTTTAAACCAGCATCACTAGTTGATGTATCCATGCCCATTACTTGAGCAGGTACACCCATGCCAGGTGCTTCCGTACCAGTTACTGACATCGGACTCATGTCGGCATATTCTTCGCCACACTCTGTGATGCCTGCAAGTTTACGCATTGCTGATAATGAATCAGTTTCTTTAACTTCTTCTTTGTCTTTAAGAGCATCTGACATAGGCTCTGTTTTATTACCATCGTCATCTGCATCGATGAAATCTGGCTTTTTAGCTTCTTCGACTGCACAGTCACCTTCGTGAGCTTTGCCACAGTCTGTGCATTTTTCTTCTTCAGCTTCAGTGACTGCGCCTTGCATGCCACCGATTGCGTTTAATTTGCTCATTAGTCTTGCTAAATCCATGATTAGTTTCCTTTACCCGCTGGGGCTGTAAATGTTCGCACCGGACTCTTTTTATTAGTCGCTTTGCTGTCACCTATTTCAGGCTCAGTTGCAGGAACATCTGGATCCTTGATAACCTTAGGTGCTTTAGTTTCTTTTTTGCGTTCGTCGCTTAATTTTTTCAATTCTTTTAAGAACTTAGTATTGTACTTGTCGCCATAAAGATCTTCTGCTTTAACGTCAGACTTTTCGCTCTTGTCATAGTCAGTGCCAATCTTAGCTTTATATTCTTCGTCTTTAACTTTAAACTTTTCTGCTTCTTCGTCGTTCTGTGCTTCAATCTCACGTGGCTCATTGGCCATACGAACAACAACAAGTCCTTCATTGATGTTTAACAGTTTTGCTAGTTCTTGCTTTAGCATTTCTGGACTAACTGGCAAATTGGATGTGAAGTCAATGATATAAACTTCCGCCATATCCAAGTTAGGAAAGTCTAAAGGACGTCTCATTAGTATTGTTTTACTAGGACGAGTAATTTTTTCTGCATCATATTTTTCTAGATGCTTTTCAATTTTGTCGCAAAGTTCATCAGTACATTCGCAGGCTAATTTAATGCGAACATCGTGTTTTTGCTGTAATGTTTCTATGTATTCTAATAGAGTCTTCATTGTAATCTCCGATACATTATTTATCAATTCATTTGTTCTTTAAGTTCTGATTGATTAAGTTAAGGATAGCATTACGGTCTGTGGTAAGTTCTGTGGGCTTATCTCCGTCTCCGGTGTCATCTTTGCCCAAGTCCTTTTGCAATTTTGCTAGTTTTAACTGTAGTTCAATCATCTTAAGCTTCTTGTCTAGCTTAGTTGTTTTTGCTGTAATAGCATTGCCCATCATAGTACTAGCAACTTCGAATATTTTGCCGGCATTTCTGTCATCAACATTGAATCCCAAATCCATTAATCTAGCAAATTGTTCCATGGCTTGATTGGCGTAATCATCTAATGCATGATCTTCTGTTTCCAATCCTTTGACTTGCGGCAATGCTTCATCTATTTTAGCAGCAACACTGAGTTGGTCTTTGATTTTAGTTAATGCATCTGACATTGGCACTATTTCAGCAACGGGTAATAACTGCTGATCTTCAGCTACGCTGTCATTACGATCCGGTTCTATAGAATCTACATTAAAAAAATCTTCTAACTTTTTAGTCATCTTCTTTTTGCTCTTGTTGTTTTGGGTTTGCTTTTTGCTCCCCAGTTATTGTATATATCTTCTTCAGTGAGTATTCTAAACTTCATTCCATGTCGTTGGCACCATGCTCTAGCGGCTTCCCATTTTGCCATGTTTAATACTACTGCGGCTTTTTCTTGCTGTGTTTTAGCCATTTCAAGCACTGCTTGATTGCGTGGTTTGACTTCAATCACTTCACTGATTTTATTACCGTTTTTGTCTTGGTAAGTTATAAGAAAGTCGGGCACATAAAACGTTTCCTTGCCTGTAAAAGGATTACGATATGGCACTCGCAGGCTTTCGCTGGCCCATGCTATAACCGCAGGATGGTTGTCGCAGAAACGCATTACTGTTAATTCCCAGCCGCTTCTATATTTGGGACGATTGCTGCCTATATACTTGCTTGGGTTTTCTGGTGCAAAATACCCTTGACTATAATTATTAGCCATTAAGCCACCTGCTGTAATATTGCAGGCGGTATGTATTCTCTGTCCATGTAACCAATTTGACTGCTATTTGTTCTTGCTTTATTCAGTGCATCATAAATTTCATTATCAAATCTAATACCATTGCTGTCCACATGTTGTAGCACATGATTTACACTGAAGCCATATTGTTCAGTAACATCATACAACACTTTTGCCAAACCTTTGGCGTGTGTTGGTGTAAAATTTAAATGTAGCAATCTACCGTATATTATATCGTATTTGTTTGTTTCTAATGACATTATACGCCACCTCTAGTTCCGCGATCTCTGCCACCAATAGCATTATTAGCTCTAGCATTGGCGATAGCACTTGCTTCTTTAAATGACAATCCATTTAAAGAAGCAGCTGGAAGATTAACTGCTGTCTCAGATGCTTTGATTTGATCTTGTGCCATTTTTTGATTTAAGGCTACTTGATCTTGTGCTTGTTTTATAAATGCCTGGGCATTTGGATTACTTGCTGTTTGCTGTTGTGTTTTTTCTGACTTTTGAGCTCCAGCTGTTTTGCCATCGTCGTAGGTCACGCTTTCGTATCTAAAACCAATTTGCCAAGTTACTGCTTCGCTGGCGCTGTAATCTATAGTATCATGCTGTACGTCAACTATTTTTGGACGCCACAATGTTATTGTTCTTGTATTATCAGAACCATAGAATTGTGTTATCTCAATCTTATCTATTGGAGCATCTTTTCCGGTGTCTAATAATTTAACACCAAAAGGAGTATCACCAAAACCAGTACGAAAACTTTCTTTGGCAGGTTGAAAACTGTTACTGATAATGCCCATGTATGCTTTGATGAAATTCATAAACCTATTATCTAATGTATCTGTAAATGAAATACTAACAGGTTCAAAATTTATTCTTGTAGGTACGTGATGTCTTATATTCCACGAATTTGCAACTTCTGTTTCAACACTATATTTCGGTAGCTCAACCGATCTTATGCAATCAAATATTAATCGTGCCGGACCCTGCAACGCTGGGGCCTTGGCCGTAGGAGCTTGATATTGACTACTAAAGAATTCTACTTTAAAATGATACTTTAGGCGAGCAGCTTTTTGCTCGCCTAATAAACCGTACCATTTCTGTGCGTCAGTTAATGCCGCCATTTACTACCTTTAAATTGCGCTGTTGCCTGCGCCAATTGCCATAACGCCAGTAGTTAAGCCGCCTGTTGTAGTAGCGGACTCAACTTGAGTGTCATGGATATCAGCAGCATCAAAGCGGATTTGCAATGTGATAGTCATTACGTCACTTGTAGAATAGTTGTTCTCACCATAGTTAGCATTTTGAATAAAGCATCCGTTCATGCTCCATGTCTCAATTACTACGCCTGGCTGACTTCCGTCTAATTGTTCAATTACAAGACCAAACTTATAATCACGGCCGGCTACTGGAGCACTTTGTTGTCCTTGATTAAGTTGTTTTTGCAATTGGCTGGCTACGTGCTTGGTTACTGTACCATTGATATCATCACGTAATGTCAATGTAACTGGTTCCCATGTATGCTTGCCAGCAAGATAAGCCTTGCTGTTGTATGCATCTAATGTAATTTCGTCGTGCGTTATGCTTGGTCTAGTTACACTTACTACGTTTTGAGTAAGTGCAACTGTTGTGCCGCCTTCGCGACCAAAGTTATAAGCAATAACTCTGAATCGATATTGAAGTTTCGGCATAACCATAGCGTTATCACCGCCTAGGCCTGCTGTAGGAACTCCAAATTTTGTTAAATCTGCCATGTGTATTCTCCTTGGGCTATGTTATTTATCAGGCTGATAACTCGCCGGTGTTGACTACACGAATTGGAATGTAGATAAATTCAGCCGCTTTAACTGGCTCAATAGCTACATCAATGTATAATTCGTTTCTGTCAATCTTGGCAGGTGTGTTGTTTGTTTCGTCACAAACAACGATGTAATCATAAATTGCTCGTTTGCCAAGCAAGTCAGACAAGAAGCCATCGAATACTTGTTTAGCATTAGCACGAGTAATTCTATCATTAGGTTCAAAGATAAATGGTCTTGCTAAAGGATCAAAACGTTCACGCAAGTATGCAATTAAACGAGCAACGTTTACGCGATCTAGTGCGCTGGCAAAACTTTGTAGTGTACGCTGACCGAACACATATAAACCTTGTCCTGGGAAACGTGCGATTGGGTTAATACCAACTCTGCTACCATCACCATACAATGTGTCACGTTGGCCGTTTGTTAGTGCTACTGGAATAAATTCACCTTCGTTGTTAATGTAACCAACGTTACTTGCGTTTGTTACGACACCACGTGTTAAACCAGCCGGTGCAAACCAAGGATAAGCAACTTGGTCGTTGTACGCCATTGTGCGTAATACGATATGACTTGCAGGGACAACAACATCGTTGCCATTTAAATCGCTAGTAATACCGCTTGGATAGTAAGCTGCTGCTGTATTAGTTGCAGTAATAATACCAGCTTCGCCGTTAACTGTTGCATTGTTACCTGTCATCCAGTTAATTAGTTCTTGACCTTGTGGACGTAAACGGAATGGTGTATCAACGATAATGAAACCAGTTTCTTTACGATCTGTGTTCAATGAAACCATTTCGTCTAATAGTTCAGGATAACCAGGAGCAGCAATCAATGTAAAGAAAGTTGTTTCTTCACGAATCTGTGTGTTTGAATTCACAGCCGCTTGCATTGCTTTAACTACTGCTTGACGCTGTGCCTTACGTAACATGAATGGACGACCGTCTGTCATGTTGCCGCTGTATGTGTTCCATACATCATTTGTGGCATCATAACGCTTGACGTTACCTGTGCTTACCATGCTATTCCATAAGATAATGCCATCTGGATATAGTAACGGATCTGGAGCTTCATTATCTACTGGTGTTGCGCCGCCGTTGTTACTTGTATCAGATGCCACGTTAGTTAGGTCAGCAAACACAACACCGTTTGGTGTAGTTTGATCTGCTACGTCGCGCTCTACCCATGTTGAACCGTCGAATTGTTGGATACGAGGATAATTCTCTACATCGCTACTATCAATCCAAACGTCGCCTGCTGCTGGAGAGCTAGGTGAAGTAGAATCAATGGTAATATTAGCAGTAAGTGGTTCCCAGTTGCCATTTGATTTAATATACAAGTCTGCCATTAAATCAGTGTTATACCATAATGCACCGTCTGCTGTTTCGCCACGTGGTGCGTCTATACCGGCTTGTTCATCTAAAGATGTCCAATTAGAACCATCATATATTCTTAGTGCAATATTAGCAGAACCAGCACTAACTCTTGCGTAAATTTTTCCAGCTGATAGTGCAGCACCAAAGCCTGTAGTTGCAGCAGAATCTGATGCATAGCTAGAAACGCTTTGTGTTACCCATGGACTCTTAGCAGGTAAATTGCCAGCTACATACTTTTTAACAATAACTTTCAAACCATTATTTGGATTTGTTGTTTTGATCCATAAATCGCCAGCTGCTGTTGACGTAGGTATAGTGTAGTGTGGGCTAGCGAATACTGTTTTGCTTAATGCAACGTTGGTACAAATTACCCAGCTTCCGCTTACTTTTTTGTAAATTTGATAACTAGCAACTACACTAGTAGCTACTATTGCATAATCACCATTTGAACCTACTGAAGCATCAGGAAGCAGGCCTGCTCCATTAGCAGTGTCTGATGGATCAGTGATTATTGTTAAAGATTGTTCTTCCCAGTTTGAAGAACCAGAAGCAGTAGCTTCGAAAAGTCCCATAGAACTTGATGTTAAATCAAACCAAAATGTTCCATTAGCAGGAGCACCGGATGGCTCAACTATAGTTGGTTCTAATTGTGCTAGATCGATATCAGCACGAAGAACGTATGCTCTATTAGCAATGCCTAAATAACTGTAAGCGGCTAATAAACCATATTCGTTTGTTTCTGCTCCGTGTATAGGCGTACCATCGACAACGCTGAATTGTGGTTGACCAAAAAGTTCTACTAACTCTCTTTGACTAGTTAATAGATAAGGTTTAGCAGCATTCGCTGGTTTTGTGCCTTCTGCATAACCAGACGCACTGACATTTGATTTGTTTGTTTCTGTAGCTAGAATAATTAACGGTACAGTGCCTTGTCCGGCTGAGCCATATTGGCTTTCATCTGTAACGCTAACTGCTACACCTGGGGATACTAAAGTAGCCATGTTTTCTCCTTAAACGGTTATGTATATTTATACGTTCTCGGAGAAACCAGGCTATTTAGCGGAATTCATATTTTCACTGGTTCAGGTTGCACCACTGTTTCTACTTGACTAAACAGTGAATCCAATGTAGAATTGTTATCTAAGACATAGTCAAACTTAGTTCCAACCCATGCAGTTTCACTGGCATGAACGCCTAATGCCTTGAGCTTTTCGGCGGCGAATAAATCTCCGTCATTTGCTTTGGCGGCCATAATATGCCAGCTAGGCAATTCGCCTCTGTTAACACAGATAATACTGCCGCCTGCTTGTTTGATACTAGCAATTTCGTTAGGAAAACGACAATCACTGATAACAATATTATCTTTACTTCTGCGTAATTTGTTTTCTACACTAGCAATCCAGATATCGTCGTGAAAGCCTTTTCTGCATACCTCTGTGCCCCAATACTGTAATACCCATCTAGGAGTTAAAGTAGGTATGCCTAGCCTGTTTGCCCACCACGGATCAACTTGTTCCCGCCATTCACGTGCTTCTTTTGTACGACCTTCGAGCATAACTCTATCCCACCCGAATACTGCGGCTACTGCATCCTTTAATGTATTAGCAAAACTTTCACGGCGAAAGCCATGTACGTTTACTAGATAGTCTGCAATAGTATCTTTGCCGCTGCCAATAAAACCACATACACCAATAATCATTTTAATGTCTCCTCTAGCCACACTTTACAATCTTCCCAGTTTTTGTACATATGAGCTCTTCCGCCTGCGCGAATCCATTCTTCGCAGTTACTGGGTCTATCGTCAATCAAAATATCTCCTGGTTCGCATCTTACCCACTTGTCATGACTATATGGTCCAAGGAAAACAGGGATATGCGGAAAGTGGTCATGCGCCCACCATACTTTGTCTTGCACTGCCCATGGTACATCGTTCTTATGAGGCAATGCGCTTAAAAAGAATAAACCAGAGTCTGTTCGTCTACAGTATTGTGTGACCCAATCAACTAGTTCATTGGCTCCTGGTTTAAGTGGGAGATGGCGATACATTCTTTGATTGTCTTTAAGACGTCGCCATTCGGTGTCTGGGAGAATTTGTGACCAATCCCAACTTGGTCTTTTTAGATATTCGCGAGCTGCCTTCATCCAGTCAGCAACTACGTCATCCATGTCAAGGTAAATGTTCATACTACTAGTATATAGCAGTACTTTCTATTTGTCAATGGGTTTTTCGCCAGTCAATGAAGGTCTAGCAAACCATAATTTAAACCATTCATCTGTACCAGGTCGAATATTATGCTTACGCTGGTACTCTCCTTTTTCTGTGCCGATTTCTCCTGTGACTGGACTTTGTGCTTGCTTATCGACACCTGCAAGTACTCTGAGTTTTGCTAGATCATCCAATGATGAATCCTCCGTAGCCGCCGCCGTCTACATAATTCTTTAAATCTTCTTCGAGTTTTTCCAGGTCTGCTGCCGCTTCGCTTTTCAGTGCATCACCGTTTAAGCTTGTTCCGCCTTGCGGGCCAGCGATAGTAGCAAACTTGGCACGAGCTTCGCCTAACATAAATTTGGCTTTGGCAAAGGCATAGTCCTTTAACCATGGACCGGCATATGGATCTATTAGCAAATCTTCGTCATCGCGTTCAACCCAGCACCACGCAAATACTGTATCTTCGGCTCTAAACTTACGATGTAACAAAATCTTTTTATCGTTTTGGCTAAATGTAAATGTTACATAACCACCAAACATACGAGCCATTAATTCACGACGTCCTGAATATAACTCATAATTCATCAATCCAGCAAAGCTAGAAGATTGCTGTAATAACATATTGTTAAGGTACATAGCGTTGAACGGTTCAAAGTCAACGCCTGTCTGGCTAATACCCATTGTACCAGTTTGACGAAGCATTACTTCCCTAACCAATTGTACATTCAATGGCAATTGATATTCTTGCTGTTCTGCTTTAATATCTATAGGGATAAATTTTTCCGCTACTGCTCGACTACTACGCTGTCTATATTTGCGTAAGGACTGATTAATAGCCAAGTCATAATGTGCAGAATCTAATTCTACATCAACCATTCCTCCGCCAAGTCTAAGTTCTATGTCCTTGGTAATTTCGTCTTTAATACTCATAAAAAATCTCCCGCTATGTATATTTAGCGGGAGATTTTGGTTTTGTTATTTAAAAAAGCAAACAACCTAAAGGTATACCAAATTGCCTGTCCTGACTTGCTGATTTTGCAGAATTTAAAGGAACTTTTTGTGACAGCCTTGCTGTATTATTGTTAGAAGGATACCAATTTACATACAAATAAATCCACGATCCTGCATAGGGTTGGTTATACCAATCGGCAAAATTAAAGTTTTGTGCAGTGCCATCTCCGCCGTTGTTATGTCCTGTATTTGCCCATTTAACAATATGTGCAGGATTATCTAATGTATTGAGAAATAATTCAACTGCTTTATGCAGTCTATTTTCCAGCACAGGATCTATTGCAACACCAGCTAGTTTAGCCAAATACATAGATGTCATGATTTCGTTGAGCGAGGAATAATGATACCACATAGCTCTATTTCCACGGGTTGTTCTATCTCTAATGGAACCGTCTTCGTTGACTAGCAGTAAAATATCCTGCATTAATCTACGAACCAATGGAGTAGTTGCCGCAACGCCGGATTTATCAGTAATACGCCGTATTTCCCAATGGTATCTTCCCATTCCTAGTCCAAAAAATACATTGTCGGGATTTGGTGTATTTTCATCCCAAAAATCTAACCAACTCATAATTTTGGCATGTTTAGTTGGCTCATTTTCTTTGGCCCAGTCCGATATAAGACTGTAAGAAGGTCTAATAGATTCCACCATCTCCATGATAAAGTTATTGTCTTGAATGGCACTCAAATCATTGCCATTTGGATCAACCCATTGGGTACAAGTACTATCCCAGCCTGTTGTGGGATTCCAGCAAAGCCTGCTACCTTTAAATGCGTCTGCTACTGCCCAGCGATGAAGATTCGATACCAATGTAGATTTTAAAGCCGCATCATTTTTCTCTTTTGCAACTGCCGAAAAGTTAGAAAAAGCAATTACAAAATTTTGACTTGATTCTGCGCCCGGAACACTTTTAGAATTATACCAGTTACTATTCAGGCCCGAGAAATTATATACGGGTTCTGCATTTAATAGTGTTAAAGGATTTTGTACTTGACAACTAATTGTATCTGCATTTATAATAGGCGGAGGGTCATTAGGCGCTGTTGCCTTATTATTGCCGCTGCCTCCACAAGCAGTTAGCGAACATCCGGTTAATAATGAAATAAGAACTGTGGCAATTAATTGTGTTTTCATTTGTAAACCTTTAACAAGACGATATCAGTACTTATACGGCCATTAAGTTTGATTTCTGTAGCTTTAATACCTTTAAACCATTTCTTAGCGGCCGGCTTGCCGTTAGCACTAAACTCTTTAAGTTGATCTTTGGGCTTACGCAATGTCTTTTGTACACTTGCATTAGCATCAAAACCTACAATAGCACTATTCTTAACTGTCAATGCGCCTGCATATTGATCTGCAATGTAGATACCCAGCTTACGTGTCTTTGTGTTATACACCCAAAGTTCTTGCGCCGTGAGAATTGTAGTTGGGTCCGCACTTTTGAGACTAAGTTCTTTAAACTCTTTTGCGTACTTCAACTTGGCTACAACTTTTTCAGGTGTAACTGCTTTCTTTTTACGCGGAGCCTTGCTGGCTTTTTTAACTACGTTGTAGCTGTTAGCGTCTGCCAAAGCCTGTGTCCACCATTTGATAATGGTATTGACTTGGCGCTTGCCTAGATGCTTATATGCTTCCAATACCTGCGGATCTTTGCTAGAGTTAACTTCTTCAAACTCTGCAATCTTTTTGTTAATAAACTCTTGTACTGTTTTAACCTGTACGGCAGGAACGTTCATCGAAGTCATCAATTCGACTAGCTTGGGTTCGCCTTTGAACTCAGCCATAAAGTCATCAAAACGACCTTCGAGTTCTCCCAGGAATTCTGCTGTCTTTTCAGCCATACGTTCTTGGATATTGAACTTTGGCTTGTCATCTACAACGACTTCGGCGACTTGATTACTAGTGTCAATGCCAACGTCTGCTTGTTTAAGCTGTTTAACAAGAGTACGAAGTGTACCGAATCGCAATGCGAGTCCAACTCGGCCTGCTCTTAGCGCAAAACCAACTGTGGGGCCTGGCCAAATGTCTCCACGCTTGACTGCTTCTGCTAATTTTTGGCGGCGTGGATTACGTGCAAGGAATTGAACTAGCCATTCTGCACTTTTCTTTTTATCCTGTGTATGTGCATACCAATTCAGTGAACGCAGGATCTGTGTTTTATACTCGCTGGCAGTCCAAGCCTGTTGTTCTTCTACGCTGGGGTAAGTTGGTTCTTCGCCCACATACTTAGAATCAACTTCTCGATAGGCAACGGTTTTAGCAGGCGGTTCAAAACGCCAAGCCAATTTATCCGAGCTTGCTTGTTTAACGGGTCTTTTTGTAGCCATGTTTACTCCTAGGTAAAATGTAATTATATGCTAACTTCTATTTTGTGTCAATTTCAAATGCGCGGCGCACCAAAAGTTCTTGCTTTGAAAAGGCATCTATTTCCCATGGCATGTCCAAATACTTGGTTTTTTTGGTATACCTTTTGCCTTTCCAATATCTTACATCGCCGCGGTCGAAACGCATAATACCTTTGGCCAGCTGCCTTACGTGTACCATTTCGTGTGCTAAAGTAGTAGCCATTTCTATTAAAGCCATTGGGGTGATTCTTTTGGGCGCCCTGATCAACACTAGCATACAATCAGCGAACTCAATGTTCATAGTAGAGCCTTGGAACTCTTTTTCCAAATCTTTTGTGACTTTTACTAGAACTGCTCGTTTACTGTTAGTCAACCCAAGTTGTTCAATAAACGAAGGCATCAGTGATTCCAAAAACTTTTGTATTTTTTGGCTAGTTGCTTCGACTTTATATTCCATTCTGGACCTTTTTACTGTCTATAAGTGTATTATATTACCAAAACCAATTTGTGTCAATAAAAAACCCGCCGAAGCGGGTTTGTAATACTTTTGTTTTTATTAGTCGTTCCAGACTAGATTGCCGCCTACAATGCTGGCATTGTAAACTTGAACATCACTTAGTCCCCAGGAGTTAATGTTGACTTGTAAATTGTTGCCATTCCAATCCTGGCCTGCGGCAACTTGCACTCTGGTAAATCCACCTGCTGTAGTATTGTCAGGGTATGAATTATCATCGGTCCATACTCCGCCGTTTACAATCGATACTGCTGTGGCAACACCTGAGTTAGATGCTGTAACGCGAACTCTTAATGGTGTAGCAAAAGAAGCATGACGGAATTCAAATTCGTCACCCACGTCATTGGCAGTTCCTCCGGAACGTACAGAAATACTTGTCACTGTTTCGTCACTGATAAATTCAGCGATGTCATCGCCCAAACTAGGGATAGTGCCGGATATTGAGCCAGCAACTGCACCTGGGATAGATGATACTCTAGCGGCAAATGTAAAGATGTTACCGTCTGGTACGCCTACCATATATAAGTCTGTTTTTAACTGTAGTGCTCTAACTGCTTTAGAATACAAGCTATCACTTGCTGTGTAGTTTGTTTCAATATCTGTGCCTATATCAACTACGAAATATGCCAATTCTGGAGTTCCTAATGTGTTCGCAGGGAAAACTTTTACCCAGTTATCTGTAATAGTCATGATAAAATCCTTTAAAGTGTATTGTAACTATTTATACGAAACACAGTAATTTAAAAGATAGCCAAAGAAAAACTTTAGGTAAATAGTACATTATGCCAAGACTAAGCCTGTGGAAATCCGAAAAAACCAACGACTACCATTTCATGGATAGACTTATCCGCGAACAATTTATGGTAGGCGGGACTGGCGTGTTAGTACACAAATATTTACAACCAGCAGATCAGGGCGCCAGTACTGATCCAACCAAGCCTAACTACAAGGCCGACGACGTACTCAACGAAACTAAAATTCAAGACTTATTGTTCTTAGAGAATCGTGATAGGATTTATGATCCAGACGTCTATGAACTTCGAGGAGTTTATAACGTAGGAGATCAAGACTTTGACCTAACTCAGTTTGGATTGTTTCTAAGTGCTGACACTATTTTTATCAGTTTACATACCAATGACATGGTTGAACGCATGGGTAGAAAACTAATGGCAGGTGATGTCATTGAACTACCACATATTAGAGACGACCTATTGTTAGATCAAAGCAAACCAGCTGTAAATAAATTTTATGTTGTTCAAGATGCTAGTCGTGCCGCTGAAGGTTTTAGTCAAACTTGGTATCCACACATCTGGCGCATTAAAGCAAGTCCGATGACAGATGCTCAAGAGTACAGAGATATTTTACAAAACAAAGCCAATGACTATGGCAACGATACATTAAAAGATGCGTTAAGTACATATCAAAAAGAATTAGAAATATCTAATGCTATTGTTGCTCGAGGTGAACAGCTATCTCCCAACATATTAGATAATACAGCCAATACAGACGGATTACAAGATACTAGTAAGAATTATCAGCGCGATGCAAATCCAACATATGATCATGGTGAAGCATTAAATGAAGGATTGAGTTTCCCTCTAAATCCACATCAAGGAGATTTCTTCTTACGCACTGACTATCAACCGCCTGCAATGTTTGCTTATCGTGGCACTCGTTGGCAACGAATCAATACACCAAACGGTCCAGTTGATCTGCGAGACAAAGTTCTCAACGGTGCTGGATTTATTAATAATGATAACATAACTGTTGTAGGCGGTAAGGAAATGCCAGAACGTCAAGCATTAAGTCAAGTAGTTAAACCCAAGGCAGATTAACCATGCAATATTTTTACGATGAACAAATAAGAAAATACTTACTGCAATTTATGCGGATCTTAGGTGGGTTTAGTGTCAAAACTGGCAAAGACAGAGATGGCAATGAAAGCTACATTCAAGTGCCAGTACGCTATGGTGATATTAATCGTATGGCTGCACACATACTAAAGAACCAAAGTGAGAATGCTATCAATACTGTACCATTTATCAGTTGCTATGTAACTGATTTACAAATTAGTGCAGAACGTAGAACAAACCCTACACACGTAGATACTCAACGTGTTTATGAAAAGAAGTTTGACAACGTTACTGGACAATATTTAGAAGGTGAAGTAGGCAACACTTATACCATCGAACGCTATATGCCTGTACCATATGACTTGACTGTTCAAGTGGATATATGGACCAGCAATACAGATCAAAAACTACAACTAATGGAACAATTATTAGTATTGTTCAATCCTAGTATTAACTTAAAAACCAACGACAATCAATTTGACTGGAGTAACTTAACTTACACAGAATTAGTTAACGTAGTTTGGACTGTTAGAAGTGTGCCGCAAGGTACTGATGACATCATTGATGTTGCCGCATTAAACTTTACATTGCCTATTCTAATCAATCCTCCTGCTAAAGTTAAACGACAAACACTTATTCATACCATCCTTACTGAAATTAAAAAGAAGCAGAACGATAGTATGTTAGATTGGAATCCCAGCGATCCTGTTCCTAACAAGGAATGGGTAGTTGTTACTTTTGAAAATTTAAAATTACAATTACAAATTACAGGTGATCGAGCAATAATATTAAACAGTGCAGGAGGTGGCACTGATAGTAATGGCGATTTATTAAGTTGGGCAAATATACTTAAACCATTCGGTGAAATGAAGTCTGGTATTAGTAATCTAAGATTACGTCGTGGTATAGATCCCAGTGACCCTAGTTCTGACATTGTTGCAGTAATAGATAGTTTGGATGAAGATCCTACTAAATCAAATGTTGCTTACATATCTGTGGACAGCGATAGTTTACCTCCATCTACAGAAGCCGCAGTTAATGCTATTATTAATCCTAGTAAAAGTGCTCCAGGAAAAAATTTACCAGCAGCTATTACAGGGCAACGTTACTTAATTTTAGAAGATGTTCCTAACAATTCATACTGGGGTATAGTAAATGCTAGAGCCAATGACATTATACAATACAACGGAAGTACATGGACTGTGTCATTTGATAGTACTAGCAATTCTAATGCTGTGGTGTTAAATACTACAACGAGTTTAACATATGAATGGCGAAATGGTCAATGGATCAGTGCTGTTGAAGGAACTTATCAAAATGGATGGTGGAGATTATATCTGTGAAGCAGTTTAAAGGTGTAGGTGCAATTATTCTCAGTGAGCAAACTAATAAAGTTATGTCTGTTCTAAGAAGCCCTACTGAAAGTCATCCTAACACTTGGACCTTTGCTGGCGGTAAAGTAGAATCCGATGAACAACCTATAGATGCGTTAAAGAGAGAGTTACAAGAAGAATTACAACTAACAAAAATTAAAAAAATAATACCGTTGCATAGTTATCATAGTCGTAGTAAAGATTTTGTCTACGACACATATATTGTATTAGTTAATAAAGAGTTTATACCAGAGCTGAACGAAGAGAATATAGGATATGCATGGACCGATATAGATCACTTGCCTGGCCCTTTACATCCAAAGACTAGGCAGATGTTGAGTTCAAAACGGTTGAAAGAAAAGTTTAAGAATTTTTATAATTGGATGGACAAAAAGAATGGCAGAAATAATACCATTTCCCAAAAAGGAACAACCTCTTAAAGTCGCTAGATCATTAGACTTATACTATTGCTGGGATGTGCGGCTAAACAATCCGTTGCTGAATACTTTATTTAAACCTGAAATAAGTTACGTAGAACGTTGGTATTTACAAACTCAGCATTTACTAAATCTAGAAGACATGGATCATCCCATTATAAAGTTACTATTGTCTACTAAAGATAACACATTGAACATGCTTATTGACAATACAGAAAAGGATCTTGCAGTTCAACGATATTTTGCAGATAAAGATAATATAGTATCTGCAGAAGCTAACATACTTAAACTAAACAGATGGAATACTAAATGGCAGGGTCTACTTCGATACCGCCAGCAACTTTAAATGATTTTGTTCCTAAATGTCCTAGTTCGCAGGTAGTAGCTATATCAAGCCAAATCGGAATTCCGACGTCATTGCATTGCCTAAAAAATTCAATATCCTCGCCTGTATATTGATGCACTTCTTTATTGTAGCCTAATATAAACCATGGCAGTTCTAGTTGTTCAAATACAGATGTATTAATTAAACAAAAACCTAGCGCCATACATTCTACTTGTATATGGCTATCGGTTTGCGTAGTTACATCTACGTGTGAATTCCAATCGTATATTTTATGCCAAGCTGTTGTTATAAACGGTTCAACTCGTTTACTATATGCAGCTCCTACAATTAATTCATTGAATTCCAATAAATCAAATACATGATAGGGTTGAAACTCTATGTCACTGTCAATAAACATGACATGAGTAGCACCCCATTCTATTGCAGATAATACTAATTCATGCCGTTGGTTTGCTATTAGTGTTCCTGGACTTAAAAATAATTTATGATCTATATCGTGTTCGGTTAGCTTTTGCGAAAGATTATACAGCGAATACGTGCAACCACTGTGCATTGTATCCCTGGTAGGGATACAAATTGCTAATCGAATTTCATTATAGTTCATTTAATTTTTTTAAGTTTTAATTTCTTAGGTTGAGAAGGCGCCGATGGATCTGTAACATCCGCAGTGTTATTTGTATCAATACCAATTTCTTGTTCTGCCATTACAGTAGCTTCTTTGATTGCGTTTGCTAACTTAACACAGATTTGTGTAGCTTTAATATAAGCACTTTCTGGAAGTTTAACCATTTTTGTCATGGTTTCTAAACTAGGCTTGCCTATTGTCAATAATTCTATAGCGGCAATTTTTCCTAGGTAGTCAATCCAATACTCTTCTTCAGTAATTTGCCAATTTGTAAGTATAGATTGAAGTTCATTCTGTGGTTCATTTTTAATAAATTTAACCAAGTACGCACGTTCTTCTAACAAACAATTTTGTTCAAATGTACGTTGCTCTAGTTCTAAATCGCTGTCGATTTTTCTAATTCTGTTAATTACAGAAACTATATAACGAGCGCGAGCTACGCCTGTTAATTCAATAAAGTTTTGTCTTTCAAACTCACTCGTCGAGTTGAAAGGACATAGTGCAAATAATTGCTCTAATACTTCATCTTTTTCATGTTGTACCGTTTTTTGTTTAGCCATAAAAATACCTCAGGGTTACTGAGGTATTTATAGTTCTCTATCTTAAGATTAGTAGTTGAACGGTGTTAATCTGCCGCCGAATCTAGAACTCAAGCTAATTTGAGTTCCTGCTGATTGTCCTAAAAATCCACCAAGTGTACCACCTAATGAAATATTTTGGCCGGCACCTGGGGCTACGTTATTATATGATTGTCTAACACGACCCATAACAATTTCAGAACCTGTTGCTGGTAAAACTGCCATTATAATCTCCTATTCGTTTATTTATCCTATTAAATGGGACCGTAGTCCCATTTAATTTCCGGAAATTATAATGTTGGCTTTGTGTTACCCAACTGTGCTTCCAGTGTCTTCACTTTAGCACTTAATTCTTTAACTGCTTCGATCAACAATGCTGTTAGCTTGTCATAACGAACTGTTTTGTAACCAGCAAATGCACTGTCACATACCAATTCAGGAGCAACTGCTTCGACTTCTTGAGCAATAACACCCATCTGGTGACGATCATCAATACCTAATGCTAGAGCAGCGTCGTTTGGATCAAATGTAACACCGTTGATTGCTTCGACTTTGTCTAGTGCATCTTCGATTGGAACAATGTTTGTCTTCAAACGTAAGTCAGAGAAGTAAGCTGTAATTTCACCAGTAGCTGTAATTGCACCGCTAACTGCAATAGCGCCGCCGATTGAACCACCGCTTGTAGATAAGCTGTTAGTAATTACACCAGTTGTGCTGTTGTAAGAAATACCGGTACCTGCACTTACTGCACCACGTGCCAATGCATCTGTGTACTGAGTAATTGTTGTTGCAATAGCACCGTTAGTAATTGTTATACCGGTACTTGCACTGAAGTGAGCACGTACTTCGCTAGCACTTGGACCAGTGTAAGTAATAACACCAGTTGTACTATTGTAACTTAGACTACCGTCGCCGCCTGCATCAGTAACACTTACTGCACCACGTGCGCGAGCATTAGTGAAATACAAGTTTGTACTACCTTCTGTGATTTCGTCTGTGTTGTCTTTACCTGCTACTGCACTATCAACATAACTGGTCGTTGCAAAGTTTGCACCGTTAGTCAATTGGTTAGTGTTTGTAGGAATTGTGATAACACCTGTTGTGCTGTTGTATGCACCAGAGCCTGCTGTAAAGCTAACTGCACCACGTGCGCGAGCATTAGTGAAGTACAAGTTTGTTGTACCTTCAGTGATCTCGTCTGTGTTATCTTTAGCCTGAACAGAACTATCAACGTATGCTCTTGTAGCGATTGTAGTTGTGTCAACTGCTACAGTTGCGTTAGAACCTTCGCCTGGTGTATGAGTAACTGTGATGCCTGTGCCAGCAGTTAGGTCAACCATATAGTTACCAGTTGTGTCTGTACCTAATGCAACGCTGTTAGCTGCCACTGTGGCAGTTAAAGTTGCGTTTGCGCTACCGTCGAAACTCACGCTACCTGTTAAGTCACCGCCCAACGAAATTGTACGTGCTGTTGTCCACTTACCTGCACTTGTAGCAGTATCAGCGTTACCAGTTAAAGCACCAGTGAAGCTAGTAGATGTAACACTTGTCAATCCGCCCAGTGTAGTAGCACTTGCACCCAATGCGATTGCTGTTGTACCAACTGTAACGCTGCTGTTTGCCAAACTTGCGTTTGGAATAGCACTTGTACTGATCGCACCAGTTGTACTGTTGTAGCTGATACCTGTACCGGCACTTACACTGCTACGTGCACGAGCTGTAGTGAAATATTGGTTTGTAGAACCTTCACTGATTGCATCTGTATCCAAAGTACGTGTACCACCAAGTGCTACGCTTGTACCGTTGATAGTAATGCTGTTGTTTGTCAAACTGCTGTTAGGAATAGAACCTAAGCTGATTGCACCGGTAGAACTGTTGTAACTTACACCTGTTGCGCTGCTAGCACTAATAGCGCCACGAGCACGAGCTGTTGTATGATATAGGTTTGTTGAACCTTCTGTTAAACCGTCTGTATTAACTACGATTGGGTGATAAACTGCGCCATCGTTGGTAAATGTCCAACGTTGTGTGCCTTCGTTCCAACGAATTTGCACGTTGGCTTCGTCACCACGTTCAACTTCAATACCAGCGTTTTGTGTTGGAGCACCAGTTGCATCACTGTTCAATGTGATGATGTTGTCTGCCAAGCTGATTGTATTTGAGTTAACGCTTGTTGTTGTACCGTTAACTGTCATGTTACCTGCGATAACAACACCGCTAGCGGTTACTGTCAATGCTGTGCTGCCGTCAACTGTAACTGTAACAGTACCAGTACCTGTATCAACAACTTGAACGTTACTGTTACCTTGTGTGATACTGTTTGTGCTAATATTACCAATTGCTGTATCAACATAAGTCTTTGTAGCTGCATCGTTTGCAGAACTTGGAGCACCAAGACCGATAACTTTGTTACCGTTCATTTCGATGTTATCACCGAAGTTAACTTTGATACCAGAGCTGTCAGTAATGTTCTTACCGCTAGCGATTTGTAGTGTGCCGTCGATGTTAACGTTTGTTGTACTAGAACCTAATTGTAATACACCTGCGCCAACTGCGTTGATGCGAATGTTTTGATCAACGTCGGCTGTGAATGTAATAGTACCAGAATTGTCTTCTAGAACTTTACTTCCGTTAACGTACAAAGAACCTGGACCAACGTAGATATCTTTCCACTGTCTTGTTGGACTACCTAGATCATAAGTAATGTCTGCGCTAGGAATGATGTCACCAGCAATGCTGCTGATACCACCAGTTAAAGTTAGACCTGCAAAAGTAGGTGTACCTGCTGTTGTTAATGTCTGTGTTGTGCTGATTGCACCAGTACTACTGTTATAAGTGATACCGGAACCTGCACTGATCGCGCTACGTGCGCGAGCATTTGTAAAATAAAGATTACCGTTTTCAGCAACGTCGCCTGTGTCGATTGTTACTGCACCGGTTTCGCCGTTAACACTGGTTACACCACCGATTTGAACAACACTGGCTGTTCCGTCATCTTTTTTGATGTATAATAAACCGTCGTAGGTGTTAATTGCGATTTCGCCTAATGCCAACTGCCCTGTCGTTGGTACCTTGCCAGGTGTTGCACTACGCTTTAAAATAATTGTATTGGCCATTTGAGTATATACCCCTTGAAATTATAGAACGTTCGATTTCTACTATTCGTCTAGTATTTAGCCAAAACAAAGTACTATGTGTAAGAAACAGGTGTTAAATTAGAAGTTGCCGCCGTCGATATCAATATCTACTTCAGTGATAGAATTGATTTCGCCCGTCTCGTCTACTGATATCTCTAATGTTTTTCCGGGGCCGCCGTAGTTTCCACTTACATCTGTGGTATTAATTCTGCTTTCTTTAGCAAAAACTAATGCTGTAATACCAGGAGTAATTACCCCGGGTGTTACTAATGTCCAAGAACTTTTGCCCAGTGTATTTCCTTCTTCTACATATACTTTATTGCCGCTGCTTAGTTCAAAAATACTATCTGCATCAGTTGCTCTTGTTAATTTACTTGTAGAAACGGACCATGAATATATGCCATTTTGATTTTGTGCAATTTGCCCGGCTAATAATACTCTATCTTTGTCTGATAACGATACCCCATCTACTGTAAAGATATTTGCGCTAACATTTATATTAGATCGTGTGGCTAGGCGAACACTATCTTTATAGTCGGATACTGCGCTAACAAAATTTTTACCTCGGAAAATTGGCATGATGGTGTGTAATAATATATTTATATTTATACAAATTCAAAGATCGTTAAAAAAGGGCTCCGAAGAGCCCTTTTTATGTACTAATTATTTCTAATTAGAACGTACCGCCGTCGACGTTACTATTTTCGTTTAGAATACCACCAGCAGTCAATGTGCTAGTAGAGCTTACACGAACGAAGATATAATCGTTGGCTTCTGGAGCTGTGTCAAACACAATACTTGTTACATTACTTGTTGTACTTAATGTATAAGAGTATGTTGGCGCTTGAATCAAACCGTTGATAAACACTTGAGTATTATCAATGCTTGAAACTTCAACACCAGTGCTGAAGCTAGTTGTTGTACCGTCACCAGTAAAGTTTAATGTAGTAGCTGTTACAGCGATGTTCTGTGGAACGAATTCGCCGCGTACACTACTCCAAACTAGCGTATAACCGTCTTGTAGTGCATCATCTGCATCTACATCGGATAGGTCACGGATACTTGCTGCTGCAATACGACCGTCTGCACGAGTGTCAGTGTAGTATAGATTTACTGCACCTTCTTCGATACTGTCAGTTGTAGGTGTAACGAATGTTAGAGCACCTGTACCTGTATTGTAGCTTAGAATGTTGCTGTCATCTGTAGTTAGAGTGATAGCACTTCTTGCACGAGCATCTGTGAAGTATAGGTTTGTGCTACCTTCGCTGATGTCATCTGTATCTAGAACAACGGCGTGTTCTTGACCATTTACGCTCCAAACCGCAGCTTGTGTGCTGATTGTACCAGTGCTGCTATCATAATCGATATTTGCACCGTTGTTTACACTATTACGAGCACGAGCTGTTGTGAAGTATAAACTTGTAGCACCTTCTGCGATCTCATCTGTATCAACACTGTTTAATGTGAACGTGAAAATACCAGTTGTATTGTCATAGCTCATTGCATCAGTGTTATCAGTTGTTAAGCTGACTGCTGTACGTGCACGGGCTAATGTGAAATACTGGTTAGTTGTACCTTCAGATACGTCATCTGTATCTGGAGTAGCTATACTAATTACACCAGTGGCGTTGTCGTAACTGATTTGCCAGCCGTTTGTGCTGATACTGTCACGAGCGCGAGCTTGTGTAAAGTATAGGTTTGTAGTACCTTCTGCAACTTCGTCTGTGTCCAAACCAGTTGCGCTGTAAGTGAATACACCAGTAGCTGGATCGTAGTCGAATACAGTGCTGTCGCTTGTTACCAAGCTAACTGCGTTACGAACTCGAGTGTCTGTATAGTACAAGTTTGTACCTTCAGTAACACTGCCAGTATCGAAACTGTTAGATGCACCCAATGCAACGGTTGTGCCGTTGATAGTGATACTATCATTAGTTAAGCTGCTATTTGGAATACTTGCAAGAGCAATTACACCAGTTGCATTGTCATATGTTACACCAGAAGCACTTGTAGCACTTAGGTGAGCACGAACTTCGCTAGCACTTGGACCAGTATAAGTGATTACACCAGTTGCGCTGTCATAAGATAAAGCACCATCGCCACCCAAATCTGTTACGCTTAGGTGTGCACGTACTTCTGCTGCACTTGGGCCAGTGTATGTGAATGCACCAGTTGCTGAATCATAGCTGAAGCTACCATCGCCACCTGCGTCTACTGCGCTTACGCTGTTACGAGCACGAGCAGTAGTGAAGTACAAGTTGGTTGCGCCTTCTGTAACTTCATCTGTGTCGATACCTGTTAAGCTGAATGTAAACTCACCAGTTGAACTGTTGTAGTCCAATACAGAACTATCGCTTGTTGTCAAGCTAATAGCTGCTGCTGCTCGAGCATCTGTGAAGTACAAGTTGCCAGCACCTTCAGTTACACTGTCAGTATCGAAACTTGTGCTGCCGCCCAAACTTACTGTTGCACCATTAACTGTAACAGAACTGTTTGTCAAGCTGCTATTTGGAATACTTGCAAGAGCAATTACACCAGTAGAGCTGCTGTATGTTACACCAGATGCGCTTGTTGCGCTCAAATGTGCACGAACTTCGCTAGCACTTGGGCCTGTGTATGTGATTACACCAGTTGCGCTGTCATAGCTTAGGCTACCATCGCCACCATTGTCAGAAACACTTACTGCTGCGCGAGCGCGAGTGTCAGTGTAGTATAGGTTTGTGCCTTCTGCAATATCACTAGTAGATGCATTTGCGATAGCAAATGTAAATGCGCCTGTGCTTGCATTGTAGCTCAATACACTAGTCTTGTCACTTGTTAGACTTACTGCGTTACGAGCACGAGTGTCTGTGAAGTATAAGTTTGTAGAACCTTCTGTTAGAGCATCAGTATTGTGGTTGCTGATGTCACTTACTGTACCAGTTACGTCACCTGTTAGATCACCAATGAATGTAGGAGCTGTTAGATCTTCTGTTAGTGTTAAACCACCAGTGATGCTTACATCTTTGTTGAAATCCCAGCTGTCTGTTGCACTAGCATAGGTGATAGTTGCATTAGCACCATCTACTGTAATACCAGCACCGTTTGCTGCGGCTGCGTTTGCTGCGCCATCGGCAATAGTGATGTTCTTATCTGTAACTGTTAAATCAGTACTGTTGATTGTTGTCAATGTACCGTTAACTGTTAAATCACCACTAACTGTTACATCGTTGAATGTAACGTCGTCGGATGTACCAACTGCTTGACCGATTGCAAATACACCAGTTGACTGTGTGTATGTTACACCTGTACCACCACTAACGTCTGCACGAGTGCGGGCTGTTGTGTAGTATAGGTTACCAGAACCTTCGTTGATGTCATCTGTATCTAAAGTTACATAACCGCTTTGGCCGTTAACTGTTGCAACTACTGCACTTGCGTCAAAAGAAAACTCGCCAGTGTTGCTGTTATAGCTGAATGCACCAACGCCTTCAACATCGTCTGCGCTTAGTTCATTACGAACGCGAGTTGATGTGTAGTATTGGTTAGTTGTACCTTCATTAACAGCGTCTGTAGTAAAGCTGTTGCTACCACCAAGAGAAACGGTTGTACCGTTCAATGTGATTTCGCTGTTTGTCAAGCTGCTATTTGGAATACTTGCAAGAGCAATTACGCCAGTAGAGCTGTTGTATGTTACACCAGATGCGCTTGTTGCGCTTAGGTGTGCACGTACTTCTGCTGCACTTGGGCCAGTATAAGTGAATGTACCAGTTGCTGCGTCATAGCTGAAGCTACCATCGCCGCCTGCGTCTACTGCGCTTACTGCATTACGGGCACGAGTGTCTGTAAAGTATAAGTTTGTTGCGCCTTCTGCAACGTCGTCAGTAGTTTGGTTACCTAGACTGAATGTGAATTCACCAGTGATACTGTCATAATCCAGAACGCTAGTGTTGTCACTTGTTAAGCTGATAGAATTACGAGCACGTGTCTGTGTAAAGTACTGATTTGTTGCACCTTCATTTACACTGTCAGTGTCAAAGCTTGTGCTACCACCTAATGCCACTGTAGCGCCGTTAACTGTTACGCTATCGTTTGTTAGGCTGCTATTTGGAATATTAGACAAGCTAATAACACCAGTGTTGCTGTCATACTGAGCACCAGAAGCACTTGTAGCACTCAAATGAGCACGAACTTCAGTAGCAGTTGGACCAGTATAAGTGAATACACCAGTTGCGCTGTCATAGCTGAAACTGCCGTCACCGCCAGCATCAACTGCGCTTAGGTGAGCACGTACTTCGCTATCACTTGGACCAGTATAAGTGAATACACCAGTTGCGCTGTCATAGCTGAAACTGCCGTCACCGCCAGCATCTGTAGCACTTACTGCACCTCGAGCGCGGGCTGTTGTGTGATACAAGTTTGTACCTTCTGTTACGTCATCTGTACTAGGCGCACTAACAGTGATAACACCACTTGTATTGTCGTAGCTGACATTACCCCAGTTACTGCTTAGGCTAATAGCTGCGCGAGCACGACCGTCCAAATAATACAAGTTATTTGTACCTTCTTGTACATCATCAGTAGTTTGGTTACCTAAAGTGAATGTAAATTCACCAGTAGAATTGTCATAACTTAAAACTGAGCTGTTGTCAGATGTTAAACTTACTGAATTGCGGGCTCTTGCATTTGTAAAATACAAATTGCTAGATCCTTCGTTAACACCGTCTGTAGTTGGTGTTGAATAGCTAAAGTTACCTGTAGCTTGGTTGTAGCTGATATCACCGCTGGCGCTGATTGCAGCACGTACACGAGTATCAGTGTAATATAAGTTTACGCTGCCTTCAGAAATAGCGTCTGTACTAGGTGTTGTAAATGTTAAAGTACCTGTACCAGAGTTATAACTTAAAATATTGCTGTTATCAGTTGTTAAACTTACTGCACTACGAGCGCGAGCATTCGTAAAGTATAAGTTTGCACTACCTTCGCTAATGTCGTCTGTATCTAAAACAACTGTGTGTTCTTGACCGTTAACACTCCAAACCGCAGCTTGTGTACTAACAATACCACTGCTTGCATCATAGTCAATGTTTGCGCCATTGCTGATTGAATTACGAGCACGAGCTGTTGTGAAATATAAGTTTGTTGCGCCTTCGACGATCTTGTCTGTATCTGGGGTTGTGAATGTAATTTCACCAGTGCTGCTACTATAAGAAATGATAGTACCATCATCACTGTTCATGCTAATGCTGTTACGAGCACGAGCTGTTGTGAAATATAAGTTTGTTGCGCCTTCTAGAACACCATCACTTGTTGGGTGATTGTATGTAAATTGACCACTTGCACTATCATAGTCTAATACAGTAGTGTTGTCACTAGTTAAACTAATTGCATTTTTTACACGAGTAGCTGTGTAATATAAGTTAGTTGTACCTTCAGCAACATCATCTGTGCTGTAGATCATCTGACTGTCAACTAAATCGTCGACGTACTGTTTTGTTGTTGCACTTAAATTTTGTGTCGGTGTACCTGACAATGTCAGTTCACCTGTCATTGCTACGCTACCATCTAATGGTACTTTTGTAGCAATACTATTTGCAACGGTTGTTGCAAAATTTGCATCATCTGCAATCGCGGCAGCTAGTTCATTCAATGTATCTAGCAAACCTGGAGCAGAATCGACTAATTCAGCAACTGCTGTTCTAACATAAGCAGTACTGGCTAATTGGTTAGTATTAACCGATTGTTGAGCCGTTTCTGCCGTTGGTTGACCACGTAGGTCAACGTTGTCCATAATAGAACTTGACCGGGCTTTAATTAATGGCATTTTATTATCCTTAAAATAGAATTTCTAATGAAATTCTGTTAGGCTTGATTTTGGTCTGTGCCCAAAGACTGCGCTAACTCTGCTAGAGTATTAAGTAACTCAGGAGCAGAATCAACTAAATTAGCAACTTCATGAGTTACGAATTCCGTTGTAGCTATTTCGGAAATTTGACTAGATGCAGTTGGTTGTCCACGTAAATTTACGCTTTCGGTTATAGAACTGGACCTCAACTTTATTAAAGGCATCTTATCAACTCCTTGGCATGTTTAAGTTTGGTGCCGCCAACTTAGGATAAGTTCATATGACTAGTAGCCAGTAGTTCTTAGTTATATTAATAAGACCATCACTGGCTACTATTGTAATTTCGTATCGACTAGGATTGCTGTTATTAGGAGCAGTTCCTACGATACTTGTTCCGCTTACTGACAACCAGCTAATTGCGGATTCACCTGCATTAGCAGGCTGTATGTTTATACTTGTAGTATTATTTACTCCAATTGGAAAATTAATACTGTCTCCACCTCTAAATCGCCCAATATATGATGTGCTATCTGTAAACTGAGGCTTGCTTGAACCATAATTTATTAAATTTTTATAAACATATTCATTGCCGCTGGTATCGACCAGCGTTAAGTCTTGTGCAGTATTCCATAAGGAACCTGTTACTTGACTTGTCTCAACCATAAGTTGAAGAATATTTTCGCTAGGGTAATCTATCCTAGTTATTGCTTGGCCACCAATTTTGGCGCCTGTGCCGTATGTTATGTCTAAACATACGACTGAAATCGTTGTGTATTGGCCTAATGTGCTATAAGATATATTAGTTATTTTAGGTCTAGGTCTATCACTGGTAGTGTTACTCCTAAGGATACGAACTTGTATTCTATCACTTTGTGCAGGTGCTTCATCAAATGTAAGTGTCGTACCGTCTACAATCGTATAACTATAATAAGGTTCTTGCGTAATACCGTTGATAGATACTACCAATAAGTTTGGATTACTCACACTGGTTTGAATATCAAATTCTAACGTTGTACCATCACCCATAAAATTTCTTGTTATAGGTGTCAGTGCATTGGTTTGACTTCTAAATTGTCCTATGGTCGTGTCATATACTAACACTTCACCTGTAGTTGGATTTGTAACGGTTACGTCAGTCAAATCATTCAACTGTAAGTTATTAATGGTATTAGTAAGATCGCTATCAGTTTGTGTTATTTGACTATCAACATAGTCTTTATTCGTTAATAAGCGCCAAGTTGTTCCATCAAAAAATTCAGGATTAAACAACTCATTGGAATATCGCAGTTGACCTTCTGTGCCAATTGGACGTTGTAAAGAACTGCCTGTTGGAAGTTTTAACGCACCTTGTGCATTAACTTCTAAGACGCCGCTTTCTGGAGTTAATGTTTCTGTTGAATGATTTACTTTAATTGCCATATTACTCTCTTATATTGAAACGAAATCAATAACTGCTGTCCAATCTATAACATCAGTACCTACGCCAGTGACAGTCACTGTAATATCGCCGTCGGCATTAAAACTTATCGTTGGCTCTGTAAAGTTGTTAGTATCAACATAAGTGTTTGTAACGTAACCAGATATTGTTGTAGTGCCTTGTAAATAACAACCTTTTATTTCATAAGCAGCCACATTTGCACCTTTGCCAACAATATATGCTGTAAAGAATACTGTAGATTCTGCTGTATATTTTAATCCGTCCCTGTCTAATAATTCTGTTGTTGCTGTATTAACTGTATTGCCAGACAATGTAACTCGTTGGTTTTTTAAGCCTATTTTAAATCTATCAGTAGTTGTACCATGTAACTTGGTATATAAGTCTGCCATTATTGTTTATTCCAGCTTTCGAGAATCATTTCCTCTATCTTATTTATTAGATTTTCGCCGGCAGGTGCAGTTGTCCATTTTTTGTCTGGGCACTCACTACTAGCAAAAGTAGCTTTTGCTGGCATATAACATCCGCATTGTTTACAAGTAGACATGCTACTTATAAATGAGTCGCATTGTTTACATATAGACATGCGTTCTACTTTAACTTCTTGACTTACTGTTTTAAACATATGATTATTTATAGAACAAAAAGGGCTCCGAAGAGCCCTTTTGTAAGTTGTAAAATCGAAATTTCGATTTAGAAGAACTTAGCACTACCCATAGCAATTTTGCCTAGGTAGTCAGCAGCATTACCAAGAGATGATGCTGTGTTTGTTAACTCAACATAACCATAACGTGTCATGAAAGATACGACTGGTTCCATTGTAGCTGGATCAAGAACAACACCACTGCTCATCAATGGGATGTATGGGCAATAGAAAGCTGCTGCGTCCATTTCGTTAGGACCTTTGTAACCAACCAAGATCGGTGTAGTTGCGTCAGCATAGCTGTCAACATAAACACGAACTGAGCTGTTCAATGTACCAGCAAACTTTGTGTTTGTCGGAGCTTCGAATGTACCTTCTGTAGTACGTGCGAACGCAGAAGTTGTAGCACTTTGTAGGATAGTCAATGCTGTTGGGGAAACAACAACATAGTTACCTGCGCCACGACGTGTGCGTTGAGCGATACGGTTAGCAACATCATTGATCATAATAGCTAGAGCAGCATGTTGGTCACCAACGAATGTTGGGCTACCTGTGAATGCTGTACCGTTTTGACCTTGGTCAAAAGTGTGAACTGCGGCACCGCTTAGAGTACGTAGTTTACCTAGCAACTCTTGGTCGATTTCAGCAGTGATTTCTTGTGCCAAAGCAGCCATGATTTCTGCCTCAACGTCCAAACCATGCATAGCTTGTGCGTCTTGAGCAGCTTCAAATGTCCAACGTGCAGACATCTTACGAGTTTTAGCTTCAACAGTCTGTTTCAAGATCTGGATGCTTAACTTCTTACCAATAGCACCTTCCATTGTAGCAGTTGCTTCTGGGCCTGGATTGTTAGCATCGCCGTTACCGGAATATGCTTTAGCAATGTTGAATGGGCTCAATGCTTCGCTACCTGCTGTAACGCCAGCGGCAGTTTCAGCATAACGTACACGTAGAGTGTGAATTTGACCAACTGGACCAGTCATTGGTTGAACACCGATGATCTCGTTAGCAATAACAGTAGGCATAACACGACGGATAACAGGTAAAATTACCTTGTTAAGAACAGCGATGTTACCGCTTTGTGTGGCACCTGCGCTAGCAGATTCCATAATATTTTTCTTTGTGTTTTCTAACACAGATTCCATAACAGCCTTACGGTTGCCATTCAAGCCTTCTAGTAGAACGTCTTTAGTTGCAGTCCAGTTCTGGGCTTCGAAAAGTTTTTCAGACATAATAGTCTCCTTAAATTTTTCCAATTCCGGCTAATTTTCTTAGTGAAATAATGTCTGCCGGAGCAGTGTTATCACTAGAAGCTTTATCGCCTGTTACCGCAGTCTTCTGCGATGTTGCGCTTTCGGAAATTACAGCTTTGCCTGTTGGCTTAGCTGCTGTTTCATTTAAAACAGCTGGTAGGTATTTGTTATATGATTCACGTAGACTTTCGGTCTTTGTTGTCTTTAACAAATCTTCCATGATCTCACGCTTTTCTTTACCTAGCGGAGCTACCAACTCTTGCATAATACTTTGACGCTTTACAGCATCTTCAGCAATGCGAATCTTGGATTGTGCTTTGGCAATTTCAGCATCTTTCTCTGTAACTACTTTCGTAGCTTCACTTAGTTTAGATTCCAAAATTGCTAGTTTGTCACCAAGCTTCTTAACTTGTGTGCCGTCAGCAAAACCACTTGCCATAAATTCACCAGCAAATGCTTCCATGATCTTACGACCAAATGCATTTTCACGACTTACTTGAATGTCTTCACGTAGTTGTGTGATTTCATTACGCAATGATTCACCTAGAAGTTTTTCAGCTTTAACGGCTGCTTCTTTGATGAATTTTGCTTTTGCTTCAGCTATTACTTTGCGACCTTCGGTTACTAGGTCGACACGAGCCTTAACTAATTTGTCTTCGTCTTCTTTCAACTCACGTAGTTCGTTGCTTAGTTTCTTAAGAGCAAATTCTTCAAGTTTCTCGAAGTTTGCTTTCTGTGCAGTGCGGTCTTCTCTAAGTTCTTTAACTTCCTTAGCCAATGCTTCTAAAACAAACTTGTTTAAAAGTTTAGCATGTTCTTTAACTTGCTTCTTGTAGGCAACTTTCGATTCTACAAGTTCACGCTTGTCAATAGCTAACTCTTCAAGTTCTTTACGAATAGCTTCGGAAATCATTTTGTCCGCTGCCTCTACAATAAGGCCTTTGTCATGTTCATAACGTTGGCTAAATTCTTCACGTAAATTAGCTTCCACTTCTTCACGCAATACTTTAGCTTGGTTATCCCATGCCTCTTGTAGTTGACTTTGAACTTCCTCAGATAAAACCTCAGTGCCAAATAGTTCTTTAATTCCGCTCATCTTTATTCCCCTTAATTTTTATTTAGGTTATTGATGAACCTGAGAACCTCTTCCTTGAGGTATTTTTGTGCTTTATTGTCATACTTGGAAGCTGATGCAACGTCCCATAGGGCGCCGCGTCTACGGTCGTGCATAACACGTTCATAGATAGCTTTTGGATATGCATTTGGAGCACTTGGTTGGGCCACGATGTCAACCGTGACTATCTCAAAATCAGAAACGCCACCAGATTCATTGACGTTTCCTGAACCCCTACTTGAAACACCAAGCTTAACTCCGCTTGTCAACAACGTTTCAACGATTTTACCCATTGGTGTTGGTAGGATTTTTAATTTACCTATACCAGTGTTTTCATTCATGTACATATTTGTAATCATGTGACTAACACGGTCTAAGTTAACTTGTAAGTCATCAGGGTGATCAGCTTCGCCGAGCACACTGAAACCGTTTTTAATTTTTTCTGAAATGGCAGAACATGCTTTGGCAATTTCACTGACTTGGTATACACGTTGGTTATGATTGCGTACACCACCTTCAATGAAAATGCCTTCCATGTAGAGATCCTTGCCACCAGAGGCGTTCTCAATCAGGTGAGTTTTCATCTTCGCCTGATCGTATGTTAAAGATTCTACTAATGGTAAGTATGCCATTTAATTAACTCTTTGCTACTGGACTAGTCTTGTTGCTAGCTGCATCGCTGTTCTTAGGAACGCTTACGCTTTTCTGCGCTGGAGCTTTTGCATTGCCAACTTTGTTTACGTTGCCCATGTCATCAGTCTTGCTGCTTGGAGTAGCTTGACCTGCACCAGCTTCGCCTGTGAAGTTAACTGCCTTAGCGCCATTGCTGTCGATACGCTTACCAGTTGCTGTTGGGCTCTTTGTGTTAGCGCCGTTGTCGCCTGGAGTTGGCTTGCTAACAGCTTTTAAAGTTGCTGCTTCACCAAAAGCACGATAACCTTCTTTAGTTGGCTCGTCACCACCCATAGCAGGCTCATCGCCCATGTCGGCACCCATGTCATCACCAGCTGGCTCGTCACCAGTTAGTTCAGCAAAGAATGCTTTTAGTTCTTCTAGTGCGTCTGTGGCAACGTCTAGCTTTTCTGCTGCGCCTTCAGCACCTGCTGGAGCGCCTTCTCCGCCTTCGGCACCTTCTGCGTCGTCCATAGCCAAGTCAGCTGTTGCTTCGTCGTCTGTTGGTTCGTCAGCTGCCATTGGGTCTTCGTTGTCGCCTTCAGCTTCGCCGAATAAACTTTCGTCTTCTAGGTCATCTTCGTTAGCGATGATCTCATCTTCGAAGTCTTGACTAGGAGCTGCACCAAAGCCTTCTTCTAATTCTTCTTCGACTTCTTCGTCTAATTCTTCTTCAGCAGCTTCGTCGAATTGACTTAGCTCTTCATAGATTGATTTGCCTTTTTGAACAAAGTATTGATGTAGCAAGTCGCTTGCACGATCATCTTCTTTGTTAATAAGGGCTTCTAAAACTTGTTCTAATGTATGTTTAGACATAATGTATTTCTCTCCTTTTGGCCAAAAGTGGTTGTCTGTATCATATTTACAGATATATTACAAAAGTATGGGAGAAATAGAGTTAAAAACCCAGTTTTCTAAAAGAAAACCAGGGTAAGTATAAGAAATTTACATTGGCGCTACGGGTCGCTGGTAAATCTTCTTATAAAGTTCTTTGCGCTCTTCGATTTCTAGCTTTCGAATTTCGCGCATTTTTCTAAGCTTACTCAAATGTTCAAGTGTCAGTCTAGGACGCCTTGTATCCATTTTTTTCGATTTAACTAATTCATTATTAGCAGGATCATTAAATCCTGGTTTAACTTCCATTAATTTCATGCTGGTGCTCCTGGGGTTGGTGTGGGTGCTCCGGCTGCTGGTGCTCCGCCTAATGGGCTAGCTGTGCCGGGTTCTGCTCCCTGAGCTGGTGCTTGAGCACCTTGTTCAATCTGTCCTAATTCATCCATGTCAGCATCAGTTGGACGCTGTACACCTAAGGTATTAAGATCGCTGCCTGCTAATGAAGCATCCGCTGATGGCATTTGACTTCCATCATCTTCTGGATTCTCTTCACGCCACATTTGTTCGTTATCAACTAGTTCTTCATCAGTTAAGCCTAGATATTTCTTCAATACAAAGCGTCTGCTTAGATAAGCAACTTCACTTAGCTGTCCAAATACTGCGGCTCTGGCATTGTTAACTTCAATTTCTCTGTACTCACTAAAGCTTTGCGGTGGTAGGAATGATAGTGTAAATGTACTTGAATCAAGCTCAATGCCTTTCTTTTTCAAGAACATTTTAAATTCTTTATCTAATGGAGTCATCATTAGATTTTGTAAACGCTGGCAATATTTGTTAAAGCGATATTCTTGAATAAAGGCTGTACCTACTCTACCATCGTTATATGATGCTGTACCATCATCTGGACCAGTTGGCATATAGCTGCTAGGAATACGCAATGCTCGCATTAATTTGTTAGTAAAATACTTTAAGTCATCAATTTGACCCAAGTTATCACCACCCGGCAATACTTCAACTTTACTGCCACGACCTTCAGCTGTTTGGGCAAAGAAGTAGTCTTCTAACATACTTAATGGGTTATAACTAGCATCCATAATGCTTGTTCCGCCACCAGTACGACTTGGAATTCTACGTTGATGAATCTCATTTTTAACTCTATCGACAAAGCTCATAGCCATGTTAGCAGGCATGTTACCTACGTCAATATAGAATACCCTACGTTCCGGGGCACGTTGAACACGATAGATAATGATACTATCTTCTAATAAACTCTTTTGTTGATATACCTTGTACACTGATTCAAGAATACTTGTACCAAATGGATAGTTTATATCCATGCCTTCACTTAGGCTTAAATGCACAACGTGACTGGCATTAACTGCTGTTTCTACTTGATTTGAAGTAGTATTAGTACCTGCGTTTGGAGTAGCAAACTGTGTAAATGCCTGTTTATTAAACTGTGTGGGACCATAGTTTTGGTCCGTAATTAATGGGCTTGTTGCTACTTTGTTATTAACGTCTAAGCTAATATTCTTAATCAAATATTGTTCAACTTCTTTACCCTTAGCTTCGTTAATAATAACTTTCGATACATCAGAAGCATCTACGTAGTATAAAACATACGTTTCAGGATCACGAACGAAGAACTGATCACCAAATTTTAGCGTATTACGTACCATACGCCATACACGCTTGTTCCAATCATTTAACAAACACCATTGGCGCAAGCTGGCATTTAATACCTTAACTTCTGCTTCGGTGGGATCTTGAAAGTGTTCAATGGTAAAAGGCAAATTGCTTTCAAAGTCAAATTGGGTACAAAATTCAGCAACAGTGTCTAATGCGCTGTTAACTTCGCTGTCGTTATCCATTATTTCGTATTGAACATAACGGTCAACACGATTGGGTGTACCTGTGTATACGTCTTTAAGCCAGCTACTGAACTTGCTAGAACTGCCCATGTGATGAGCTTCTTTGCCTCTGTTAGAAGCTGCTACTTCATTTGCTGTTTGTGGTATTTGAAAGTGTTTACGCCAACTCATAATTTATCCTGTTATATATTTATTAAATTATTCGTTATGCGTTAAAGCTTATGTCACTTATTCTACGTGCCAAATCATCATCTTTACCTAATCCTATCGAGGCTAACCTGTTGGCAATAGCTTGTTCATTAATCAATTCTGCCATTTGATCATTGGTTTTCTTTTGTTGTTCAATACTTGCTAACTGCGCTTTTAGAACGGGATTATCTCCTTCCGCTGCCTGCGATGTGATATCACTGGATATACTGCCTGCGCTATCGCTGAACAAGTTTTTGTATAAACCTGAACCTAATCCAACTGCGCCGCCAACTGCTGCACCTTTTAAGCCGCCAAACATCAATCCAGTACTGGCGCCGGCTATTGTTGTTCCAATTGTATCAGCAATTCTACCCAAGACTGTTTCACGACCTAACATATCAGAAGCGACATCTGAAGCAATGGATGTCACTGCACCAATACCAATGCCTTTGGTTAATTTTGAAGAGACGCTTCCGGTGGATGTAGTAGTTGGGCTGGATGGTGCAGGTACTTCAACTTTTAATGGCTTACCATCGGCTCCTAAAATTGTACTAGTTCTAGTTTTATTACCGGCGGGACTAGCTGGACCGCCAGTAGGACTAGTTGGACCTCTTTGCGGGAAATTAAATCCACCGGTCTTAGCCGCGGTCGCGGCTCTCATCAATGCCGAAGTAAATGAATCTAATGTTTTATTAACTATGGCATATTTAGATATGTAAGTAGGCAGTGTAGTAATGCCCAATACACCCAAGCCTTTTCCTATTAAGCCTAATCCTCCATTGACTAATTTTGCGGCCACTGCTAGCAGACCTAATGCCACGCCGGCGCCTAATATCAGACCGCCAAATGTGCTAAGTACAGATCCTAACCCACTTATTAACGTCATCAAAGGCTCAGGTATTGATTTAACCATAGCCCCAAAGAAGTCCATTACTTCGCCTATTTTTCTAGGGATATAAGAAATTATTTGGAACACTGCGGCCCAGTCAATAGTATTGATTGCTTTCAATAATGGGATTAGCAGTTCTTGTAAACTGGCTTGCAATGCTCTTAATTCTGTGTTAAACTGTTTTGCAGAATCGGCACGTCTACGATCTCTCTTGCCGTCTTCGCTGTTATAATATTCAGCTTGGTCGGCCATTTTTAACAATGCACGAGCACTGTCGCCGGCTGCTCCCTGTATCTGTGCTAATACTGCCAGTTCTTGTTCTCGACCTTTGACTTCCTTCATGACTAAATCACGAAGTCTTTCTTGATCCTGTTCTGTTATTTTTTCCTGTGATCTTGCTTTTCGAGCTTGTCGTTCCAGTTCTTCGTATATGCCAGAGCCAGCCAATACCATATTTTTACCAGTGTCAGTAATAGCCAATGGTAATCCGCTGATAGCAGACTGTAATGCATCTTGTGCTAGTTTATCGCCTTCTTCGCCGAACAAGCCTCGCATACTTGCAGCAAAGCTTTGTATAGACGCAGAAACTTCACGACCACCTGATCGCATACTTCTAACAAAGTTAGAAACAATAGGATCTTGGGATAGCTTCATTGCAGCCTGTGCTAATTCCATAACACTCTTACCTGTTCTAGAAGCTAACACATCTAATTCTTTGCCTAATTCACGGCTATTTCTAATAACAACATCCTGCGCTGCTTTACCTTTAAAGCCCTGTTGTATTGCTGTTTTTGTTTGTTGAGCAGTAAACACAGCCATTTCATCCAGATTCATTCCTAGATTTCCGACGTCAGCTGTGGCTCGTCTAACGTTCTTTACTAGTCCGCCAAATTGTTTTGCACCATCAGTGGCATTATCGCCGAGACTAGCAAAGCCGCCACCACTTTCACCCAGGGCTTTGGTAAATGTAGCAATACTAACACCTGCTGATTTGGCCGCAATTGCCAAATCAAATGTACTACCTGCAACACCACGCTTCAAGCCTTCGCCTAATGCATTGCCATAATTTTCTAATTTAGCGTATACAAAGCCAACTGTACCTGCAAACGCTGCCAATCCCTTAGACGATTCATCTAAAGCTAGTCCAAAACGCCCGTGGAATATATTGTTAACAAATTGGGTAGTTTTGCGCCATTCGGCCGTCGAATCTTTTCTAGCTTCCGTTTCACTTTCAATGGCTTCGGTGCTATCTTCGATGGCTGCTGTTTGTTCTTTTTGCTGTTTTAAGCTTTGTGCATCTTTACCAACTACTTTTTTGACCATGTCTTCGGTCAAATCGATTAATCTCTCCATCTGTTTAGATGTAGAGATACCATCTAGCGAAAAAGTAAAATAACCTTCTCCGCCTTGTATGCTGGGTTCGACTGTACCGGTTACTGTAGCCATTAAAGTATGTTTTTATGGTATAAATACATTTATACTAAGTTTATTTATCGGAGTAAAACCATGTCAGAAAACAATCCACTAAAACAATATTTCAGAAAACCAGGAATATGGATTAAGCTACCCAGTCAAGGTCAATACTATGACACTAAACCTGCTGACTTCAATGACATGGGCGAAATTGCTGTATACCCAATGACAGCCAAAGACGAACTATTGATGAAAAACGCTGATGCACTGTTAAACGGAACTGCTATCACACAATTACTTAATAGCTGTGCACCCAGTATTACTAGCGTAGATACAATGCCTGCTATTGACTTAGATGCTGTGTTGCTGGCCATTAGACGTTGTACATACGGCGAAGACTTGGATATCGAAACACAGTGTCCTAGCTGCAATACCAAAAACGAATCTGTGTTAAATTTAAATCATTTTATATCCAGCATCACTACTGTAGATAAGATTGAACCAATTGTATTAGACGATGGTATCAAAGTTTTTATTAAACCAGTTAACGTAAAACAACTATTAAACTTAAATTGGGTGCAGTACGAAGAAGTTAGAAACATTCAACTTGCTGAACAAGGCAATATGGATGAAAAAGAAAAAGTTAACATACTGCAAAAGAGCTATCATACATTAACTAATCAAAATTTATTGATTATAAGTGCTTGTATCGATACAGTGTTGTTACCTGATGGTGTCACTGTAACTGATAGCGCAAACATTAAAGAATGGGTAGAACAAATAAGCCGGCCTGAATTCAAGAAGATTGAAAACGGCATCATGTCATTGGCACAAAAAGGCATGAAAAAGAATTTTAATGTCAACTGCCAAGGCTGTAGCACTGACTACGAATCCAATATAGATTTAAACCCAACAACTTTTTTCGCATAAGGCTTTTGACAGCAAAGTCAGGCCCTGAAGTTCTTAAGTTATTAAACAACTTAGACAAAGAGTCAAAAGCCCTTATAGAAGATGTTGCAACATTGGCCATATACTCAGGACAGAGTTATGAACAAGTATGGAATTTAACCCATGAAGAGAAGAGAATATTCCTTAAAGTACTAAAAGAGAAAATTAGTATAGATAAAGGCATTAAGCCAACACAAACATTAACTCAAGAAAGATTTTAAGTTGTTCATAGAACAACAAGAATTATGTTTTATACGCTTACGCTAACAAAACACAATTCTTAAAATTCTTTTCTAACATATTCAACGATACTATATAAGATAATATATGCCAAGGTTTTGCAGTCGTACTTCGCCCTGTTAAGGGCAAAAGTAAAAATAACATGCCAGAGGCCCATTATCGTAATCTATCACTACAACTATTACTAGTAAAGGCGGTTACGCTGTACCTTTTTATGTAGCTCTTCAAATATAACGCAGAATTAAGTAGCCAATAGATAAACAGCTTAATTCTTGTGGGTTGTAATGACTCAACAGTGCCCACTCTTTTTGTCTATACATACACATGCCAGCGTCTTTCAAGACTAACGCTTCGTCCCAACATCATTGGGGTAGTGGCAATCATGTCTCTGCTACTGCTCAGAATTTCCTACCGTCACACATCAGAACGGATTCGGGCGCCTATTTAACTTGCCGGCGCTGGCATTATCAGTAGTGTCTTTGTGGCTGTTGCCGATTTAAATTTTGTTTATGATATGGGATCCGTGTACTCTAACGGATATATGGCCATTGTAGTAGTCAGTTGATTCAAGAACTTTTCTATCAAATTGTTCTTTAGCTTCGAGGTATGAAGTATGGGCCTTAGATTTGCAGTAGTGTAGTATTTCGCGGGTGAAATTTTCTTTGCCAAGAGTGAGTATATCTTTGTTAAGTTCGTCGGAAGAACCATAATAGTCCATCCAGTCACTGTCGATTTTGCTTCTAATTTTTTTCTTCTTTTTAGTACCGTTTTTTAGTTTTACTGTTTTATAAGTGGTCTTAGAGAATTTTGCTAATTTTTTGCCGATGTATTTGCGGCCTGTGATTGTATTGGTAATGAGATAAACAAAACCAACACAATCCTCAGGAAGTGATTCTACCGAAGTTCCTTCGAACAACCATGTCATTTAGCTGACAATGCTGCCTTTTCTTCCGTAATCTCTTTACGTCTTTGTTTAACTAGTTTAGCAACTTCTTGTAGTGCCTTACGAGCACGACCTGCTGCCGCTTTGACTTTTTTAGTTGTAAACTTTTCGTTTTCTTCAATATAAACTTGAAATTGTTTAACCAATTCTTCTTGTGTGTTTACTGGTGTTGTGTTTTCTTCTGTCATTTTATGCCTCTACCATTTCTATATCTGTATTAAAAGTTGTAAAGCCGTTTTCTTTAACAACTTGTAGTATGTTATTTACTCTTCCGACCAGTTCATCTCGGTGGCTAATCAAGAAGATATTCTTCCGATTTTCTCGAGCCATCTTTTTAAGCAAGCCCAAACTGTTGTCAACGCCATTGGCGTCCATACCACTGTCAATCATTTCGTCGATAAACAACAAATTGATTGGCCTATTCAAACTCTCATAGACATCTCTGAATGCCCACGACAAGCCCAAAATAAGTCTATTACGTTCACCTCGACTCAAGTTATCAAAATCAAACTCTTGTCCAAGTTGCGTAATGTCTACTTCCAAGTCACTGCGGAATTTTACTTCATGCGGTAACGCTAGCTTTTCTAAATAATAAGCAAGTCTATGATTTAGGTAAGCCAAGTTCTGTTCAATAATACGCTTACGAATAAAACTATCTTTACTGGTCAACAGTTTAAGCAAGAACTCTTGATGCTCTTGCAATTTAGTCAACGCATTGATAGTATCAAAATTAATTTCTTCCAAAGCAGTTGTTTTAAGATGTTCAATCTGTTCAACATATGGATCAATATCTAATGCTCTGCGTTCAAACTGATCCTGTGCTGTTTCTAAAGTACTCTTATGATTGACAGCATCGTCGATGTTAGAATATTTTACTTTAGGTGCACTGCCCAACTTACCCAGATCCAAAATTTGTTTTTCTACTTTTTTGAGTGCTTTTGATTCGTTGTCAAGTTCTTCAGTTAGTGTAGCAATAGCATTATTGATATCATCTAACATACTGGCTTGTTTGTCGTCGTGTACATCTTGCCCACAAGCATGACACTTGTGTTCCAAAGCATGTCCCTGAGCACTGGCCAAGTCAGCGAGTTGTTGCGTAATTCTCTTTACTGCACTTTGATGTGTGGCTAAATCTTTGTTATGACGCTTGAGTTCTTTTTCATTAGCCTGCCATAATGCCAGTGCTTTATGATTTTCTAACTCTTGTGTAATATCAATGTTTAGTAGTTCGTCGATGGCCGCTGCCAGCTTTTCGAGCTCGTCGGTTTGTTTGGTCTGCCAAAGACGACTACGACGTTCCAAGTCGTCAATAGAGTTTTTAATTTTAGTGTTTGCATCTGATACTGCCTTAATTCTATATTCTTCTTCTTTGGATTGGTCCTTAGTGTTCTTAATAAGCTCTTTAAGCAAAGCGGCCTTTTCACTAAGTTGCGTAATGCCAAGAAGTTGTTCAATAATATCACGCTGATCATTTGTCTTAAGACTCAAAAATGGTTCAGTGTAAGTATTTAACGCACAAATATGTTTGAACATATCATGACTCATCCCAAGTAGACGTTCAATTTCTGCTTGGGTTTCTTTATTCTCGCCTTGTTGCTCTTCTGTTTCGCCTTTGTCAATTTCTTGATCATCTACAATAAATCGCAACACGTTGGGTTTACGCCCGCGTTCAATTTTATAGTTATGGCCGTTAATTTCCATCTCGCAAGTGACTAACATGTTTTTAGTGTTAGTTTTGTTGATGAGGTTATCTTTGCGGATGTTAGTAAGAGCATTGCCATATAACACATAGCTCAATGCGTTGACGATAGTAGTTTTACCTGTGCCATTACGACTACCATCACCGCCCAAGTCTAAGTTATTACCCAACACAAGAGTAAGACCATGTTGGTCAAATCTCAAACCTTGAGTAACGTTACCAACTGAAAGAAAGTTTTTTACAGTTAAATTTTTAAGTTTAATCATCGTTGTGTATTATACATGAAGTCCGTTGTAAATGTCAATGAGCGTTTGGCGATCAACTACATCGCTTTCAATTGCTGTAAGTTGACTGACAACAATTTGATCCACTGACTCAAAGTGTACATCACCACTCCAATCTTGTGTATGTTCTTCACGCTTGGCTGGAATAAGGTTTAGTTCTCGAAGATTGTATGTTTCCATCCAATTCTCTTTTAAGAATGTTGCTTCTTCAAAACTAATATCAGCATCGCAGGTAACACGCAGGAAACTATTTTTATTCATATACTTGTCAGGATCTTCAATCAATCTTGTAAGATCAATAGTTTTGAAACTGGGCGCATCTGGCCAAGCAATGTATCTAGGAGCAGTACCCCATTCCATAATCATCATGCCACGATCATCATCCCATGCATCACTGTAATTATGCGGGAAAGCATTGCCAATATACTGCACATTACCTTTACGTTGACGCAGATGGAAGTGACCGGAGAAAACATATTCTTGATTAGGAAAGTGTTCGCTGCTCAGTCCACCATGGTCGGGCATTTCAACCATAGCGTTCATTTTAAAGTTAGGAAGTTCAAAGTGGCCAAACACATAACGACTGTCAAGACGTTTCATGCTAGTCCATTCATCTCCTACTAGCCAAGGCACAAGACTAACGCCGCCTTCGGTATAAACATCATTAACCAAAACAACGTTTTTCTGATTTCTGATAAATGGAATACTTGTTAAGTCGCGCTTCTCACGATAGTACAAGTCGTGATTGCCAGGAATGAAGAAGAAGCGTTCAAAGTGTTTGCTGATATAATCAATGGCATCCACCGTATAGTTTAGCGTACTGACGTTAACTGTAGCACGATGGTGATGCCAGTCGCCCATAAAGATAGCAGTGTCGCAGCCTTCCTTTTGAGCAGTAGCACAAAACCATTTAACAAAACCCATACAATCATCATTGTGTGATTTTGAATTTTGTCGCATACCAAAATGGATGTCAGTAAAAACAGCCGCTTTCTTAAACATATCTGTCATATAAGTCCTTAATCTTTCAATCCTGCCAGACGATCACGTTCGTCGCGCATATTAGCTTCGTGTTCAAATTGCCTAGAAAAACTAGGATTGCTACCATATTCAATTAGCAAGTCATCTCGAATCATTTGGTTTTTCTTTTCAATATTAAGGATTCGAGTAAAACTGTTGTCAATGGCCGCTGTATAATAAGCAAAAGGATTTTGTGATTTTGATTCGTCAAACTGTAAACCGATTTGACTTAGTTGTAGTAATGCTTGGCTACGCATTTCATCTACGTATGTATAACCACGCCAGTTAAATCGCATACTGTAGCGTTCGCAGAGTAGCATATAACTCTTGGCAAGCTTTTTTGTTATCTCGCCATCTAAGCAAAACTCTCCAGTGTCCATGTCACCTTTCCAGTGACTTTTGCCAACGCAGACGAGTTTTTCTTCTCCGTCAACTTCTTCAAATTTAAAATGTTGATAGGGAGGAAAGTTGCATTTGCTGTGATGATCTCCACGATTTTTTGGAGTCTTCTTGCGTCCAGGTTCCAATGGCACATGATCATGTGTCATGATTCTAAATACAACGTCAGTTTTTGCGACTTTTTTATAGTCAATTTCAACTTCTGCTAATTTAGCTTTTGGGTTAATTTTTTGAGCTTCTGCTAAAGCAAGTTGGCTTAGTTTGAGTGCATGGTTGCGTTTAGCTTCTGCTATAGTTCTTATGTTAATTTTAGACACATCGGCTAAAATTAAATCATAATTACCATATTCGGGTTTTGTATAGCTACTGTAGTTGTTCTTACTAAGATGAATTTCTTTGAGTAATTCCTTGTTAGTCAAGTACTGTTTAGCTAGTGGGTTTGCTTGTGATGTTGCCATAGCATTTATTTTAACACATTCCTTTTAACAAAGTCAAGTCTTTTTGGAATTAAAACTATAGATTATTATACGCTAAATACTAGTATGAGCGTATTTTTAAGAGCAAAAAATCATGTGGGAACTTTGAAAGAATTGGGTTTCCAATATACTCCACAGATCGAGTATAGCAATGACGTCAAATATGACGCATACAGTCTCACGCACACCAATTATCAGCCGTATGCATATTCTAGAACAGAAAACCCAACAATCAATTTAACCTGTAAGTTTAGTGCTCATACCACAGAGCACTTTAATCACTGTGAATATGCTATTAGATTTTTACGCACTTATACCAAAATGAATTATGGCAGAACTGATGCTCAGCGCGGCCAAAGTCCGAGAATTTTAAGATTTTTTGCATACGGTAGTCCAATATTTAATAACGTACCAGTAGTTATTAGTAAGTTTTCAATGACATTCCCTGACGACATTGACTATGTTAAAGGAGTATTTTCTCCAGATGACAAACTAGTCGAAACCTCGCGTGATGTAAAAAAACCAACAACAGAAGTACCAACGAACGAAAACGGCGTTCCTGAAATGGTTATTACTGGACAAAGAACTAGAGAATTTTATTTGCCTGTATTTTTTACTATTAATATAGGTTTATTAATGCAGCCAAACATATACAAAACTGTCAATGAATTTAACTTAGAAGATTTTTCCAAAGGTGCATTGAGTTCGAAAGGATACATTTAATGGCATCAACTATTATTCCAACAGACATGTATGGTGATAGAAGTTTCCTTCGTCAGACATCCATTAAGAATTTTTACTTAGATGTATCGAGCTTACCGGCTGTAAATTTTACCAAAGGCGATTATGTTATTGTGCCACCTGAATGCGAACATAGAATAGATTTGTTTAGTTACCAGCAGTTTGGAACTAGTAGACTGTGGTGGATAATAGCATTGGCAAATGTAGATGTAATCAGAGATCCTATTTGGGATTTTAAGTCTGGTATGCAAGTCTTTATCCCAAGTGATTCTGCCTTATTGGAGAATTTGGCCGGGGTTAGATAATGTCTACAAAAACACACCCAAATGGACATTTCGGCGCAGACCGTGGCGGTAGACCACATGATGGCTGTGACTTTAGTACACCAGTAGGAACACCTTTATATAATACAACCCCTGTTACAGTTGTTCGCGTATTGGATACTCCAAATAAAACTGGCGGCAATGGCGTTATAGTTAGAGATCAATTCGGCACTGAATATTATTATGGACACTTAGATACTGCTCCTACTCAATTACGTCCAGGCATGCAGTTAGAACCAGGTACATATCTGGGCAGTACTGGTAATTCAGGTACAGATGGTTCCGGAAGGCCATATGCTGCACATTTGCATTTTGAAGCATGGCCCGGCGGAAAAAGACCAAAGAACGAAGGCGGCCGAGCAGCTGATCCGGAATCTATAGATCCTAATACCGGTAAACCTTATCTTAATGTTGCTACATACAATTTAGATAAAGATGGCAATCCTATTAATAATCTTAGAACAGGTATAGCTACACCAAATAAATTCAAAGCAGGAAAACCTTTACCTGACCCCAAAAAAAATCAAAATTCGGATTTAAATAACGATAGGCAAAAGAAAAAAGAAGGATTGTTTAATAAACCACCACCATCTAATACCCAGCCGAGAAAACCAAATAACAATGACTCATTGGGTGGATTTATGAAACAACGAGGATTACTAAACACCAACGACGTTCACAAAATGCACGACGGAGGATAACATATGGCACATACCTATTATACACGATTAACATTAGTACATCCAAACGATGTCAACAAACTAGATCCGAGACTGGGAGTAGTTATTGCCGAAACAGCCACTACTGGAAGATTCATTGTCACAGACGTCAGTTGGGAAGCTTCTATTAACGCTAATGCAATGACATTGATTGCTATGAATCACACAGGTGATTTAAAGATATATGAACCCACTGGCATGGCCATGCTGGATTATATTAAAGCCGCTGCCTTTCAAGTGGGGGTAATGAATTACCTTGATGCCAAATATCTATTAGAAATAGAAATATTCGGTGAGAACGTTCCGTTATCTGGAACACCATACAAATACATATGGCCAATTCTAATAATTTCCACAGAGGTCAAAGCTTCTGTCACTGAGAAAGGTACAGAATACAATATAAGATTTACGCACACTGGTAATCACGGACAAACGGATTTAGTACAGCCTATTAAAGAAGCAATCAAAATTGAAACTGGCACGGTTGGGGATTATTTTAGAAAATTACAAATAGAATTAGAAACAAAAGAATTTAAATATGCGGCCGCAAGACAAAAAGCAGGCAGTGGTGCAGCAGTTGGAGGCCCTAACCCTGCGAGCCAAGACGTGTTCCATGATGAATATCATTTCTTAGTTGAACCCAGAATAGAAAAATATGAATTCACTACAAAGGGCAGAGCAGATCCGGCAGTTCAAGGAACATGGGGAGGGTTAGGTGCATTCTTTGGAAAGTTTAATGTCAGTGTACGACCAGGCACTCCATTAACACAACAAATATCTAGAATATTACAAAGTACTAAAGATATATCTGATTTACTGCCTGGTCGTCCGCGCCCTCAAACTGCTGATGCAACAGGTAGCAGTGAACAAAGTAAAGCAAATTTAGAAAGTATGCTTGGTAGTGTATATCAATTTTTTAGAGTTGAAACCTATAGCGTTTACAAATCTTTTGATTATATTAGACAACGCTATGCTGTCAAGCATGTATTTTTAATTTACTTGGCTGATCAACCAAATATGTACCAGTATCCAGATGAGCTCGTTTTATTAAACAAAATGAGCAACAAAGACAAGGTACTTACAAAATTAAGATATTATTTACAAGAAGGATTGTTGCGTAAATTGTATTATTTTAATTACACTGGTATGAACACTGAAGTACTTCGCGTAGACATGCAGTATAATCAAGCCTTCAGCATACCTAGTTTTCCAGTTATATGGGCCGATAGAGGACAGACAGGCCCGGGCGCAATGAACATACAGAATTATAATCGTCGTATAAGTCCTTATGTTCATGCCAACGATGCTGGCACGGCTCGAATTGATATACAAACAATGCAACGCAAAGCTCAAGAACTAACTATGAGCTTAAAAAAGGACATGGAAAAATATGCCAAAGGAGATCCTGAAGCATATCAACGTTATCTTAACAGAAAAGGTAAACAAGCTCAGCAAGACTATAAAGATATACAAGACTATATTGCTTTTTTAAATAAAGAAATTGTTAAACGAGAAGAAGAATTTAATACGCAAATACAAAAAGTAACTGGCACTAGTATCAAAAACAGAAAAGATTTATTCGATACTTTAGTCTATGCAGAAGATGTTGGCAAAGATAAAAATGTATGGGAAACAATATACAAAAAAGCCATTGAAATGGATTATCCTAATTTGATTCCTAGAATGGAACCAGATGTTATCGGCGAGCAAGTTGACATTGTTAAATCCGAAAACGAAAAGTTAATGGAAAAAATATTCGCAGTTCAACTAGCACCTCGCGACTTAATGAATTTGGACATGGAAATTGTAGGGGATCCTTATTGGCTGGGTGTTCCTAATTTATTAGTAAATGGGCAAACAGGATTTAATAAAATAGAATTGCCTAGTTCAAATGAAAATGAGATTAGGGCTATGATCAATGCACGTATGCCCGGCATTGAACCAGGATGGGCGTCAAAAGAACCAGTATGGAAAGATTATGGCGTAGCGCAATGGTATAAAGGAAGCCAGTTATTTTATTTCTGTACAATGATGCCTGATGGTGGTTACAATGATCAAGACATGTTAACGTTTAATTACAATGATCAAATCGTTGGCATTTATAGAGTTATTAAAATTGAAAATTCTTTTAAAGAAGGTAAGTGGACACAAAAATTAATAGCATCCAGAGATCCTACAATACCTAGTCATATTTTGCCTAGAGCCAATTTAACAGAGGGCGGCGATGTGTCCTTTGAAGATTGGGCAGATGGAGTACTGGCATCAGAAGACAGAGCTCGTGATAGAATCAATGATCTACGTAGACAAGGCGCTGAACAACGTGATGCCGAATTGAAACAAGAAGCACTGTCTGGAGATCAAGGTGCCGGCGCAGGAGGAGTAACAGCTCCTAATACCGTTGCTACTATAACCGGAATACCAGACGCATTAACTAGACAACGAATTATGTTAAGAGATGATCCTCCGCCAGCAGTTGCTGATCCAGTGACAAATGCACAGGCTATGGTCGATAATGGTAAATCTAGAAATGAAGCATACGAAGCTGCCAAGAGACAATACAGCGAAGAAACAAAAGCTTATTATAAGCATCTAGAAGGAATAGACAAGAAAGCCTATGCAGAAGCCGGAGTTCCAAATTATTCACCATACTCAGCTGAAACACTGGCCGGCCTTGCTATGACTAAGAGCGGAGCAGGTGGATTAGATGATTGGAAGAATAACAATACTGCTCGCCCAGGCCCTGCAGAAGTTAATAACCCATTGGGAGTAGGCTATATTGCCAATCGAAACAAATACAATGGATACAACACATGGGAAGAAGGCTTGAAAGCCGGCAACGAATATTATAACTATGGAGTTGGAGTGATACCGTCTGGTTCGAAAGGTCCTGATAGATATTTAAAGCCAAGCAGTTTGACGTCAAAAGATGAATTTGAGTATATCAGAAAAGCAGCATTAGGAGGTAAAGGATAATGGCAAGAGTTCCTAATCCCAATGGCAATAAAAAAGCTCCAGCTAGTTATGTAGATAACAGGGGCGCCGGCGTACCTCGAATGTATGGGGTATATATCGGTATTGTTAAAAAGAATGACGATGGCCAAAACATGGGCCGCTTACAAGTATACATACCTGAATTTGGAGGAGACCCTGAGGAAGAAAGTAGTTGGTATGTGGCTAATTATGCTAGTCCTTTTGCAGGAACGACAAGTATATTTGATCAGGGTACTAACGTAGAAGAATACATTGATACTATTAAGAGTTATGGATTCTGGGCAGTACCACCTGATATAGATGCTAGAGTATTGGTAACATTTGCGGATGGTAAGACTGACCTGTGTTACTGGTTTGCTTGTATGTATCAGCGTGGCACACAGGTCAGTGTTCCTGGAATCCCTGCCGGTAAAACACATAAAGGCGAAAACATACCAGTAGCGCCAAAAAATAGAAAAGATCCAGATCCAGATTTAGAAAAATACGTGGCACATGCGCCTGCATATAATTCTTTAAAAATGCAGGGATTAGAAAATGATCCTTTACGTGGAACAACTAGCAGCGGTGCAATGCGAGAAACTCCTAGTAAAGTTATAGGTTTATTAACTCCTGGCCAGCATCAATTTGTATTAGATGACGGCGACAAAGATGGTAACAATAAATTAATTAGATTAAGAACAACCAACGGCACTCAGTTATTATTAGATGATGTTGCTGGGCACATTTATCTCATTAGTAAAAATGGTGAAAGTTGGGTAGAGTTGAGTGCAGATGGCAGAATACATTTATATGGCAGCAAAGACATAAACGTCAGAAGTCAAGAAAATATAAACTTATATGCAGACAATAATGTTAATATAGAAGCAGGATTGAATATTAACATGAAAGCCAATTTTGGTAGTTTTCAAGTCAGCGCCGGCAACGAAGTTTCTATGCTAGCGGCAACAAATACTAAAATTAGTAGTGGCGAAACAAGTAATATTTTAAGTGGAGTAGCACATTATGAAACAGCTGGCGTTATTCATATGAACGGTCCCGTTGCTGATGCTGCCAATGAAATACCAATGTACAACCTAGCTGTTAATCAAGGCGTAAAGGAAAGTATTTGTAGCATTGTACCAGAACATGAACCATGGGCCGGCCACAGTGGAATGATTAATCCTGTGGGCACTGGTAATATGCAAATGCAATCTGATCCTGCTCCTAATCAGATTCAGCCTAGAAAGCCAAAAGAGAATGAAGCACCTGCACCTATTGTACCTACTCCCAATAACGATGAAGAAGTAGCAGTAGAAGATGCAACAGTCAGTGAAAAAATTGTCAGCGTTATTAAACAACAAAACGGATACACTCCGGTTAATACTGCTGATGGTAAAGGCGAGAGCGGTGGCTACGGAAGTGTGATAATTCCAGAAAAAGCAACTCCTCCTTATACAGGAGCAAAAGGCTTTGATTTAAATTTGCCACCTGGAAATGGATCAGTGTTGCTAGGTACAAATATTTTTAAAGATTTCCAAGCAAAGTTATCAGCCGCAGGTAATGCAATTACTACTGGATTAAAAAGTGTCACTGAAAAAATATCACCGACAAATAGTGTAGTTGCTGGCGGAGTATCAGTTGGCACCGGCTCGTCTATGGACCTAAGAAAAATCTTAAGTCAAGGTATCAGTCCAGACAATGCACAACAAATGTTATACAATGATATTGCACGAAATCAACGCGATGTTAAAAATATGCTAGCATCTACGGGAGTAAAAAGTGTACCACAAAACGTGTTTGATGGTTTAGTGAGTTATCAAAATCAAACAGGCGATGCTAGCACAGCATTTGTAAAAGGACAAAAAGTAGACTTAACACCTTTGTATAAAGCAGGTGCATGGGACCAGGCAGCTAGCTTTATCGCCGCAGACGAACGAGACAGAAATCGTCGAATTTTAGAAGCAAGCATCATTGCCAATAATAATTATGGCCCTGAAATCAATGAACAGCAGATTATTAATAAAGGCATTGCTAAGACCAATGAGATGATTGCTAAAGGTAAACTAAATCGACAAACAAGTAGTCCTGCCACAGACCAACAGTTAATTGCTAATGCAACAAACTATTTTAGGCAGACTGGCACTCCTATAGAAGGATCTACCTATGCACTTAATAGTCTAGTTAATAAAAATGTCACAGATGGCAATTTAGAAAATATTGCTAGACAGGGCTTTGTTGGCCCGTGGCCATATTAATCGCAGACTTCTTCTAACCAAGGATCGTCTTCGATGCCGAAGGTTACTAGGTATGTACGGCCATTGTGTTCGTATTCGTCAGTCCATAACCGTTGATTGTTTGCCGAACTTACAGGAGTTTTGAGACTGAGTATAAACATTAGATTCTTATACTCTTGACCTTTTATGCGGCGCTTGTCCGGACCCATTACTCTACGTAAAAACGCCCGAGCTTCTTCGGGCGTCATGTCTAGCACATTAGACTTTTTTGACATAAGGTGTAAGATCCGGAGGAGTCCAACCTACAGGCTTCAAGACCTTACCATCTTCACGCTTACGAACCTTGCCAGTTTCTTTATCAATCTTGGCAAAGTTAGTGCTCATAACTTCTTTCCACGCACCTTCGCCATCCATACCAGCCGAGTGAATAGCACCAATGGTAACAACAAGAATATCTTCCAACGCATCTAGCGTCTCTAACAGATCGTTGTTGTTGATTGCTTCTTTAAGCTCTGTAAATTCTTCTTCAATTAATTTTACATACAATTTAAATTGTTCTTGATTAAAGCCTTCGACTGTCTGATCGCAGGCTCGCATAAATTTTTCTTGATCTCGAAAAGGGTTTGTCATAATGTTAGTTGTTCCATAAAATGCTCATGCACTGGCATATGTGCTAGGGGTCTGAGCCACCCTTTACTATAAGCTTCTGCTATAATAGTTTTATAATAACTAGGACACTGGTCAGTGATCTCAAACGAAGCTCTTGGCCATAAGATCATACCATCCGGACAAAACATAAAGTCATTGTCCCCTTGTTTGATTGTTTTAACGGCTGTTTTTATCACGATTGAGCCATTCTTTAATAGCAGTGAACAAATTTAAAAAACGCATGGAGTGAGTATTAATCATAGGTTTATGATGTGGGCATCGGCCTTGATTATAATCGCACTGTATCGAATACTCTTTTCTACATGTAGTACATTTCATTTTTTAAGATTTTCTATAACGAGTTGCTCAGCATCATCCTGCCTGCGCTTTTGATCGAATTCAACAGCCTTAACAAACATCATATCCACAAGTTCTGCCATGATCTGTTTACCAGGATCTTTTAAACTAGAGTATTGAGCGCCTACGGTACTGATATAAGATTGTTCTTTGTCTCTAATAGTAGCCATTAACTGTGCGGCAAGTATCATACCAATTTCTTTATCGGTAAGCATATTAGCCTTTTTTAAGGAGCTCGATGAACGCAATTTTGCCAAGGCTTTCTCCAAAGTCCTCGTCACTGCTAATAATATGTAAGCTCGTTTCATGACGATCACGTTTTTGATCGTAGTGACTAATTTCGACAATCTTGCCTCCTGAAGCATTATATACTGTAAATCTCAAAGGTTCGTTTTCACTGCTTAGTGTCTGATTGTGTCTACTACTGCCAATAGCGGAAATAGTATTCATTTTTCTATCATCACGAAACGTAAACGCATTTTCGGTTGGAAAAATAAAGTTATGTAGTTTTGTTCGTAGCCAATTTATCATTCGAATATCCTTAATGCTTTAATATCTTTATGCTTGACAATTATAACATTATAAATTTTTTTGTCAAATCTAATAGGTAAATCCAAATGAATGCTAATACGTGGTCCTTCTAGCTGACTAATTACAGTATCGTTGCCCACAGAACCTATAAATGGAATTTTATTCCAATGACCGAATACTCTGTCACCTAAATGCCAAATTGGTTTATAGCCAATGCGGTTAAAATAGTCTGTTTGATTAGCCATTCGACACTTTGCCTACAACAATAATCATTAACCAGAAGCTGATTGCACCACACATCAGACTATAGGCTGCATATTTCAATCCGCTTTTGCCTTCAATTTTCTCTACCTGATATGCACACCAGTGAAATCCGGACAGAAAAGCCAAAAGGAACGTAAGGGTTAGAAAAACTATTATCATAGTTTTTCTCCAGGAACAAATCCGCGGAATCGCAAAAAGCGAGGGAATCGCAAACTATACGTACCGTCTTGATTCTGTGTAATAGCATCGGCTCTTACTTCAACCACTGCTCCAAGTAATGAATCACGACTAGTCCAAAAAGTGATGCGATCGCTATCAGAAAAACCGCTACCGCAATTGACTTGAATAAACTTTCCTCCGTCGTCTCCTGCACAGATAAGTGCTCCCAATCGTCCTTCGTTTCGTCCTGTTCCTTCTTCGACACCTTGCACCTCCAAACTTACCTCAATAAAAGGTTTTAGTTTCAACCAAGCATAACTGCGCTTGCACTCATAAGGAGCCTCAGGGTCCTTAATCATAATGCCCTCGTAGCCGCCTTCGATGGCCAGTGCATTAATTTCCTTGAAACGTTTTTGGCCAGCTTCTGTGTCCAAATCAACAAGTTCTTGCCCTACAACAGTTACGTTGGGCAATGCATCTTTGTTGAATGCAAACCATGAATTGATCCACTCACTACGTTGTTCTTGTGTAGTGGCACTTTCACCAGATTCAAACTGAACTAATGGCAATGCGTCAAACAAGTTCAGTACAGCATCATTAGCTTTAACATTACTTTTACGATGCACTTGCTTCATCAAGTCTTGGAAACTGCTACTCATAATTTCGCCGTCCAAGACCATAGGCTCTGTAAACTGTCCAGCAATCTTGCTCAACTGCTCTTTAACATGCGGGAAATTTACCAGTTCCTTGCCATTACGGCTAAATTGATCAACACGGCCGTTGGGATGGACAATAGTAATAACACGAACTCCGTCAAGCTTGACTTCGATAATTCTTTTGCCAGTAACTTTACTTTCATGATTAGCACTATCATGAGCAAGCTGACAACCAAAAATAGGGATGATATAACTAGCATATTTCTTTTCTACAATCTTATTAATTGTTTTTTCGCTAGTACCGCAACGCAGGTCCTTGATAAGGATACGGCGATACCAACCATTCCACTGTGCTTTTGTAGCACTCTTCATCATTTGAGCAACTGTGTCGCGGGCAAGGTTGCCTGTGAGACTGCGATTAACAAAGCCAGTGATAATGAGACTAAAACTATCCCAATCCAAACCAGCACCATCTGCATCTGTCTTTTCTGGAATTTGTTTAAGCCCAAACGTAATCATAGGGTCAAGTGCTAGCCTGCACCCTTCAAAAAACTCAGTGTTACCTGCATCTGCTTGAACTTGAATGATAGCTTCTTTGTTTAAGCGACTGGCATGTTTTTCCAAATCGCCGATGACTTGCCAAGGTTTGTCCATAGTGGTCCCGTAAAAAATTCTCTATACCATTATTATAACAGTATAGAGAATTTGTGTCAATTATTTTCGTAGACGGTTTTTTATAATGCCCAATGAGTCCAAAATATTTGCAATATTTTCTGGTAGCTCAACATCAAACATGATTAGTTTACTAGTCTCACGTCTATATTTGTTTTGGATTAATTCAGTTTGCAGGTTTGATAGTGCCGTATGTATATCGGATCTATCATCATCCTTACTAATAAAATGGAATTTTTCTAATTGGTTATATCGTCGAGTTTGATACTCCACGTTTAAGTCGTGTCCTCGATAACCAATTTCCACTTCTTTTAATGCTTTCAGATTGGAAAAATAATTTATAGCCTGCAAACAACTTAGATTTTTAGCATCGTGTTCTTTGTAAACATCGTAAGGATAACTCTCCACTGAATGTTTGTGGAATTCTGTGGCTTTTTCTTCTAAAGATTTTAGTACAAAATCTATGGTTTCCAATGTAAAGTTAATCGTAATCGTGTTCATTCATTAAGTCGTATCGCTTTCGATACATAATTGATAGTTCGTCTTTTAGTTTAAGTTTCTGCTTTTTAAGGTCTTCTGCTTCATATTCATTCCAACTTTTTTGAGCAAGCAGTGCATCCAATTTTCTTGATACGTGTGTATGTTGATTGTCCAAAGTGCGTATGTGGTGTTCGATAGAGTCTATGTCCATTTTTAGCTCCTTTCTTTACAGAATGTGTGTTGACACAATATATTTAATGTTGTATAATTATTTTTGATAGCGTCAATGCTATTTCATACCAAAATAAATTTTAATAAAATGAGCGATACATTAGTTTTAAACCACGACGGTACTCCATTGAGTATGTTACCTCCCAGCGTCATTGACTGGCAAATGGCAGTCAAATTGCTTTACTTAAACAAAGTGATGGTAATTAAAGAGTACGACGACTGGACGATTCATAGCCAACATTTGGAGCTAAAAGTTCCTAGTATCGTTATGACTAGGCGTTATGTTAGACCCCGTCAGCGTGTGTTGTTTAATCGTAAAATGGTTTATTTGCGTGACAACTATACTTGCCAGTATTGCGGCGAACAGTTCCAAGCCAAAGACTTAACCTTGGACCATGTCAAACCAAAAAGCCGAGGAGGTGGTAGCACTTGGAGTAACTTGGTAACTTGTTGTGGGACTTGCAATTGGCTTAAAGGCGCCAAAGTAATCGAGCCACTGACAGTGCCCAAAGAACCTAATTATTGGCAAATGGTCAAGGCTGCTAAAATGGTGATCCCATACTCAATGAGAGATCCTGCTTGGGGAGAATATTTAGGCTACAGCGATGTGCCTAAGTAGGCAATGAAATAAAAGGGGCCCAGAGCCCCTTTTATTTTGACTTGTAAATTAGATCTAAGCCGCCCATCTTGCCGGCATAAATGCCGTTTTCGTGTTGACTGATAAGGGTAATTTTTACCCCTTGTATCGCTGCGATTAATAATCTATCATTCATGTCAATGACATTGGCAGTCATTGCTTTGTTATTGTTTTCGCAGATAATATTAACAGTGTCAGGTATATTTCTTTTTTGCCAATCATTTTTGTTCATAGTGCGTCCTATCGTTAACTACTTATATTATTTTATAATAAATATGAGTATGCGTAAATTTAAAGGCTTTAGTACAGTAGATAAACAATGGGGCAACTTCAAGTTATATGACATTGAACTTGCTAAACGCGACCTTTTGAACGAGTTATACACTCGAAAAGGCGAACGAATCATGAGTCCAGATTTTGGTAGTATAGTATGGGATCTGTTGTTTGATCCTATAACCGACGAAACCGTTCGACTGATAGAAGAAGACATGCAACGAATACTGACTAAAGACCCTAGACTAGAATTAAAACAATTAGATGTAAGGGAAGATACAGACTCCCAGATCATCACAGTAGCGATTATACTGAACTATGTTCCTACAGCAACATTAACAGAGCTTGTTGCTACATTTAATCGAGATACCGCAGTAAGCAGACTACAAGGATAAGAGTAATGCCAAAAGCAATTAGACAAGAAAATTTATATGGAGCAGAAGATTGGAGTATAGTTTATTCCAGCTTTAAAAATGCCGAATTCATTAGCTATGACTTTGACACACTGCGTCAAAGCATGGTTAATTACATGCAAACTAACTATCCTGAGGAATTTAACGATTACATCCAAAACAGTGAATTCATTGCGTTACTAGATTTAGTTGCATATGTAGGGCAGAACTTGGCATTCCGTATGGATTTGAATGCTAGAGAAAATATTTTAGACACAGCAGAAAAACGTGAAAGTGTGTTACGTATTGCACGTATGCTTTCATACAAACCAAAACGTGTTCGTCCTGCACAGGGATTTATGAAAGTAGTAAGTGCAGTAAGCAGTGATCAGATTCTTGATAGCACCGGTGTAAACTTATCTAATAAAACTATTCAATGGGGCAGCGATCCCAGCGAATTAGAATACGAACGATTCATCAGAGTCATGAATGCAGCCTTTGGCGACAACAACAAATTCGGTAATCCAGTTAAGCGAACAACAAATAGCATAAACAGCACAGTCTACGAAGTATATAATTTTAACAATACAAATTCTATTGTTAACTTCCCGGTTCGCGCTGTAGTAGATGGATACAGTTTGAATTTTGATTTGGTACCGGTTGATATTAACACTTTGGGAATTATTTCACAAGTAGAGCCGGATTACAATACAGCATTTAGTGTGTTGTATCGTAATGACGGTAAAGGTGTTGGCAGCACAAAAACGGGTTTTTTCTTTTTAGCCAAACAAGGTTATATTGCTAATACAGTACAAACTCTATTAAGTCCAACAGCCAATGCAGTCATTGATATTCCAATGACTGATAATATCAGTGAAGAAGATTTCCACGTACAAACAATAGACGAAAACGGATCTGTTATTAAGACATGGACTCGTGTAAGCAATTTAGACTTTAGTAACATTGTTGTCAATGAATACGGCGCAGCAAATAAAGATCTCTACGAAGTATTGTACAGTGATGCTGACATAACTAGCATCAAGTTTGGTGACGGAACGTTTACTAATGTTCCTACTGGTAATATTCGCGTCTGGTATAGAACCGCAGAGAATAATTTTATTAGAGTCAAGTCTGGAGAAATTACGAACGTTACTTTTGATATCAGCTATCGCAACGCCGATAATCAAACACATACATTGTCACTGACAATGGAATTGCAAGACAATATGGTCACTGGCTTGCCATCTGAAACAGTTGACGAAATTAAACGTAATGCACCAGAAGCATTCTATAGCAAAAATAGAATGGTTACCGCAGATGATTACAACGGATTCCTGCCAACGCTAAACAATGACGTATTAGTTCTTAAGGCAGAAAATAGAACATTCAGTGGCCACAGTCGTTATGTTGATTTAAAAGATCCTACAGGTAAGAATCGTCCATTGATAGAATTTGCCGATGATGGTTATTTGTACAGAGAAGAATCTGTTAAGAACACAGTTGTTCCAGATGACATTACAAGGCGCACAGTTGATTTATTAGATGAATATATCGAAAGTAAATTAAGCAACGTTGGCCTATTGAATTTTTATTATGGTAAATTAAATTTAACCAACGTAACAGGCAATGCCGCATTAAATTATTTTCCGACAGTTAATATTGGAAAAACAATTTACTATACAACGTTGACTAATGCAATCGGTGTAAATGATATTTTCAGTTCAATGGTAGTTGATCATACAAACACAACAGACCCATACGATAACTTTGACATCGATGGCGGCATGTTAATGATCGATGATGAATTGTTCACTTACAGAGAGTTACAGCAAAATAGTCAAAATTCGACCTTCATTGGTGTTCAAAGAGCCGCACAAGGAACAGCAGCCGCAAGCCATACCGCTGGCTCTAAAGTTTATAAAGTGTTGGACTACCGCTGGAGAGTTGCATATAATGATGCCAATAGCAGCAATGGTTATATTTCGGAATCTAACGGTAACGCTACTCCTGTTAAGTTGGGCTTTACCACTGGCGCTGAATTGCGTTCGTTGAGACCAGGTTCTGTATTGAGATTGCAAACACCGGAAGGAGTTAATCGCTGGGCCAACGTATATGATATTAAAGGTGATGGTCTTGGTATTGAAAACATTGATTACGTTTATACTGGTTTACTGGTAAACGGTATGGGTACTGTTGAGATCAGTAAATCTATAACGTCTTTGGATTTAATCAAAGAAATATTGCCTCCATTTACACGAGTTTTTGATGATTTAACTAGAGCTACAATTATCGATAAATTAAATGCAAAAGAAAATTTTGCATTGAAATTTGATAACCTTACTCCTAGATGGATAGTGATCAACAGTCTTGTCGACGTTGAATCAACTTGGAATAGAACAAGTGATAATAATGAATGGTTGATTGCATGTATAAGAGATGGTCAAGGCTGGAAGATTACTATTCGACAGCTTGACTATATCTTCGGCAGCGATGAGCTTATTAGATTCTATAACATTAACTGGAGTCCTACGTTCAATCCTAGTTTCCCATCATTAAGTAAAGATACTATTAGTCTGTTACAAATGGGCGCCAATAATAAAATACAAGAATCTAAATCTTATAAGATCAGCGGTTACTATGTTTATGATGATGGATACACTGATAACAGTAAAGTTAAAGTTACCCCATTGGACATAGACAATGACTTTTTACCCGACGATCCTGAACACTTTATTTCGCTAGTACGTGATAGCAGATTAAATTTAGTTAACTACGAAGAAGGCGATTTTAGTTATCTTGTACCGGTAGAAGTATCGACACCAGAAAGTGTAGTAAAAGTAGTTCCGGGCATTAACTCCGTTCCGTTTAAATGGGAACACTCGGTAGAAATAGACCAGTCACTGGATCCGAGTCTAACAAACATCATTGACGTCTATGTGTTAACTAAGACATATAATGATGATTACACATCATGGAAAAGAGCTGCTGATACTAATGTACTCGCACCCTTACCGCAAACATCAGAAGAATTAAGAAATAGTTTTTCTGGTTTACTAAGTTATAAGATGATGACTGATGAGATTATATTTCATCCGGTAAAATACAAACCTTTATTTGGCAATTTGTCAGACAAGGAATTTCAAGCACAATTCAAAGTGGTTAAAAATATAAAAAGTAAATTAACAGACAGCGAAATAAAAAGCAAAGTAATTGCCGCAGTTGATACCTTTTTTACTCCGGGCAATTTTAGCTTTGGGGAAACATTTTATTTCACAGAATTGGCAGCATACATACATACAAGTTTAAGTACAGATTTAAGCAGTGTGGTAATTGTTCCATTAAATCAGGAAAGTAAATTCGGTACGCTATTCCAAATTCAACCAGATAGGAATGAAGTTGTTACTAGCGTAGCAAATGTAAATGACATTATAGTTATTTCAGAAATCACTGACAGCAACATTAGGATCGGTCGATGAGCAGACAAAGTAAAAAACCAAATCAACAACTAGCACAAAAAGTTAGTAACTATAAATTACTGCCTAGCGTTTTAAGCACAGAACCTAACAAAAAAATGTTAGACTCTACGCTGGACGTAATGACCAGTAAAGGACAGTTATTGCCTTTTAAAGAAACATATGGCTTACGATCTGCAAGTAATAGGCCAGAAGAGTTCTTAAAAGTTGAAAGCAACGAGGTTCGTCGAGAGAGTCAAGCAAATAATATGCTAGTGATCTCTGATTCAAGTGACACTTACTTGGGCAAAAGTTCTTACATTGATATAGAAAATTACTTAACTATTAAAGGTTCTCCTTTAAAAGACGGAGTTATGCTTGATAAAGACATTAATGTATTAGAATTGCCAATCAATCCTGTACGTCTGACCGATTATAACTTATTTTACTGGATCGCTAACGACATGCCAGCATGCCGGATACACGCTAATCCGGGTCCAAATAATACTAACAAATATAGTATTGCTACTGAAATAGTTGGAAGACCTTTTGCTGAGATTATAGATGATTTGACAGGTCAAACATTAGAACTGCAAAATGGCATGACTGTTTATTTTACAGGAAATGTTGATGCTGCATATAAGACAGAAGATGAAAACAATCCTGAGTTATATTACGTATATGGTGTAGGTGATGGTATAGCATTATTACCTGCAACTGCTATAGACAAACGAATTCCGGATAGTTGGCTCAAAAAACGTCCATGGGATAAGACCAGCGAGTTTGATGACCCACCTGCTATTAAATGGGACAGCGAAACCTGGGACGGTAGCATGATTGTTACCAGCGAGCCTGAATACATAACACAGGAAAAAACTATTCAACCTAATCATTGGCAAGTAATAGATCACTGGTATCATATTAATACTATTAAAGCTGTTGCTAAATTTTTAGGCGTAAGTCTAGAAGAATTCGTTACGGCACAAAATAAAGCTAAACGTCCTATTATTACTTTTATCAGAGGAGTAAAAATATACAATTGGCCTAGCGCAACAAAAGCAGAGATTAAAAGTATTTTACCATATACAAAAACCGTATATCAAAGTCCAACTAGAACAACATTAAAAGATAGTTCTGGTTATACAATACAGAACAATGACCTTATTGTATTTGAAGATACACCAGGAGTACACAGAGTATCTGGCGTAGGCACTGGGATAGTATTCACGCAAATCAACGTTACTATCAACGAGAATGACGGAGCACTTATTGTTGCTAATTCAGATTTGCGTTATCATAAAGTTATATACAAAAACAATAAATGGAGTTTAGCTCAGAATAAAACAACACCTAATCAAAACGTATTATTTGAATTCTATAAAAGCGATGGCGTTAATTTAGAAGATTTGAATGAAACTCAATTTGCTGGCGGAACTATCTTGGGTTTCCAAAATGGTCCGACATATGATAATATACTTGCTAAAAATATCAAAGTAAGTAATATTGATTTTGATTTAATCGATGAAAATAATCCTAGTGCAGTGAGTCCTAATCAGCTAAAATTTATAACAGACGTTGACGCATCGTATTCCTATAACGATGCAATCACAGGCGAAAATATTACATTATCCGGCCCTTATGGCTATAATTTCTTTAATAGAGTAGTGCCTTTTTATCAAAATAGAAAAGGATTAAACTTTACTAAACAATCACAGGATTTACAATTTGAAAGTTTAGCTGAAGAACCGTGGTCTGGTCTAGTAAGTCCTATAGCAACGGGTTTCACTACAATACATGCGTATTACGATACCAAAAAGATTTTAAGATTTTATTTCGATGTCAATGGCTACGGATTAATAGAATTTTCGAGTAAAAAAGGATATAACTCATTTGAATCGTTTATACCATTGGTATCTGGCGGGACAGTTAGAATAGTATGTCACGACTTACCGGGTCCTGTCACATTCTTTAAGACGTCAATAGTTGACAACATTACAACTCCGGTGCTATTAGAAGCACCTTACTGTGTTAATAACGGAATATCAAATGGTATTATAGAGTTAGACTTGTCTGATAGCATATTAATAGGATCGTCATATATCGATAACGAATTGTTTGTTACCAATACGAGACTAATGTGGACGTTTGCTACGTCTCCATATAAAACTGCAATAGTTAAGCCTGTCAATAAATGGAGATTCTTGCAAGACGTATATGCCAAAGATCAGACAAATCCGATATTCGATGAATATGAATATGTAATATCTGATATAACATTATTAGATGGATCTTTGGATGCTAATCAACGATTGATTGCTACAGATAGCTTAGATAGCAAAATTCAATCCGGCGACAAAGTAGTAGTCAATAGTATAGTGACATGGCCAACGACTAGAACAGCCCCAATGTCCCTGACAGTTAATCCTTTAAATCAAAAGCTGTCGGAAATTAATTATTATAGCTTGTATCAACATGCCACTAGTATTAAATCTAATTCTGCAAATATTAGGGAATCGTTTGACAATGAATCGCTATTGCAGACAACAGTACTCGGCGGTGGCACATTACTAAAGCATAACGAGCCATTGAGTAAATTTGCAATTACTTCTACTAACATGCCATTTGACTTGGGAGATCTAATGATCCGACAAGGCAAGCACTATGACAGTTTCTTAAACAAACTAAAAGTAGAATTAGAATCGGCAATAAATTCAGTCGACGAAACTAGATATTCAAGCCATGATTTACTAACAATGGCTATTTCTGGAATCTATGTAACAACTGCTGACAATAACACATTCTGGACTCATAGTAACATGATGGGTTGGGGAGAAAAGCTAGACAACTACAGAGAAGTAGATTTTGAAATTGGTAATGATTTAACATTTAACTTAACTGGCGATTTTGAAAACATCTCTCATCGTGCTGGTAAAGAATATGTCTTGCATTTAACACATAATAAACGCTATCTAAAAAGAGGCGTCGATTATATATTAGTAAGCGATATAGACAAGTATACTCACGTTGAATTTTTATCTGATGACTTAATTGGTGAGATTGTTAATATCAAACAATGGTATGGAAGATACAAAGCGCAGATACCAGCCAGCTTGGCTAAAATAGGTCTAGCGCCAGTATACCAGCCTGAAATTTATGAAGACACAACCACTCCTGGAAAATATTTTATGTATCGTCACGATGGTACTAGATATTATTTAGAAGCTGGAGTTGAAGATTTAGGTAACAACAAGTATTATCCATTGGATACTATTGACCAGTTACTTTATGAATATGAATTAGCAGTGTGGAGCAGCATATCATACGATGTAGAAAATAATAATTTTAGAAATTACATAGAAAGCATCCCTGGTTATTTTAGATTGCTTGAAAAAGGTCTTAACCCGGTTAGACAGATAATGTTAACTGAAGCAAATCAGTGGCTAAATCAAAATAATTTATTTTTAATGGCCAATAATGACTACGATGCAGCCAATGGTTTCACGTACATATATAAACTAGGCACCGGCGAAGACGTTTATAGTGTAACAGGATCATGGAGATTAATTTATCAATTCCTATTTGATACAGATCGCCCGCATACACATCCGTGGGAAATGCTGGGTCATACATTAAAGCCAAGTTGGTGGGATGCAAATTATTCATGGACAGATTCTACAAAAAGAGTACAATTAGAAAAAGCATTACGTACAGGTAATGTGGGATCGCCAACTAATAGAATAATAAATCCTAAGTTTGCCAGATGCAATGATTTAAGTATTGAACAGGAATTCCCTATTGACAGTAATGGTAATTTATTACCTCCTGACCAACTAAGTTGGTTGTGGTTATCTGCCATGGAAGCAAACGCTTCGTGGTTACCGGGAGAAGTCGGCCCATATGAAAATGTGTTCTACAATACACAATGGGGACTTGCTGCCAAGACTAAGATGTGGTATCTTCGTAATCCTGCACAATATGTTAATACAAATTGGGTACCAGGACAGACAATAGTTAACGAATGGGGTAACAAGCTTGACCGAAATACATTGTATTGGCAACAAGGTAACATTGAACATGACTATCATAGAAAAGTAGTTGCTGGAGAAACAGTTTATACTAGTGGTATAGAGAGCTTGTTCTCGGAGTTCTGTGTACTAAACAATAAAGATTATAAAGCAGAAGTCATTGACAAGTTCAATAACATCAAAGTTAAAAAAGAATTTTTATTAAATGGATTCACTAACAAAGACAATATCCGTATTCAAAGTACCAGTGTCAATAGTCAACGTATTACGTTGTTTGTTCCTGAAGAAAGTTATGACGTTAGAACTATAAATCATTATCCCGACAAGGAAATATTCTATAGCGGTGTCAGGATTATATGGGACGGCGAATATTATTCAGTTACTGGATTTGCCACAGAGGATGGTTACATAGCAGCTTTCGTTCCAGCTGATAACAGCAGTACTACGGCAATAACAGTGGGAGATGTTACCTTCAAACAAAAGAATACATATACCACCGAGCTGTATTATCAAAATTATGGAGAACGTTATAAGAGTCGTCAAGACATATTTGATTTGTTAATAGGCTATGGAAAATATTTAGAAAGCATTGGATTTGTCTTTGAAGAACCAGAAGCCGGGGACATTCGTGATTGGCAGTTAAGTGCCAAGCAATTTATATTCTGGAGTAATTCTCCTTTGGCCGCAGGTAGTTACATTGATTTGAATCCGTGTGCTGACCAATTGGTGATTAAAGGCATAGCTGGTCATCTAGACAACTTAGAAGGCACTAATGAAAATGTGGGTCAATGCGTTGATAGATACAACAAGCCTTTATTCAGTAAAGATCTATTGGTTAATCGTTTCAGCGATGGCAACACTGTTGTTATCAAAACAAAAGATGCCAACAGATCAATCTACGGCATTAAATTAACGTTTAGTTCTTTTGAAACAGTGGTACATTTAAATTCTACTAGTGTATTCGATGATGTATATTTCTTACCTGAGCAAAGTACAACTAAGCGTAGTTTCGTAATAGGCGGCAAGAAAAGTCAAGATTGGGATGGAACTTATTATGCACCTGGTTATGTAATTACATCAAATGGTATTATCCCTAACTATGACTCTATGGCTGAACAAGGCAGAAACTTGTTAGACATTGAAAATGTAATATTAGACCGTACCGTTAGTGAGGCCAGCAGATCTCAATTTGGATTGAATAGAAATCCAGAATTGCGTCAACTATTCCTGCAGGAAGAAAATGAAACATTATTTAAAAATGCCATTACTTATACTAAAGGCACAGTTGAAGTTTTCAACAAACTTGCACCGTTAACGATCAAAGATGAATCACAATCAAAGCCATATGAAGAGTACATGGTTAGATTAGGTGAAATAGGCAACACAAAGAACATAGAATATTATGAATTTGAAATGCTGTCCAGCGACATCCGTCATCCATCTAAGACATCGCAAGTAGTTAAGTTCATTGACAAGGCCGAACCGACAACTAATGACAGTATTTTATATTTTAAAAATAATAGCAAGCGTTGGGTTCACAGGCCATTTAACAAAGATTTAACATTCAATACCTATGATAGAACATACAGAGACTTGGCCACAGGTGGACCACTATTCACCGGCGACACTGACTTATCAATAGACACTCTGGACAACCTATCGAGCCTGTACGATAATTTTGCTGAATTATGGAATATTCCTGCATATGACGAAACTGCTAGTTACAAGCAATATGATCAAGTCAGAATAAACGGCAAGTTATACTATGCTAAGACAACAGTAAGTCCAAATACATGGTCTAATAACAATGATAAGTTTAGTCAAATTGACGAACCGCACTTACCTAATATATTTGTAGGCAATTACTATAAACCCAATCCAGATCTAGCTAACAGCGGTATGAGCATATTTAAACCGGGTACATGGCAAGTCTTGCAGACTGTGGACAGAGATCTTGGTATATTAGAAATTTGTCCAGGGCCCGATGACGCTAGTCAAGCAAGAATAACGACAAATAAAGCACATAAGGTAAGCAAGGGCGACTATGTATTAGTTGTTAACGCAAGCCTGGGAAATTCTAGCATCAATGGTATCTGGGAAGTACAAGCATTAGCCGAAGGACCTGCAAACGAAACGCAGTTCTTCATTGATGCTACCATTGGTTCTAATTGCTATACTGGCAAGTTATTTACATTCAAGCCTGTTAGATTTAAAAATCATACAGATTTTAACTTAGCTACAGGACTTAACGCAGATGACTTTGGCTATGCATGGAAGAAAAAGTATAACCCATTCACAAATGCTATTGGGCAAACAGTATTGACTAAGGAAGCAACACCAAGCGGTTATAGTCCGACATGGCCAATTGCTATTATAGACGATGGATTAAATCTAAATAATAAAGAAGCCACGTTTGACTATGGTAACTATAAAGTATATGAAGTACGCAATGGAGTATCTTCGATAGTTAAAGAAGAAAGCCGCCCAGTAGATCCTAGCGACATTGAACATTTAATAATATACGATTATGCAGAAAACAGAACAGTTGCAAAACTAGATTTGTTTGATCCAAAGAAGATGTATATACCAGATGTATTTAAAAATGACATCGATGTTATCAATCGAGTAGATCCTGCAAAGTACAATAGATCAACTGATAGTTATAAATCAGTATATACCAGTTTGGGATGGCACGAAGAATTTATCGGCCGCCGTTGGTGGGATCTTAGCACAGTTCAATTCAGTGACTACGAAAGTGGTGACGAATCAACTAAGGAAAAATATTGGGGAACTACAGTTAACGGTAAATTGCCCGATGTCTATGAATGGACAAAGAGCCCTGTACCTCCTAGCCAATGGAATAAAATGGTAGAAAAAGGATTAGTGGCCTTTGACCAAGTAGCCTCTGGCGAAGTTTATGTCGACCGCTCCCTTGACACTGATAATTATCATTGGGTGGAAGAGGAAGATTACATCAACGGCGAAACATATACTGTTTACTATTTCTGGGTTAAAAATAAAAATGTTATTGCCGAACAAAGTAAACAATCTAGAGTATATACCACTGAACAGTTAAGCAAAGTCTTATTAAATCCTAGTGCAGCCGGGATTCCATGGTGGGCACCTATTAGCAATAATGCTATTGTACTCAAAGGAATTCAGCCATACTTGAATAATACAAGTACAGTTGTACAGATTAAGAAAAAAATCAAAGGCAATGAAAAACACCAGCAATGGATTTTCATATCTGAAAATAACACTGTCGAAACTATTCCTGAATGGTTACATGTCAGACTGCGTGATAGTTTAAGTGCACATATATTCTATAGAAAGAGAGCAGAGTATGTACATTACAATAATAATAATACATATACTCAGGATGACCTTGTCAAGTATAATGGATACTTTTTCGTTTGTCGTTATACAACTACAGGAACATTCAATGAAGATGCTTGGCAAAAACTTCCAATACAAGGCTATAAACAGTCCGTAACTTACGGCTACCTAGATATTGTAATTTACAATGACAATATCTATGTGTGCAAAGATACAACCACTGGAGCTTGGAATCCAAGTAAGTGGCAGGTGTTACCACCTGGAAGTTTAAGTGTAAGAGATATAGATCCTGTACGTAACACATTAGATTTCAATATAACAAAAAATGTGCCTGATATCTTCAATCTACATCCATACAGTAGATTAGGTAACTTAGTGCGCCCATATGTTCAAAGTTGGTTTGATGATACTATCGAAGCAAGACGAACATTTATTAAGAAATTAAATGAGATTATGATTAGTGTTAATATTTCCAATATTGACACCTGGGGCAATACTAGACTCAATAACGAGTTTTATGTCGTCGGTGACGAAATCATCAATGTGCCTAGATTTTGGAGCTACACTGATTACCGAAGTGAAACATTTGACCCGACTAAAGAAATATCATTGGTGTTAGAATCAGCCGCTGATATTTACACAACTACAGTAACTTCCGGTTCGTATATCAAAGTTAATACAGGTATACGTGATTATACAATATATGAAAAGAATGTCGACGGTAGTTTTGGCCCGGTGTATAAAACAAAAGGAGCCATTGAATTCTCCAGCGATTTATATGCTCCTTGGAGTCTAAGTTCATATGATACTGTTGGGTGGGATAAGTTGCCATGGGATTATGATCTAAACAGTGTTTATAATGCTATATTAGATTCATTGCGCTATGAAATATTCACAGGTCAATATTCTAAATATTACAGTAAAATTGTATGTACAATGTTCCGCTATGTAATGCGTGAGCAGATTGGTGTAGATTGGTTAGCAAAGTCTAGCACAGTGGAACCGGTTAACTTGATTAGCTCTACATTGAAAACTGATGACTACTTGCAGCGAGATCAAATCACGGTACTTACTAATTTTTATAATACAGTAAAATCATATCGAGATAAAATTCGCGGCGGAACAGTCAATAGAACTGTGATTGAACCAGTAGAATTGGAAATCGGTGAGGAACTGCTAATCTACGAAAATGGCCAATTAATATTAAATGCGTAGTTAAATATAAGATTAAATAAATGTAAGGAAAACATATGCTGAGCCAAATAAAATTAAACATCGAAGGATTTGTTAAGATAGTAGATCTTGCCACAGGAGATCTACTGCTGGACGTCCACAATGCTATAAATTCTGAAACAATGAGCTTGATAGTGGCTAGAATGTTACAGGGAAATAACAGTCAGTATATCTATGAATTACACATGGGCAACGGCGGCGTTGTCATTGATGAAACTGGTAGTACTACTGTTAAAGATGTAGAACAAAATTTGGAACTAGGCTTGTTGGCAGACTTGTATAATCCAATATATTACAAAGTCATTGACGATTTAGACGAGACTAACAACGATGATGTAACACGAAATAATATATCAATTGAGCATAGCGAAGGTTTGACTTATACTGATTTAATAGTAACTTGTACGTTAGAAGAAAATCAACCAACTGCTAATTCGGGGGAATTGATTTTCAATGAAATAGGACTAAAAAGCAAAGGTACAAGCGGTTTAAACACAGGATTCTTACTATCTCATGTGGCATTTAGCCCAGTGACAAAATCAGCAAATCGCGTAATACAAGTAATCTATACTTTACGCATCAGAATGTAATTAGATAAATATTATATTAAAGGAATTTCGATAGATGGCATATGATGTAACCAAAACAGACGGAACTAGATTAACTATTCTAGCAGATAGAACAGTTGACATAACTACACCTATAAAGCTTATAGGTAAGAATTACGCAGGCTATGGCGAAATTATGGCCGAAAACCTAGTTCAAATGTTAGAACATTTTTCTAGCCCAGGTAGCCTTACTACATACCAACCATTAGATTCTAAATTAGTAAATCCAATCATTGGCCAATTGTGGTATGACAGCGTTAACGAAGTTATCAACATTTATACAGCAGGCGGCTGGAGTCCATTAGGCGGAAGAGATTTAATCGGCGGTAAGAAAACTGGTATTAAAATTGGCAACATAACAGATACAACAGGTGGTGTGCATCCTGCTATGCAGTTTGTCGTTAACAAGGTTGTAGTTGCTATTATGAGCAGCGATGCTGGCACATATACACCGGGCGGCCCCGATGCCGCGTTAGCGAATCCATTTCCAATAATAGGACAAGGTATTAACTTAAATCAAAGCGGTACAGCAGACGTAGGCGAAGAAACTTGGGGTAACTTTAAGTTGCGCGGCAGAACAGTTGAAGCAGAATTTGCGGATATGGCTGAAATTTATCGTGCCGATACTCCTTTGCTACCTGGCAACTTAGTACGTTTAGGCGGTGCCGCAGAAATTACAAAAACAGTTAGAGCATGGGATGATCAAGTATTTGGTGTTATCAGTACAGCCCCTGGCTTCTTGTTGAATAGCAGAATGAAAATGCAAGAACATGCATACCCTGTTGCACTAAAAGGTCGTGTGCCTTGTTTAGTAAAAGGACCTATTAGAGCAGGCCAGCGTATTGTCCCTAGTGACATAGATGGTGTTGGCATGGCCACAGATCATTTAAATGATACTATGGCGATAATTGGCCGAGCAATAGGGCATAAAGAAACAGAAGAAGTTGGCTTAGTTGAAGCCGCGGTGGGCGTTAAATAATGACAGTAGCAGTCGGCAAAAAGATCACGGCAAATGATTATAATGCGTTGGTTAGTAGAACCAACAAAATTTTTGCTGACAATTATCCTACAAGCACTCCTACTGCAAATTTAGTTAGACGTGCATTACAAGCATATGGCTGGGGAAATACAGAAGCGAATTCAGTAAACGTTGGAACCAAAGTTAGTGCCGCATTAGTTAATCAAGTTGTTGATCGTCTTAATTTAAGTTCTGAGCACGTAGGTGGCCAATATGAATTAGATAGAGTTATTTCTGGTCAAAAAATCACAGCCAGTATTTGGCAAGATTTGGATACAGTACTATTAGACATCGACCCTAAGAAAAATACAGCCGCAATGGGTCAGACTGCCATTGGCATATTGGGAAATATTGCACATACCAGTGGATTTTCTGGTACATTGACTTATACAGTTAACTTGGGTTTTGCTAATTATCAAAAGGCTAGACATTATTTTAACAGCGGTAGCTCTATTAGATTAAACTTATCATCAGTCGGCGGCAATAATTTAGCAGCAAGCTGGGCCTATGTTTACCAACGTCTGGGCACAGTTAGCTTTAACTTAGATAATACATTATCCACTACTGCTAACATTATCAGCGAAGGCAAAGGCTTCGAGGATTTAAATGGAACTGATCAATTATTATTAACAGTTAATTGCCGTAGTGGCAGCGGTGGTGGTTATGGATACGGCTATGGTTATGGATACGGCTATGGTTATGGATACGGCTATGGCAACTGTTACGACGGATACGGCTATGGCTACGGGTATGGATACGGCTATGGTTATGGATCTTATGGTTACGGCAACGGCGGCGCTGGAAGCCAGAAAATTCGAATTTACGGTAGAATAGTTCCGGTTGGTTCAAATTACGTAGATGGCCCAGTAAGATTAGTATTGACTGTTCAATTAAGCTGTGCCAATACTTCAGCAGTTACAGGAACACATACCCTGCACGTTGAAACTAATAAAGCGATTCCAAAAACAAGCGGATCCGCATCATTTAATATTACCGGTCCTACATATTCAGGTTCGTCGTATACACCACCTGTGCCGACAGCTAGCCCAGTAGCAAGTAGTTCTAGTGTGAATGAAGGCGGCAATGTTACAGTTACAGTCAATACTACAAACATACCCGATGGAACAACTTTATATTGGACGTCTAACATAAGTTAAGGAAGTACATGGCAGAATCTAAAAGCGGATCTTTTATTGTTAATAACAATACTGGCAGTTTTACTGTAAATGTTGATGCAGATCAACTAACTGACGGACAAAAAACAATGTCAGTTCAAATTCGCAGAGACTCTGTTCGTGGCCAAGTTATTGGTAATTTAAGTGCTCCTATTACAATTAATGATACATCATTTACTCCAGCAGGAACCATTGTAAGTCAAGGTTGTGTTCCCGGCACTTATACATACAGAGTAACAAAGGCAAATGGCAACGGCGGGACATACAACGAAGACACGCCAAACAGTGTGACGTGCGGGTATGTTGCTCCTGCTAATCCATCATATTCATTTACAAGATCAGTCAATAATGCAAATGAAGGATCCAGTTTTAATATTACATTTAATACCAATCAGTCAGGTAGTTTTCCTTATACTATCACCGGAGTATCATCGGCAGATATTGGAGGAGCGTCTCTGTCTGGTTCAGTGTCCAACGGGCAAGTTTTAACATTTAACGTTACTGCAGATACTACTACAGAAGGAACAGAAACATTTGCTATTAGTTTGAATAACGGTCAGGCAAATACTACTGTTACAATTAATGATACTAGTATCAGTGTTACACCAAATGTAATCACACGAACAGTAAATTGGTCTCCTTCAAATGGTAGCCTAGGATTATTTATTGCTAATAGAAATTTTACAGGATGGATGGGTGATGTAACAAAATCCAATCTTCAAGTAAGTAGCTCGGAAAGAAATTCTATAGTTTATGATTCGTTAATGAGACAAAAAATAAGTGAATTGATTTCTTATGTACAAAGCCAATTCGGTGCAACTATTAGCGAATCGTCTATAGATGCAGAATTAAATGCAGGAATCGATTCTTTTAACTCTATAATAAATGATGCTCTTGGAAATAATACCAATGTAATTTATCTTCTGACAGCAACACCAAAACAAACAAATCAAACTTCTTTTACTAATGGCGGAAAAATTTATACAAGAACCACATTAAAATATAGTGCTGTCGATTTTGGTTTTGCTAATGTATTAGATGTTAATATTAGTTCCGATGACATAACAACTGCTTTAGTAAATTCTCTTAATAACAATGGCATACCAGTTACTTCTGCCGAACGTACCCAAATAAAAAATATTATAATAGTTATAATGCAGTTACTAGTCAACCTTCTGAATAGTGTTAATGATCCTGTTAATCTATATGATTACACCGAACAACCTGTTTGAACCGTCCACAAATTGCTGTTTTGTGATATAAATAAATTAAAATAGCACATAATGGAGCTCTGGATGGATGAAAAACTCAAAGCGGCTTTGGAGTTCAGTAACTATAGGTTAACACTGAACAACCAAAAGCTAAATCTCAAACAACGTATGAACACTATGTTAACTATTGGTTACATGAGTTCACTTTTTACAGCAAAACTAGAATTACTTAATTTTGTCAAACAACTAATTGACTTAGATGTCGAGCGTTATATATTCTTAGACGACAACGAAAATCCAGTACTGGTTACTAACATCAAAGAATTCCACGAAAAACTTTTTAGTGCATACACAGAAGCATTAAATGAATACTATGTGGAAAATGAAAAACTTAAAAAACAACGTGACACAAAAGGGTTGGTTGGTTTAAATGAGTAAATTTGATTCTGGTATATTGCTTATTGCCTACAACAACGGTAAAATTGATTATGAAAAACTAGCATTAGTGGCAGCTAGATGTGTAAAACTACACATGACGAATAATCATGTAACTCTGTTAACAGATCAACCCACGTTTGACGCATTACAATTAGAACTAACGCCAAGTCTCGCTGCTCAGACATTTGATCATATTATCATTGACAATGTAACGCACGAACGTAATACAAGAACACATCGTGACAGTCCATGGAACGAGTTTACTACGCAATTCAACAATAAAAATAAGCATAGTATTTTTAACAAGAGTCCTTATAATAAAACGTTAATGATAGACGTTGACTACTTGATTGGCAACGACACATTAGATGCTATATTTGATACCGACAGTGAAGTCGCTATGTACAAACATGCATTAAGTGTTCGTAATTATAAACCACGTATTTGGGAACAAAAATTACACCCAGATGGCATTGACATGTGGTGGTCAACTGCTGTATACTGGAGAAGCGACAGCGAATTAGCCAAACTGTTCTTTGGAGTATGGGAACATGTCAAGGAAAATTACAACTACTACAAATGGTTATATAAGTTTCCTGGAGTGTTGTTTAGAACAGACTATGCAGTAAGCATAGCAGTGCATATTTTAAATGGCCATAGACAAGGCAACTTAATACATGAACTGCCCGGAAAAGTTATGCGGTTCAGTGAACAGATTGACGACATAGCAGATTTCAAAGAAATCAATGACATGTTATTAATTTGCCCAGACCCAAAAGAATTATGGAAAAATATTGCCAGTAGAGTTAAAAACGAAAATGTTCACGTAATGAATAAGATGGCTATTCTTAGACATTATGACAAAATAAAACAAATGATATATGACTGAAGGTTATTTAATAGTTGATTGTAAAATGAAAAACTTGACACAGGTTGAACTGTTGATCAAGAGTATTAGGCTGTTTGACAAAGAACGGCCTATCAGCATCATTGCACATGAAGACAACTTAAAAAAATATTTGCTATACATTGATCGAGAAATTTATATAGAGCCGAGTAACATCCTGTCGGCAACATATTTTCACTCATTATTAGCAAGTCCTTATACAAAAACCATTGCGTTTAATCCTGATCAAATTTTAACTAACTTCAATATTGATGTATGGGAAAATTTAAGGGGTATGAACAGCATTGTTATGCCAAAAACTAGATCTAGTTTTAATGGCGAGTTACTTGATTACTCATTGTACACAGAAGGATCCACTGAACAAAAAAGTTTTGGAGAGGGATCAATTATTGATGCAATATATTTTAACAGAGATAAAGGCTGCGATTACGTATTTGGTATGGCAGTATTGATCGCGTCGCAATATAATCAAAATGAATTCATTGATTTTTTTGCAGATAAAGAAAATAATGCAATGCCCCCATTCCCCAAATATCTATGGCCCGAATGGTTAATGTCAATGATGCATAAGATATTAGGACTTAAAATAACGAAGTTTGACTTTGTTAATTTGATTGATTTAAGTTTAAGGGAAAACAGCTATGTCAATGACCAATGGTCGAAAAAGCCATGGACAGAATTTTTGTCATACTGGGTAAACGATCAGGGCGATATAAAAATTGAAAATTATGTTCAATTGGGTTTAGTTAAATATAATACCAGTGCATGGCTAACCGCCGAAACATTGACTAACCTAAGAAAAAAATTTATTTAAATGCGTAATATCAATGATGATGAATTTGACATACAAAAGACTATTCTTAAAAAGAAAAAAGTTAAGGATAGTAAGTTTTATGTTGAGTATGACAAATTAACATATCAAGTATTAAGCGTATCGCCTTATAATGTGCCTAGCACCGACAGTCGACGCACTACATTGGAAGTTGAAGAAAATGACCTTATTAAGGAAATATTTTATAACAAATCTCCTTTGCATAAATTAAGAATAAGATATGATCATGAGTCGGGGTCAAGAATCTTATACAAGCATCGCGAACACAGACGTTGGGAATTTGATTACGTATATGGCGAAAACGATAGCAATAATTTCATCCACTTGCATTGTGATCTAGTTAGTAAAAAAATCAATGCTAATTTTATCTACGATAATTTTAAACAAGAATACACCAAAGAACGTACAACAGAATTTCAATTAGCAAACATGCCCGATCAGATGGAAATTTTTTGTATAGACAAAGAAGAGCCTAGCAAGTTGTATGACAAACTCACGCTAAACATCAAAGAATTATTTTCCAATCACGAGCAAATATTTTCCTGCAAATGGTTGCCCAATGAACATATAAAATTTGACAGTCTGGGTTTTTTGCATTATAATCATAATTTTAAAATCAGTATAGATAAGGAACCTTATTTCGTTCCTATTGCTTCTGCGAGTTTAAAACCTACACTAGTATATAAACAAATAGGCAACATACTGCAAATCCAAAGTATCATGAGTGAAACTCAAAATTTTAATTTGGATAAAGAAATAACGTTTTATGTTTTTAGTAGCAACGATCCTGGTCAAATTTTAGATACTTTGACTTTAAATACTCAAGAATTGGATGATTTTAAACTAGTCGAATTAAAATTAAAATCTAAGACACCAGTTAAGATAATTTCAAATTATCACCATTTACATATCGAGGACGCAAATGTCAGTACCTATTACAAATTTTGATATCGTATTTTTAAGCTACGATGAACCTAATGCAGATAAGAATTATGCAAACCTCTTAGAAAAAGCACCATGGGCAAAACGAGTACACGGCGTTAAAGGTTTCGATAATGCACATAAAGAAGCAGCAAGAGTAGCAGAGACTGATCGTTTTATTACTGTGGACGCAGATAATATTGTTCGCGAAGAATTCTTTAGTCTAGAATTGGATATGAGTAAAATAGGCAAGCACGACATTGTTAGCTGGGCAGGAAAAAACGTCATGAACGGATTAGTCTATGGCAATGGTGGTATTAAGATGTGGCCTAAGCATGTAGTAGAACAAATGCGTACACATGAAAATGCAGAAGATCCAAAAGCCAAAGTTGACTTCTGTTGGGACATTTATTATTTCCAAATGAATAATATCTACTGCGATGTACACAACAATGCCAGCGCATATCAAGCATATAGAGCAGGCTTTAGAGAAGGTGTCAAGCTATTGCTCAATGGTGGCGTAACTGTTGATCCTAGGCGTTTAAAAGAACAAGTGCATGAACGCAATTACAAACGTTTCCTAGTATGGAGCAGTGTTGGAGCGGATGTTGAAAATGGACTATGGGCTATGTTTGGCACCAGACTTGGTGCATACTTGACTAACCTTGCTAAAGATAGTTTTGATTTTACAGCCTGCAGGGATTTTGATTGGCATGATAATTTCTGGAAAGAAAGTGTTCAACCTCAATTCGAGGGCGACACTGGCAGATGTAATGCCACAGGCTGGAACTATGACGCCGACAAGTTGAAAAAAGAAATTTACAAATTTGGTCAAGAACTAAGAACAAATTTAAATCTTGAGATTGCAGAATTGGACGTCAATGGTAGTCGCATGTTCAAAGAAAGTTTTATTAACCCACCTAGGTTAGGCGCTCTAGTCAAAGAGAGTCAAGTAGATAATAGCATAAATTAAAGGCACAAAATGAAAAAGAAACTCAGTGATATCAATTGGGATATCGGTTATGACAATAAAGTAGCTCGCACCGGGCCAAATATTGATAAGACAAAAGAACTGTTAGATAGCACTGGGCCTGGTTTTTGCCTTGCTAAGTTTACACAAGTTACTATGCACTTAGGCACAGGAATGACACATAGTTGTCACCACCCAGTGCCACATAAAATCCCCTTAGAAGAAATTCAAAAGAATTCGGGCGCATTGTTTAATACTAGTGTGCTTAAAAAAGCTAGAAAAGAAATGCTGGAAGGACAGCGTCCAAAGGAATGTGATTACTGCTGGCGTGTTGAAGATAACAAAAGTCCCAGTGATAGATTCTATAAGAGTTTAGAGCCATGGGCATTGGAAAAGCATGACGAGATTCAAGCCAGCGACCCTAACAAAGACTTTTATCCAAGTTATTTAGAAGTAGACTTTAGTAACGTATGTAACTTCAAATGCGTGTACTGCGGTCCCGAGTATAGTAGTAAGTGGGTAGAAGAACTAAAACAAAACGGCCCAGTTAAGTTGTTGGAAAATACAGATCACACTGTATGGGCACAGGGCTGGCAACCTGACTTAGACAGTCTAAGTTATAAGAACAGTGAATTCAATCCTTACATTGATGCATTTTGGAAATGGTGGCCTGAAGCTTACAAACACTTACATGTATTCCGTATCACAGGCGGCGAGCCGCTGTTAAGCAAAGAAACATATAGAAGTATGGACTGGTTCATCGACAATCCAAACCCCGATCTTGAATTTAGTATTAATACTAATATGGGTGTACCTGACAAGCTGTGGGACAAGTTTATCGAACGTGCAGAAATTCTAAGTCGTGGCAACTATATCAAGAAGCTAACTATCTTTACCAGCGTAGATGGTTGGGGTGAACGTGCGGAATATCTGCGTCCAGGACTGGACTTTGAAAAGTTCTGCAAGCGTTACGAACAAATCATGCAAATGGGTAATATTAGAATTACCACAATGGTTACGTTTAACATTCTAAGTATTTCCAGCATACAGAAATTGTTTGAATGGCAGCTCGAACTTAGAAAGAAATATAATCCTAACCCCGTTGTCGCTAACATGTGGGAAAAGGACACAGGCTTTAACTTTGCTTTCCCTGGAGAGTCATATACAGACAGAAGTAAAAAGACTACAAGTCATCCTAGTATCAATGGTATTGATTTGCCTTACTTGCGTAATCCAACGTTCTTGGATGCACAGTGGGCCAGTAAAGATCTTATTCAAGAATATTTGCTGCCAAGTATTAACTATATGGCGGATCATACAACACAGACTAAGACTTGGAAAATGCACCATGCCTTTGAAGAGTTTGAGCTTGAAAAATTCAAACGTGTGTGTTTGAATATTGCTTATAATTCTAAAAATGATGTAGAAGGCAACAAAGACTTTACACTAAATCGTGCCAAGTTCTATGACTTTGTCAATGACTTGGATCGTCGTTATGGTACAAACTTTTTAGAAGTATATCCAGAGTACACAGAGTTTTATAATATTTGTAAAGCAATGAAACAAAAGGTAATTAACAAAGATGTCTGATGATCTAATTAAATGGAGAGATGAAAATCTAAATTCAATTAGTCCCAGCTTCTGTGCGGCTAAATGGTACAACGCCAGTATCTTTTTAGGATCTGGCTATACTGGTAGCTGTCACTTACCTTTGCCGCATCCAATTGATGTCAGCGAAATTAGTTATAACCCCAGCGGCTTGCACAACACTGATCACAAAAAGCGTATGCGTAAAATGATGCTGGAAGGCAAAAAGCCAGCAGAGTGCGGCTATTGTTGGAAAGTGGAAGGCATTGGTAGAAATAATATCAGCGACCGTATTAATAAAAGTATTATATATAGCGCAGAAGATATTAAAAAAATCAAGGACATGAACTGGGCTGACGATGTTAATCTTAAAACATTAGAGATCAGTTTTGATAGACAGTGTAACTTTGCCTGTAGCTATTGTAACGCAGGTTACAGTACAACATGGAGCTATGACATTGCCAAGAATGGCCCATATCAAAACTTCATTGCTGAAGGCGGTGGCGGGGGTGCATACCAGACTGATGGAGCGTGGAGCACAGCATATGGGCGCCATTTGGATGACAATCCCTATGTGGAAGCGTTCTTTGAATGGTGGCCTGAATTATCTAAGAGCTTGCAAGAGCTACGTATTACTGGCGGCGAATGTACAGTTAGTCAAAACTTTTGGCGCTTTATTGATATTATAAACGAAAAGAATGAATACTTGGACATGCGCTTTGCGGTTAACAGTAATCTAGGTTCAAGCCCCAGAGCTTTGGAAAGACTAATTGAAGTAACTAAAACGCTGCCAGTTAAAGAGTTTGATTTGTTTACCAGCAACGAAAGCTTTGGCTTACATGCCGAGTATCTGCGTGATGGTATGGACTATAAAGTATGGCGCAGTAACTTAGTCAACTTCATTGAAAATGCCAAGTTTAGAAATGTCACCATCATGATGACTATATCTAATCTATGTTTGTTTAGTATAACAGAATTCATGGACGATATGTTAGAACTTAAACAAAAATATGGAAACAATAGACCTTATTTGGATCTAAACATATTGCGCTGGCCTGCATACATGAGCCCAGTTACGTTGCCCAACGATCTCAAAGATGAAGTACATTCGAAACTATCAGCATGGTATGATCTGCACAAAGATAGTCGGTATTTAGAAGCAGGTGAAAAAGCCAGCATCAAACGATTAATTGATTATTTAGAAGTTGTCCAAACAGGTCACGTATCTACTACTCACGATAAGTCTGCATTGTTCCACGACTTTAAGAGTTTCTATTCACAGTATGATGCTAGAAGAAACAAAAACATAGTTAATACATTTCCGGAAATAGCCAATTGGTACGAAAGCATAGAACTTAATAAAAATTATGAGATAGTTAAGCTAGTAGAACAATCAGGAATAACTTTTGCCGAAACAGGGGTATATAAGGAAAATGATTGATAAAATTTATGCATACGGAGATAGCTTTACTGCTGGAGACGGTATAAAGTCCAAAGATGCATGGCCTGCTAAATTGGGAGACTTAATGAAGACCCCTGTTGTTAATAGAGGCGTGCCAGGAGGTTCTAACAAGCTTAGTATAATTAATTTGTTAAATGACTTTGCAGACATAGAGCATCCAGCCAGGGCATTGGTGGTATTTTCTTGGACTGGCATATCACGCACAGCAGTATATTTTCCAGAAAAGAAACAATGGGAAAACATACTGCTGGGGCATGATCCATATGAAGAATATCTGAAAAAAATGAAAGATATTTGGTACGAGCATTTCTATAGTGACTACGAAGGCCTGATGGAATATTACATGCAACAGATATTTGTAGCATCTTTTCTGGAGGCTAGAAACATACAGTATGCTTTTATAAATTCTTTTTTAGAAGGTTATATAGATAAAGAACCTTTTGAAAACCAATATAAAAATATGGTTAAGTTATTGCCAACAAAGAAATTTGTACTAGGCTACGACACATCTATCTACGAAGTTTATTGTTTAAATAAAGGCTTGAAGTGCAGTGATGGATATCATCCCAACGAGGAAGCACACGCAGAGTTGGCAAAGAAAATAAAATTGTTTCTTAGAGATATACGATTGATATGATTCGACATCTAGTCACCGGAGGGTGTAGCTTTAGTACTGGTGACAATGATAATGGCTGGGTAGGAAGCCTTACAGGATTTCTGCTAGAATATAATCCCAATCTAACTACAAATCACACAGGCAGAAATAGCAGCGGACAAGAACTTATACAAAAACGTGTAATGTCTGCAATATTATCTGCCATTGAATCGGGCATTGACAATAATGAAATCTTAGTTGCCGTTATGTGGAGCGGCACCAGCAGAAAGTCTTGGTTCATTGATAATCCTACAATAATAGAACGCATGGTCAATGACTGGCCCAACTTCCATGGCGGAATGACACATCAGTTTTTAAATCTCACTGATGATAACATAGACGGTGATGGTGTATTTTATACCAAGAACGGATCAGAATTCAAGTACAACAAGAACGGCGGCTGGTACTTAACTGTCAATGGCAGCGACTCTACATTGGACTTTGTGCAACAACATTATCTCTTAGATAAAGAAGTCAACGGAGTAGGCAAGACACATTCGAGTTTGGAAAATATCATTATGCTTCAAAATTTTTGTAAGCTACATAACGTAAAATTGATCAATCAATTTTTCATGAAGCACGTATATGAAGATATTATTAAACATAAAGATCACGAAATAGTAAATTATTTGTACAAACAGTTTGATCATACTCATACGATAACACAGGGTATGTTTGAATATTTGCACAAGTTTATTGGTGTCACTGAAGATGACGCAATATTATTATCACACGATGATAGGAAAAGTTTGCAAAATAAATACAATCTAGAATACTTTGCACAAGACGGCTTTCACCCTAGCCAGCAAGGACACGACATATGGTGTGAAGATATATTATTCCCGTTGGTAAAGAAATTATTATGAAAAGATTTTTTGCATTTGGTTGTAGTTATACTAGGTATGCTTATGCTACATGGGCAGACTTAATTGGTATAAATTTTGAAGAGTATTATAATTATGGCAGAGCAGGCTGCTCTAACACTTACATAATGAACAGGATCGTTGAAGCCGATCACATATATAAATTTAATCCAGATACTGATTTTGTCATTGTGATGTTAACCGGCTTTGGTAGATTTAGTTATTTGCCACCCAATGCCAATTGGCAAACAAAGGGTGATTTATATTCGTATAATTATAACACCAACGATCCTGTTACTGTAGAATTTACAAAAAATATGTGGAGTGATGACTGGGCAGTATATCAGTCTTGGATCGCAGCCAAAGTAATTAAGCAAACACTAAAAAATGTTAAACATAATATAGTCATGGGCATAGACAATTCTGCTTACTTAGACGGCACGGCCAGCGTCAGTAATTATATGAAACCAATGGCCGACGAAATATACGCAATGCTAGATGTTGATATTACGTTAGATAAATGGAAAGAAAAAAATCAATACACAGATAGTCCATTTTGGACAGAAGAAAATCGCAGAGATGGGCATCCGAGTACGAATGTATATCTTAAATACATTGAAGAATTTCTCCCTAGATTTAATACAACTAAAACAAGAAAATTTGTCAACAAATGGAATATAGACTTTGATTATACAAGTCAATATAACATGGAAATCAAATTTAACAGAGAATTTAGAGGAACATTCGATCGAGCTCACAATAACAGTTTATTAAATGGATAAAGCAACACTACCCTTATTATATGATTACGTATTTCCCAATTCAGTATTAGCTAATGCACTACAAACTGAATTAGGAATGGTTAATTATTTGCACAGCATGAATACAACTACAGTACGGGATTGTGGTTTATTTGAACAGCAAGTGCATACGGGATCCGACAATGACACAACAATGTCATTCATATTAGGCAAATCATTTGGTACTTGGCCTAACACTGGCCCAGGTACACATTTAACTGCCGGGCCATGCATGGAACTTGTTGACGCCAAAGAAGAAAGTTTATATTTTGGCAAACGCAAATTCGACAAATACCTATATCCTATAAAGGTTAGCCCGCATATTGATCAATTTTGCGGTGCCGCATTTAATGGCACAAAAATAGCAGGTAATTTCTTTTGGAAATATATTTCCGCTGAAGCGTTAGATGATATAAGAAAAGGCCGCGCAACTATCGTATTGGACTATGCACAGGAAAACTTTGTTTCAAAGTCTACGTATGAAAATTTACATACGGCACTTGAATATAGCGGTATTCCAAAAAATCAAGTAATAATGGCATTTAACACCTTCAATGCTGAAGAAGTTTATAATTCTTGGTTCCCCGAAGAGGAGCAAATGTTGATAGTTAAAAGCTGGCCATTTGTCATTAGTAATACTAGTTATTTCTATATGCAGACTAGAGAAGGCAGAACTGAGCCAGAAAGATTCTTGGAGTCTAAAAAGCGTATTCGACCACATTCTTTTTTGTTTAAAATCCGCAGAGCCCGTGACCATAGAATTGCCTTAGCTTTTGCAATGAACGAAGATAATCTATTAGACCTTGGGGATTGGAGTTGGTTAGCAAATTTCGATCCATATGATACGTTAGTAGATGAATATAATCAACGCTATGGCTTTAAATTGACAAAGGCAAAAATGGATAAGCTATTCAGTAGACTACCTAAGTCACTTAAAGATGAGCCAAACGATACATATCACAGTGTGAGTTCTTGGACAGATAATCAGGTTAATTCGTATAACAATGCATACTTTTATATCTGCACAGAAACATACACAGAAGGTCCATACAAATCAGTAACTGAAAAGATTTGCAAACCCATTGCCAATTATATGCCATTTGTATTTTTATCATTTCCCGGAGCATTGCAGTTATTACGTGATATGGGTTTTAAAACATTTAACGGCTTTATTGACGAAAGTTATGATTTAGAACAAGATACTGGCAAGCGAGTGGCAATGGTCTATGAAGAAATTAAAAAGTTATGTAAAATGAATAAGAAACAACTACATAATTGGTATTGGAGAATGGAAGATATACTATTACATAACAGGGAGCATTTATTAACGTTGTATAAAACAGATACAACAACTGAAAATTTTATTAAATTCCTCGATGAAAGAATTAAAGGAACAAGAGAATGAATTATAAATTGCCCCAATGGGATAATGTTGATATATCTTATTTGTCAAAATTTGGCACAGAAGTTCCTGTGTATAGCCCCAGTGTATACAGAGAATATCGTGGTGAAATTTTTACAACGTTCCATAGTGAAACTCATCCAGTTGTGAAATTACTGCCCACAGACGTTAATATACATGGAAGGTTTAGTAAGTCATATCAAGGAGTATTGCGTGGCTTACACTACGACAATAAGACTTGGAAATTAGTACAAGCCTTAGTAGGCGACATATACCTTGTAGTAATGGATGTTAGAGAACACAGTGTTAACTATGGCAAATGGGAAAGCTATATAATCTCAGAAAAAACTAGAGATCAAGTCTTAGTACCACCGGGCTTTGCTAATGGACACTTTGCACTAACAGATTGCATATTCCATTATAACTTATTTTATCAAGGCGATTACGTTGATGAAAAAGCGCAAGGAGTGATTAAGTGGAATGATAGTAGATTTAACATAGAATGGCCTACAGATAAGCCAGTGTTGCAAGCAAGAGATAGATGAAAGATTATTATGATTAAAAACATTGACAAATATGAAATTGTAAGGCCAATTGACTTGACTAAAGAAGAGTTAATAGCATTTGAAGATAAGATTGTAAACCACTGGGAAAATGCCAAAATCCGTGGCCCAGTGCACTTGTCTAACGGCAACGAAGAACAACTGATTGAAATCTTTAAAAGAATTAAAACAACTGATTGGGTATTTTCTACATGGCGCAGTCATTATCATGCACTGCTTAAAGGCATTGATCCCGCAACTATTGAACAAGATATATTAGCTGGAAAAAGTATTACTATATGTAATTTAGATAATAAATTTTATTCCAGTGCTATTGTTGGCGGTACATTATCAATTGCATTGGGCGTTGCACAAGCAATTAAAGATAATGGCAGCGATGAAAAAGTTTGGTGTTTCATTGGTGATATGAGTTTTGAAAGCGGTATCTTTTATGAAGTGCACAAATATGCTAGAAACTTTAATTTGCCGTTGTATTTTATTGTAGAAGATAATGCAGTATCTACTAATACTCCTACTGTAGCAACATGGAATCACAAACGTGATATTCCCGAAGATGTTATATGGTATGAATATAAATCTAAATTTCCTCATTATGGAACAGGCAAATGGGTCGTATTCTAAAAGCAGTATACTCGCACATTTACTCTAATGTTCGCGGCGAAAAGGTATATTTTAGCAACGGTATACCTCAGGTTGTAATGAATCATATTGAGAAAAAATATATTCAAGGGCATGATGAATTTAATCCGCATGAATGTGTAGAGCAAGTAAAAAATAATTCAACCATTGGTTGGAATTTAATGCACAACCTAGGTAATTTTCATTACTATTTTATAAAAAATATTGGCGAACAGCATATAATTCCAATATATGATATAGATGTCAATGACGTAGATACAACGTATATCTTTCCCATTGAAATTGCAACCTCGATTGATTCGCTGAATGCCAAAGTAAAAGTCGACTTAGACGGTACCAGTGTTGAATATTCTATAGAAGAAATTATTGAACCTATTATTAATCATTTAAAAGCAAATAGAATCAAAATAGTTATTTGTAATATACAAGATCCTTGTCATTTTGCGCCTGGTATACGAGAATTGGAATTAGTATTACGTAAATTAGGCGTTAGTGAATCTAATTTAGTGTTTATATTTGGCAATAAGTTTTTTAATCATACCAAAGATTTTCCGGATAGTTTAACGAATTTCACTTATGGTAATCTAGCATTACAACAGCAAGCCCGCTGTATGTTTGATTTTCCTAGACCCACATCAATGGGTTATATATCTGACATTGTCAGAGACAGCGATTTAGATATTACTAAAATACGACCAAAAAAGTTTCTTTGTTTTAATAGGTCTATGCGTTCACACAGATATTATCTGGCTTATATGGCAATGAAGTACAGTCTTTTAGATAATAGTATCTTTAGTTTTGTTAGTATCCCACATGACCCAAATCATATTAGACGCGATGTAGAGGATTTGTTACCTGGCCCTATTACAGACGAAGATTTTAATAATCTAATGGCCCTATTGCCCTATGAAATAGACACTAATCATTTAACTGCTAATGAAAAAAGAGGCTTTGTAACTGATAATAATAAAAAGGAATGGTATACTGATACGTATTTCCATATTATATCAGAAACAAGTTTCCATGGACCTATAGATAATAGTCCATTCTTCTCGGAGAAAACATATAGGCCTATTATTAACTTACAGCCATTTATAATGGTTGGCGATTTCGGATCATTACGTCAGTTAAGAAAACTAGGCTTTAAAACATTTAGCCCATTTATAGACGAGAGTTATGATCTAGAGCCCGACTATGCAACAAGAATGCAAATGATTCAAAAAGAAATATTAAAATTAAATGCACTGAGTCATAAAGAATTACACGACTTATATTATTCAATGAAAGATATTTTAATTTATAATAGAGACCATTTCGCATCTTTTAAAGATACTGACCCATACAAGATATCTTATGAGTTTATTCAACAATTATAATCGAGATATAAAATTAGTTTACAGCGGTTCTTTTGTCAATTATCAGGGCAAGGAGTTTCTTTTAAACGGCTTACCTCCGCAGGTAAATGCGTATATATTGGATAGACTTAAGGATAACGAGTTTGCGTTTCAAAGTACGATTATCTCTGAATTACAAGCAGAAAATGAATCATCTACGTGGTTAGCACATGTAGCCCATAAAAACTTTTATAACTATTACAAACTTCATTATGGCACTGATAATATAGTAACTGTTGACGAACTAGTATATGACGGCGACGTATATCTTTATCCCGTTGAGATTTGTTTCACTTTAAACTCAATTTACGGCAAGTATTCAATTAAATTGAATGGCACAGATTACGAGTACGAATTTATCGATACTTTAGATCCTAAGGTGTTGCTGGGATTACAGACGGGTAATATCAAACTAGTATTGAATGTAATACACGATCCATTGGAGCATTCTGAAAACTTAGTAGAGATAGAAAAGTATTTTAATAATCACGGCATTGCTGGAGAAAATATCATTGTCATAGGCGGTAATACCTTTGACAGTCATTACGATTTATATCCTAATAGTAAAATAAAAATAACAAATGGATATATTGTTTTAAATCAGTTAGCAGATAAATTCCAAGAATATCCCAGAGTAGGATCATTGGGATATAAATCGGATTATATTAAACCAGAAGACTTAGACCTTAATCATATTCGCAGTAAGAAGTTTATTTGTATGAATAGGAATATGCACAGGCCGCATCGCTGGCTAAGTGCTTATATGGCGTTTAAGCATCGACTATTAAATGACAGCATTTTTAGTTTTGTAGCATTACACGATTATACCAATAAACATAGAATCTATAATGCAATATCCCATTTTACAGGGGAATCTGAGGAAGTAGAGTTAATTGTTGATGATATTGTTAACAATATTCCCATGGAAGTTGATACTGCACACTTGCCCTTAGATCAGAAACACAGCTTTAATCTTAATAACAACAATAAAGCATTGTTTGCTGAGTCTTATATTAATATTGTAAATGAAACGTCATTTGAATTTGGTGGAGGCAAGTTTCCTTTTATCAGTGAAAAAACGTTTCATCATCCTATAATTAATCTACAGCCATTTATAGTAATGGGTAATCCTTATACATTAAAAACATTGCGGGAGTTAGGATTTAAAACATTTAGTCCATTTATAGATGAAACATATGATGAATGTACAGATTTTAGAAATAGATTTGAATTGATTAATGCTGAGATTTATAGGCTATCAGCGTTATCACTAAGTGAAATACATGATATATATTATCAGCTAACAGATGTGTTAATACACAATCAAAATCATGCAAAGACGTTTGGTAAGTATAACCCATTTAATAAAACCTTTAACGATATAAGAAAGTGGTATTTAAAATGAAATTTGAAAACAAAGTAGTATTGGTAACAGGCGCCAGTGGTTTAGTGGGTGTACCAGCAGTTGAAAAAAGCGTTCATGAAGGCGCAAGTAAAGTCTATGCTGTGGATATCAGACAAAGCCCCAAGCTAAAAGAAGTCTGCGACAAATATCCCAACGTGGTAGAATTTGTTAACTGTGATTTGACTTATTTGCATAACTGCGAAGAGTTGTTTAAAAACAAGATTAACATTGTGCTACACATTGCCGGAGTCAAAGGCAGTCCTGCTCGTAGCAGTAAACAGCCCTGCGATTATTTGTTCCCTATGTTGATGTTTAACACTAACATGATTAAGGCAGCATTTGATGCTAAGGTAGATTGGTTTGTGTATTTGAGTAGTGTAGGCGTTTACCAGCCAGCAGAGCTAATGAACGAAGACGATGTTTGGAAAACAACACCAAGTCGCAATGATTGGTATCCAGGCTGGACCAAGCGCATGGGCGAAGCAACATTGGAATCTCTGACAGTACAGTATGGGTGGGATAATTGGACAGTAATTCGTCCAAGTAATATCTATGGTATCAATGATAACTTTGCAGAAGATGCCACAGTTATCAGTTCTAACATTTGGAAGCTAAAGAACGTTCCGGGCAACAGCATTACATGTTGGGGCAATGGTAGTGCTCGCAGAGACTTTGTGTTTGGCGACGATGTTGCACAAGCCAGCATCGATGCAGTTACTAAAGAAGTCAAAGACATTGTTAACTTTGGCTGCGGCACAGCAGTTAGCATTAAAGAAACAATTGAAACTATCATTGACGTATACAAAGAAATCAGTGGCGAAGAAAAACAAATCATTTGGGACGAAACAAAGACAAATGGCGACCCAGTTCGCTGTCTAAGTGCGGACAAGCAACGTAAATATGATATGTTACCTAGAACTACACTAAGAGATGGTATTAAGAAAACTATCGAAAATTACATTGGAAAATAAAATGCAAAAAACAGACAGAATTTTAGTTACTGGCGCCTCTGGATTTATTGGCAGTCATATTTTAAGAACCTTATTTGAAAAAGGCTATAAGAATGTACGCAGTACAACTTATAGCAGAACCCTACGTAAAGACTTTTACGGATGGGAAACAGTAGAGAATCACCATGGCGATTTACGCACAGCAGCGTTCTGCGAAAAAGTAAGCAAAGATGTTGATGTTGTTATTCACTGTGCGGCCAACACAAGTAATGCCTTAGACACTAAGTTTAATCCATTACTACACGTAACACCAAACATTGAAATGAATACCAATTTGATGGAACAAAGCTGGCGTAATGGTGTTAAGAAGTTTATCTTCATTAGCTCTAATACAGTGTATCCTGACATGGGCAACGACTATTGCCATGAAGGTATCGATATTAACGCAAGTCCTCTAATCCCTGTGTACAAAGCAGTGGGCGGAATGAAGCGTTACAGCGAAGCATTGTGTGACTTCTTCAGTAACCAAATTCACAATCCAATGCAATGTGTTATCATTCGTCCTAGTAATGCATTTGGTCCAAATGATAAATTTGACTATGAAAAGTGTCACGTTACTCCTGCAAGCATTCGTAAGATTGCAGATGGCTTAAATCCTATTCCTGTGTGGGGTGACGGTAATGACGTCCGCGACTTGTTGCACGTTGAAGACATGGCAGAAGGTATTGTGTTCGTTGCAGAAAATGTCAACAAGTATGATGTATATAATGTATGCTATGGCTATGGCTTTACTGTCAATGAAGTTCTACAAATGCTTAAAGAGATTGATGACAATGAAAATCCAATCGAGTACGTTAACAACAAAGCGTTTATGATTTCAGTTAGACTATTAAGTTCTGAAAAGATCAATGCTCTAGGCTGGAAGCCAAAATATGAACTACGTGAAGCATTGAAGAACACACTTCGCTGGTACAAAATGAACAAAGACCAATACGATCCAAATAGCAAACCATGAAAATTTTAATCACAGGCGGAGCTGGTTATCTTGGCAGCACACTAGCAGAACATTTATTGTTTAAAGGACATGAGGTTACTGTATTAGATAACCTTATGTACAAGCAAACAAGTTTGCTGCATCTTTTCAAACAGCCTAAATTTCACTTCATTGCAGGCGATGTTAGGGATAAGGATTTACTTACTGAGCAAGTCGGCTTAGCTGATGTTGTTATTCCATTGGCTGCTATTGTTGGCATGCCAGCGTGTAAAGCAAATCCAGATCTGACAGTACAAGTAAACTACGAACAAATTAAAAATGTAGTTGATGTATTGCGAGATGACCAAAAGCTGATATTGCCTAATACTAACAGTCAATATGGCAGTAGTGAAGAGATTATCACAGAAGAAAGTCCGTTTAAGCCATTAAGCTTGTACGCACAGACTAAATGCGATGCCGAAGATTATGTGCTTAAAAAAGGCAATGGTGTTATTCTAAGACTTGCTACTGTATTCGGAGTAAGTCCAAGAATGAGGCAGGACTTGTTGGTCAACGATTTTGTTTACAAAGCAGTAGTAGATGGATACATGGTATTGTTTGAAGCAAACTTCAAACGCAATTACATTCACGTACAGGACATTGCTAGAACATTTGAATTCATGATTGATAATTATGACAAGTGCCGCGGCCAAGTTTATAATGTTGGTTTAAGTTCTGCTAATCTAAGTAAGTTAGAACTAGCTGAAAAGATCAAAGAACAAATTCCTGCATTGGTAATTAAGCAAGACGAATTTAAACAAGACTTCGACAAACGCAATTACATAGTTTCTAACGCTAAGTTAGAAAGTTTGGGATGGAAGCCAATGTTTGATTTGGACTATGGTATTAAGCAATTGATATCTGCGTACCAAATGACTATCCCTTTTAACAATAGAAATTTTACAAATTTATGACTGAGAGAAAATACTTGCATACACTAGGTGATTTGGTTGATCGTTTGAGCATTGTTCAACTCAAGGAAGTTTTTATTCCCGAACATAAACAAGAATACAGTGAAGAAATTGCTGCCATTGTACATGATATTCAACTAATACTAGAAGAAAAAGATGTAGTAGTTACAGCAGATGTTATCCGTGCTATTGTTGTGGTCAGTCAAATGAATTTACATATTTGGCACAATGAAAGTAATTATCGTCGTGGTATTAAAGATGGCAACAACCTAGAGCTTACACACGGCTTAAATGGTATTCGTAATACTGCTAAGAACGTAATTCAAGAAAGTGTTGGCGGACGTAAAGACTATAAAGTAGACTGCTTGGCAGCAGACTTTAAAGACTGGGAAATTAGTTGGCCTAATAAAAATAAATGAAAAGTCAAAGTCCCGTTACTAGGGGAATGATCTTTGCTGGATGTAGTTTTACGTGGGGGCAAGGTTTGTATTATTATTCAAACATGCCCACACTTGTAGAACCACCAGCTAATCACTATCAAGCAGATTATGTTAAAGATACACATATCGAGTATATGAAGTCTCTGAGATTTCCAAGGCTTGTAGCAAATCATTTTAATACATATGAACTTTGCCAACCTTGGAACGGTGGAGCCAGTTACAGCATACATGATTGGTGGCAGAGATGCTTTATGAGCAAAGACAATCCCGAAAAAAACAAAGGCAATCATCCCGTGACTCCGCCTACGTTTAACTACGAAGATATAAGTCATGTTTTTTATCAATTCACTCAATGGCATAGAGCACATAGTCCAACTCGACTAGGCAAACCATATCCCTCTACTCACTCCGATATCCTAGCTAATCATGAAATTGCAAAATGGTTGATTGAAAACAATTTAACTGTGGATCAATATATTGAGCAAGCCATAAGAAAAGAGCTGCAAGAGGTCAAAGAGTTTTTAAAAACATTTACAGACAAAGGCATTAAAGTTTATGTAATGACTTGGCCAGCAGATCTTGTAGATTACATAGAACAAGATGATTGGCTAAGAAATAGAATGATTAAATTTGACTATAAAGGTATTCAGTATCCTAGTATGGAACATATGATGGAAACTAAAATAGATCAAAAAATAGTAAATCCCGAACTTACTATATACAGAGATACCGACGAGTTTGATGTAACTCCGCAAGATATGCATCCTTCAAAATTATGTCATCGCGTAATAGCAGATAACATAATACAACATTTAGAAAGAGAAATTTAAAATGACAGCACCACAAATGAGCCCATACAAAGATGCACTAACTGATGCAATGACGGTATTGGCAGCTAAGGACGATATACTTTTCATTGGACAACAAATTGTTTACTCGGGTAATCCAATGAGCACTACATTGGGTAATGTGCCTAAGGATAAAATGATTGAACTTCCCGTCATGGAAGAAACACAAATGGGTATGAGTCTGGGAATGGCTATGGCTGGTAAAACTGTTGTTAGTTTTTATCCAAGATGGGATTTTGTTATCAGTGCAACTAATCAATTGGTCAATCACTTAGATAAATTCCAAGCAATGACAGGCAAACAAGCACATGTTTTAATACGTTTGGGTAAAGGCAGCGACAAACCTTTAGACCCCGGCCATCAACACAAAGGTAGCTATTTTGAAGAATTCAAAAGCCTATGCCCGCACACCAAATTTTATGATTTAAAAACGCCTGCTGATATTGCTAATGCTTATAAAACAGCTACAGAAGAAAAAGGTATTCATGTATTAGTGGAGTATCCTGAGCTATATTACATTAACTAAGTTATAAATATCATTATGGAAAACAACGATCAACAACCACAACAACCTGTAGAAGAAGAAAAACAAAAAACACAGGAAGAGTTAGACTACGAAGAACAACTTAAAAAGCGTTTAGAAGAACTACGCAAACGAGATCCTTTTATTTACAAATGAACATTTGGGGAATTAGTGCCAACAGCCATGATGCTGCCATAAGTGTTTGGCACGATAAAGAACTACAATTTGCTGGACACAGTGAACGCTATTCGGGAATTAAAAACGATGGCGATTTATGTGAAGGCATTATAGCAGACGCAAAAAAGTACGGAGAACCAGATTTAATTGTTTGGTATGAAAAGCCGTGGCTTAAAACCGTGCGTCAGCTATATGCTGGCCAAGGCTATCGTGGTAAAGAAAACAACATCAAACAGTACCTATCTAAATACAATTTAGACAAGCCTGTTGTATTTGGTAAGCATCATGAAAGTCATGCAGCTGCAGGATATTATACCAGTGGCTATAAAGATGCCACTGTTATCGTTATTGATAGCATCGGTGAATTTGAATGTCTAACAATATGGCAGGGTGAAGGCAATGACTTAAAGAAAGTTTACAGTCAAAGTTATCCCAATAGTATTGGTATATGGTTCTCTGCTATGACACAACGTTGTGGATTGAAACCCAACGAAGAAGAATACATTTTGATGGGCATGGCTGCTTATGGTGACCCCGACAAATACAAAGCAGACATCTACAATGATTTCTTTAAAACTATTCGTGCACCCGAAATCAAATTCAAACGTAATCTACATAGGGGTTGTCCAGACTGGCGCTTGGATTTAGTCAGCTTACAAGATACATATGATATCGCTGCCGCCACACAACAGATATACACAGAACTGTTACAACAGTTGAGTATGTGGGCTAATTCCAAACTACCCAGTAACAATCTTATACTAATGGGAGGCTGTGCTCTTAATTGTGTTGCTAACAGTGAGATCACAGGAGACTGGGACAATGTGTGGATTATGCCAAATCCAGGAGATGCGGGTAGTAGTGTAGGCGCAGTGGCTGCTTACTTTGGGGAACAAGTTAAATGGCCTGGCGCTTACCTAGGCACTAACATGGGAAGGAAATATCCAGTTGACCAAACTATTGACATGCTTAAAACAAACAAGATTGTGGGCGTGGCTAGTGGCCGAGCAGAATTTGGTCCCAGGGCTTTAGGTCATCGCAGTTTATTAGCTGACCCCCGCGGACCGGAAATCAAAGACACAGTCAACGCAATCAAACGTAGACAAAAGTTCAGACCCTTTGCACCAGCAATCTTAGAAGAACATGTGCATGACTATTTCGATATGCCTAAAAATATTGATACTAGTCCGTATATGCAATTCGTTGCTCGCTGTACTCGCCCCGATGAATTCCCTGCTATTATACACAAAGACGGAACAAGTCGTGTGCAAACAGTGAGTAAAAATGATAGCCCTGGCTTCCGTAAGCTATTAGAAAATTGGTACAGTGAAACTGGCTGTCCAATGTTATTGAACACTAGCTTAAACATCAAAGGCCAGCCAATGGTCAATAATATAAAGCATGCCAAAGACTTTTATAAGAAATACAATGTGCCTGTATTATCATGAGTAAAAATATTAAATACTCGTATAATGCTAGATGTTTTCTTTTTAAGTTATAATGAACCCTACGCTGATGAAAATTACGAACTTCTATTAGAGAAAGTTCCACATGCAAGGCGTGTAAATGGTATAAAAGGTTTTACGGCGGCACATCAAGAATGTGCCCGTCGTAGTCTTACCAATAATTTTTATGTAGTAGACAGCGATGCTATTATAGTAAGAGACTTTGAATTTTTCTTTACTCCCAGTAAGTACAATACTTGGTGGGGGATACCTGAAAGTGAATGCCTTTGTTTATGGAACAGCGTTAATCCAATAAACGATTTGACATATGGGCATGGTGGTGTTAAACTGCTACCTAAGCACTCTTTATTGTCTAAGAATCCAGATACTGTTGACTTCACAACTGGATTTGGATTAAGTATCAAAGTATTCGATCAAATAAGCAACGTCACTAAATTTAACTACGACGAGTTCAGTACATGGCGCAGTGCCTTTCGCGAATGTGTTAAACTTGCCACTAACTTAACTAATGAAGAATTGCGTCATAAATTAAACTATGACGACGAAGCTATAGATCGTGTTGTAGAAGAAAGCAATCAGCGATTGAAAATTTGGACTACTAAAGGTGCAAAACGCCCTTTTGGCAAATACGCAATAGCAGGTGCAAAACAAGGGCGAGATTATGGATTGCAAAATGCAGAGAATCCAGAAGCTTTGCGTGTTATTAATGATTTAGAATGGATGAAAAATGAGTTTACTAAATTCACTGGATAATAAAATTAAAACTGCTGTTAAGAAAGAAACACAGCAAAACGCTATATTAAAATTAAAAGATATTCCTGTGGTCTTTTTAAGCTACGACGAACCAAACGCAGATGAAAACTATCAGTTTCTATTAGACCATCATCCCAACGCAGAAAAAGTATATAGAGTACATGGTGTTAAAGGCTTTGATGCAGCACACAAAGAAGCTGGTCGAATCGCCAATGCTCCTAGATTCTTTACAGTAGATGCAGACTGTAAAATAGATAAAAGTATATGGACAAAAAGCGTAGAGCTTACTCCGGATATTGCCGAAGCTACACTAAGCTGGAGTAGTCGCAATGTCGTCAACGGCCTAGTCTATGGCAATGGCGGCGTTAAGCTGTGGTATACTAAACATGTCATGAACATGCGAAGTCATGAAGCAGCAGATCCAGAAGATGGCACAAATAATGTAGACTTTTGTTGGGATCCCGAAAACTATAAACAAATGAATAATACCTATGGTGTCGTTCACAATAACTCTAGTGCCAAGCAAGCGTTTAGAGCAGGCTTTAGAGAAGGCATTAAAATGGGCTTGGACCAAGGCAACAAAGTCCCGTTACATGATTTTAAACATAAAATGTATCCGGCTAACTATGCTCGTTGGCTAATATGGATGACTGTTGGCCGTGACATTGAAAACGGTGCATGGGTTATATACGGCGCAAGACTGGCTGCATATAAGTTATACATAGAAAATTTTGACCATACTGTTATTGCAGACTATGACTGGTTTCATAAGTTCTGGGAACAACAATCGCAGATTCTCGAACACGGCGAATATTTAGAAAGTCACAATCGTAAATTGTTAACAGATCTAAGAGATGGCCTGGGTTTACCGTTGGCAGAACTAGATGCTGAACAAAGCATTTGGTTTAAACATGTTCATATTAGTCCAGGTAAAGGCTTAGGCTGGCCTGCACTGCTAAATCAAAGTGCTTTGCCATTATATGGCTTCACATTACCTAAATACTAATATGGAAACACCTGTATATTTTCTTTACACGGACGAAGCTAACCTCAATGAGAACTGGCAAAGACTACTCAAAGTTGCACCATGGGCCGAAGCAGTTGCTAGCATAGGTACAATATTTGAAAGCCATAAAAACATTGCCAGTTTGTGCAACAGTGATAGATTTTATGTAGTTGACGCAGATTGCTGGATTGTAGATGGGTTTACTTTTGACAAGCAAATAGAACTCAAACCAAAATATGTAGCAGTGTTTCGCGCAAAGAATCCTATTAACGGATTGGTATATGGACATGGTGGCATCAAGTTGTTTAGCAAAGATTGCTTTAGTGCAGAAAGATTAGATAAACCTGACATGACCACTAGTCTAGCAGACGGATATATCAAGTTAAACATATTGGCCAGCGAACATAGATTTAACTATACGCCATACAGTACTTGGCGTACAGCATTTCGGGAAGCAGTTAAATTAAGCACAGGCATTAATAAAAACAACAACGATCAAGAAAGTCTCGATAGGCTTAATATGTGGATGAATGCAGGATTAGAATCGCAGTACGGTTATTTTGCTGTACATGGTGCAAGGCAAGGCGAACAATATGCAAGATCAAAAGATGCAGACTTTACGATAGTAAATGATTTTGATTGGTTGTATAACAAATTTTGTAAATGGGTAGGATTAGATGGAAACAGATAAAATTACATGGCTCTTTGGAATAGAAAAATATTTTCATTTCATTCAAGACGTGAGAAAAAAACAGTTTATACGAAATATTATAAATTTAAAATATGCAGACCAGCAATCAAAGCCATGGTCTCTTAAAAATTTAATATCCGACGATTACGACAAATATCCAGTGGCATTTAGAGAAGATCGTTTGAATTTTTATACAAACGTTTGTTCTAAGGATGAGATTACCACACGAGATATTGTGGGTACATTACATTCTATTTGGCCAGAAGATGAATTTATTCACAAGTTATTTCAAATCGTCGATGAAGGCTACGAAGATGTATTGCCCACTATTTTTTCCAAGAGCCAGGTTCTTAGTAAAATATGGATGGCAGAAATTTTATCTAAATTTAATCTAAACTTTAGTAACGTGTTGCTAATAGGGGGCTGGCTAACTCATCATAGCCTATACCTTAAAGACATTAATTACAATAAATTGTTTAGCATTGATCCCGATTCTAATGTCAATGAATTAATAGCCATCATTAACCCAGATGCATACGTAGAAAATAAGCCTATCAATGAATGTTTTGACGATGATAACAATTTAACATTTTATGATAAAATTCTTGTTCCTGATCTAGTTATTAACACAAGCAGTGAACATATGGACACAGAATGGTTTAATAAACTTAAACCAGGAACAACTGTGTTCATTGAAAATAACAGCGACCCTATTGAAGAACATATTAATTACTCCGAGACACTGCCTGACTTTTTAAGAAAGTACCCAGTGACAACTACATACTATCGCGGAGAAATTACATTTCCTAAATATAAAAGGTATGCGCTTTATGGAGTAAAATAATGTATAACTACAGTGATATTACCACTGTGCATTTAGAAATGACAGAAGCTTGTAATGCTTCTTGTCCTATGTGCGCTAGGAATTTAAATGGTGGAGAAGTCAGCCCATTGTTGCATGGTGCCGAACTCAGTATCACTGACATTGAAAAGATATTTCCCGTAGACTTCATTAAACAACTAAACCGATTGTACATGTGTGGCAACTATGGTGATCCTGCCGTGGCATCTGATACACTCGAAGCATTTGCTTACTTTAGAGAACATAACGAAAAATTAAATCTTAGTATGCATACAAATGGCAGTATGAAAAAGCCAGAGTGGTGGGCAGAACTTGCCGGCGTAATAGGTAAAAGAGGTTATGTTATTTTTGGCGTAGACGGACTAGAGGATACTAATCACTTGTATCGCCAAGGCACTGTTTGGAAAAAGATAATGGAAAACGCACAGGCATTTATAGATGCCGGCGGCAGAGCACGTTGGGACTATATTGTATTTGCACACAACGAACATCAAGTAGAAGAAGCAGAAGCATTGGCCGCTAAAATGGGCTTTGAAAAGTTCAATATCAAAAAGAGCAATCGTTTCTTTAGCAATACTCGTGGCGAAGTTAAGCAAGAGCATCAAGCAGGCAATCGCAAAGGATCTGCAACGACTTTATTGGCAATGCCTAATGATCCCAAATATCATAACGCAGCTATTAAGAATTTAGAAAATATAACAAAAGGACAAAAGTCGGACCCTTATGAATTAATAACCACAGTAGAAGTTCTTAAAGAAAAAGTTGGCAGTCAAAAATTTACCACTGATCCTGAATTAAAAAAGCCCATGGAAAAGTATTGGGATACTGTGCCTATTAAATGTAAGGTTGCCGAAGAGAAAAGCATTTATGTAACAGCGGAAGGATACTTACAACCATGTTGTTGGACCGCCGGACAGATGTATGTATGGTATTGGAAAGAACAAGGCGGCCAAATTTGGAATGCTATAAATGAAGCAGGCTTGGACTCTCTCAATTTAAAACAACATAGTCTTAAAGATGTTGTCGAAGGTAAATTTATGCAGGAGATAATTCCCAACAGTTGGAATAAACCCAGCTGTGCAGAAGGAAAGTTGGCAGTATGCGCTAAGACGTGTGGAACTAAATATGATGCATTCAAGGAGCAATTTAAATGACACCACAAGAGTATAATAATTTTTTAAAAACAAGACGCACGTCGAAAGTTTTCAAAGATGAAAAATTAACAGCAGAACAACGTCGTCTGCTCATTGATGCAGTTAATTATGCCCCTGCACAAAATTCTAATAGAAATTTTATACCAATCCTTGTTGAAAAACAAGAATATAAAGAGTGGCTGCAAGATAACATATTTTTTATGGTATCTAAATACAGCGAATCACTGGGCAAAGTGATGCCCAAAGAATATCAACTTGGTATATTGACAGCGCCAACAGTGATTATATATTTGGAAGCATCAAAGAATCTTCCTATAGTAAATCATCCCAGCCATCTTGATGCAGATGGTTCCTATTTAAAAGAGCCAAAAGCCGGAGACATAGATATAAGAAATATCAATATAGGAATGAGCATGGCTTTTCTAGCACAGCAAGCGTATTTAATGGGACTAGACGTTGGTTTTAATGGCTGTACCAGAGGAGTTAGAACTGTCATGGAAACACCTGAATTGAAAGCTCATCTATATTCTATATATAATGAATATGGTATTACTAATGAAATGGCCAATAGGCATAATTTATCTCCTGGTTATGCAGTGTGTATAGGAAAAGCAATTCCTATCGCCAATCCGATGACTAGAGTATCCAAAGCAGATTTAGAAGGATTACCGTATAAAGATGGCTATTATACAAATATTAAAAAACATCAATTGAATCCCATAGAAAATATCAGAACAATCAATGAATAAAGATTTTGACAAATATAACAAAGTACCAAAAAACTTTTGCCTGGTGCCATTTCTGCACAAGGCCATTGATGGAAATGGAGATATAAATCCCTGTTGTATTGCAGATCCGCATAAACTTGATGATGGTAAAACAGCAAATATTAACTTTATAGACTTTGATACATTTATCAAATCAAAAGAGAATAATGATTTTAAGGAATCATTTAAACGCAATGAACGGCCAGACATATGTCACAGATGTTGGAAAGTCGATGATCACAATGGAGAAAGTCATCGCAAGCGTATAATGACTTTCTTTATGAATAAAAGCTGGGAAGGCGGCGAGACTGAATTATATAAAAAGTTGGAAAGTTTCTTCAATGATAAAACAGATTGGCAAGACGTTGTAATTGAACTAGATAAAATTAAAGAGCCATTTGATTTAGAAATAGAACCCGGGACGACCTGCAATTTTAAATGTCACTTTTGTGGCCCACATGCCAGCAGCAGTTGGATCAGCGATCAACGAGAATTGTATGGAACAAGCCAAGAAGAAGCTGCTCGAGCAACAAAGTTAGGGCATTGGGCACTAGATAGTGAACTATGGAACAGTGAAGTAATGTTCAATGGCAAGAAGTTTCACTTCATGGGCGGCGAACCCATGTTGATTAACGCTCACTTTAAGTTTTTAGCCAAGCTAGCACAACGACCCGACGCTGCTCAGGTGCGTATGTCATATAATACCAATGCCAGTACTCTACCACCAGAAGATGTTTTAAAAACTGTATATGATAAATTTTACTATACCAGGGTTGCATTCAGCATTGATGGCATAGGTGATAAGTTTCACTATCAACGTTTCCCCGGCGACTGGGCCGAAGCAGAAGCTAATATGGCGACTTGGGTTACAAATGTTAAAAACATTGAAGCTAAAATAGATCCTGGCTGGAGTGTATTGAATATGCTGGACATGGCGGAATTGTTCCTGTGGGCAGATAAGTTTAAGCGCAAATTCAATCTAAGCGATAAGCAGTTTGACTTTGACGGTCATTATTACTTTGGTCCTCATTATTGTCCACAGAGTTTAAAGCCAGAACAAAAAGAATACTTTAAGAACAAAATGACCAGTGATTTAGAATTACTACGTAAAAGTAATCTAACTCCGCGTATGATGGAACGTGCAGAGATTGTTGTAGAAAATATGATAGCTCATATGATGGCCAAAGACTCTTGGAATCAGGAGACTGAAGACAAGCGTAAATATAGAATAATGGGGCTGGATAGAATACGTAAACAAACTCTTAAAGATTTTTTACCAGAACTAAATTCGGTTTTAAAATATTATGATTGATCCTGTAACAATAGAATTAGAAATAACCAGCAAGTGCACGCTCTATTGCCCGGATTGTGCCAGAACGAAAGATCCTGATGAAAAACTTCATAAGTGGAAATACGGGGAGGTCGATGTTTCTGCTATTGAAAAAATATTGAAAGTACCATCGCTTGAGGGCGTGGTATTTTCTGGTGCATACGGAGATCCTATTTATCATACTAAGTTTCATGACATTATATCCCTGGTGAAGAAACACAATAAAAAAATCACTATTAATACCAATGGTAGTTATAGAAGCAAAGAATGGTGGGAACAGCTTGCGCCTATGTTTACTAAATCAGATACCTTTGTGTTTAGCATAGATGGATTACCTGAAAATAATCTATATAGAGTGAATTCGGATTGGCCTAGTATCGAAACGGGTATTAAATCAATGATTGCTAAATCTGCTGCTCGGGTACAGTGGAAATGGATAATTTTTAAATATAATGAAAATGACGTCATCGAAGGATATAAATTAAGTAAACAACTAGGCATACAACATTTTGAAATTGTTAACAGTGGCCGACAATATCCAGCTGGAATGGAACCTAGTAGAAATTTTGAAGACATCATTTCAGAATTAAAGGAATACCAGCAAAAATGAAATTAGATCCCGAATGCTATAAAACTAAAAATTTATTTTTTATACGGCCAAACGGCATGTATGTACCTTGTTGTTATGTTAGTACTAATCCACAGCTAGAGAACTTCCTCGGCCAAGAATTATATCAGCAATTAAATTTGACTAATTATACCTATGACGAAATAATAAATTCGGATGCTTGGCAGAAGATTCGATCAATGATTGAATCAGAAAATCCCTTAAATATTTGCCAGACATTATGTTCTAAATCCGAGAAAAGTGATGACCGAGCAGATATGATTAACAATATTAGGGTCAATTTTATTGAAAAAGATATTAACTAAGACAACAAATGAAACTATTCAACGAACACTTTAAACTATATGCGTATAAGAAATACGACATCAATGATCTGAGCCTCAGAGTAAATGATAATTTTGTATTGACTTATAGATTAACACATGATGAAATCAAACAAATGTTTGAAGGTGCTAGCACCAAAGAAGGTATTAATCTACATTTGAAGTGCGGCATAAAAATGTATGTGGTTATTAAGCGCAACATATCTGCTGTTCGTTTTACAATTAATACACATGGTGGCAATTTTAATCTTAGATTTACCATAGACGAATTTGAGAAACTGATCAACGACTATAATTTTCAAATGACTAATCCTGTCAAATGGGACGAATATGACCCAAGATAAAAATATTATCTATGTTAATGGAGACAGCTTTACACAAGGCTGCGACGTTGAATACCATTTGCGCCCTGATTTTAAAAAAAATTTTAGCATAAATGAAATACTGTCGATGCCATTCAAACAAGCTGTAGATGATCAAAAAGCTGTTATGGCAGAACATGCTCAATGGAATAAAAATAATCCAACAGAACATAAAAAATTATTAGAATATCAAAAAGAAATGCGATGGAGTTCCAGACTAGAAAAGATATTAAATAGGCCAGTGTTTAATATATCATCGCAGGGCGGGAGTAGTATGTATGCTATTTCTTACAGAACTATTGCTGACGTTATTGCTTTAAAGAAAGCCGGATATAACATAACAGATATCATCATTCAAATCACTAGTGCCGGCCGATTTAGTTTTTTTAAAAATACCCTGGATTTTGAAGAACCAATATACGATCAACAAAAAACAATGATTAAAAAATACAATATGGTATCCTTTACAGTAGGCACAAGTGTTAAAGAATACCAGCGTATGATAGAAGGCATTGTCATGAATGAAACATTCGAATACAGTGAATATAGATTATTGCATGACTTGTTAATGTTCAAACATGCACTAATTTCTTTGACCGGAGCAAGGGTTATTTTTGTAGACAGTGTATTCTTTAAGAAAACTGTGGGACATAAATTATTTACATTTGATAACTGCGAATTGCCAGAAGATAACCATGTCTTAGAATTTAAAAAGCAGTTAGATGACGAAATTGAATTAAATATGATGGAGTGCGTAGACCCAGATGAGCCCGATACTATGACTACTGGACTGCATTTCACAGCCAAAGTGCATGATATATTTGCCAAAAAAATAGCAGAAAGATATTTCAATGAATGACGTAATATATGTCAATGGCTGTAGTTTTACGACTGGAATAGATATAGGTGACTATTTACTACCTGGCTATCCCAATGAACTAAGCGTCGACGATTATATAACGTTAACTGATTCAGAATTATATTCCGAACATATGATCGCATATAATCAATGGCGTGATGAACAATATGAAAAAATGGTACCAAATAACCCAGGCCTTGACTATGCAGGTTTATCTAATCGAAGTATGCGAGAAGTTAGATACAGTTCTAAATTAGAAAACCTGACAGGTATACAGGTAATCAACAAATCGGCACCCGGCAGCGATAATCATAGCATTTACCTGAGAACATGTAATGACATTTATAATTTAAAGAAACAGGGTTATAACGTTAAGAAAATTATATTTCAGTTCACATGCAGAACACGTTATTCATACATAAAAGAAATTAGCGATGATATAGAATCAACTCAGTTAAATTATAATAAGTTAGATGATGAGTTTTTTTGTAGGTCATTGAATCACGCAGGTATGAAACATAAACCATATACAGATGCAGAAAGATATTTTTTAGAAAAAGATACATTGTCTGTACTTGAAATGGACATGAAACTGAAAACAAGATGGCTTAACTATTTTAGTAAACTTAAAATGTATAAAGATGCAATATATGGAGAGACTGGCATTGAACCGATTATGGTAGATTCTATTTTCACTGAAGTAGAACTGGAACGGGCTAAAATGCATAATTCTAAAAATGTTTTTGATTTTTTATACAATCCTGATCCGGATACTTACGTTGGGAGGACAATTATGTCGTTATTTCCCCGGGGTATTGATTCTATGGCAAAAATGATAAACAAAGATGAGAAATCACTTACATCCGGCCTGCATTTTAATAAAGAAGTCCATGAGCGTTTTGCAACACATTTAGCGGAGAAATATTTTAATGAATAAATCATTCTGCGTTATACCCTGGGTACAAATGGCAGCAAAGCCTATAGGCACTGCCAGAGTTTGTTGCCTGATGACTAATAGCAAAGATAGTCAACAAGGCACTATTAGAGATGACAATGGCCGACCTTATAACTTGGGCCGAGATGATTTTGACATTATTAAAAATGGAGACAAGGCCAGAGAAATAAGATTAGCCATGCTAAATGGCGAACGTCATAGTGATTGCAATACATGTTGGGTCAAGGAAGACATGGGCGCAAGCAGCAGACGAACAGTCAGTAATAAGATGTATACTGGCGAATTTGATGAAGAGATCGCCAGACAACACACCGATGCAGAAGGTAATACAGACTGGCAACCAAGTTACTGGGATTTACGTTTTGGTAATTTGTGTAATCTAAAATGCGTAATGTGTCATCCTGCCAGCAGCAGTCAATGGTACGAAGATTATGTGTTAATTAACGGCACAACCAAATTCACTGACAGTGGTACAAAAATTAACTTAAAAGACGTCAATGGCAGATACAAGGATGCCGGTGAATATGACTGGTGGGATAATCCAGAGTTTTGGGCCAGACTAGAAGCAAAGATACCCTATTTGAAACAAGTATATCTTGTCGGTGGCGAGCCTATGCTCATTGAACCGCATTACGATTTTTTACAAAAAGTCATTGACAGCGGCCGAGCCCATGAAGTCACTTTGGAATATGACACAAACTTGACGGCTATACATAAAAGAGCATTGGATTTGTGGAAACATTTTAAAAAAGTTTGGCTACGTATTAGTATAGATGATTTCGGTGATCAGTTTGAATATATTCGCTATCCGGCTAGATGGCAACAGATAAGTAAGAACGTAGAAACACTTAGTAAAGAAATGTCTAATATTAAAATGGACTTCACTGTAACATGGCAAGTTTTAAGCGCCTATACGACGCCAAATTTGTTAGACTACTTTGAACAATTTAATAAGCACAATTCCAGTGTCAGAATATTAAGCAGCCCTGATTATTTTGATGTTGCTATATTGCCTAAAGAAGTAAAGCTGGACATATTACAGGTTTACAATACTTGGGCCGACACAGATAAAAAGAAAAAACAAGTGGCACATCTAGTAAACTATTTGGAAACAAATATAGATGGTGATGCAGCTAAAGTGGACAAATGTGTCGAAATACTGACAAAACTGGATTCTATTAGAAACACCGACTGGAAGACTACCTTCCCGCAATTATATGAAAAACTAAAAAATGAACGATAAAGTTATACTCGACGAAAACGGCAAAGACATTAGTCAACAGTTTATTAATAAGCACAAAGACTATAACCTTAAAACCAAGCATTATTTTAATGTTAGTAAAACATGGTGTATATTACCATGGATCCACCTGAGCACTCGTCCGGATGGCCAAATGCGTGTTTGTTGTACAGCCAATGCCAGTAGTGTAGGTGCAACCAATGACAAGATACATGGTGGCAATATTGGAATTTTAAAAGACGAAGAAGGCCGGCCCAATAACTTAAACGTTGCAGACTTCGAGTCAAGCTGGAATAGTACATATATGAAAAATGTACGTAAACAAATGATGGCGGGAGAAAAGCCTTCTAGTTGTTTAAAATGCTACAAAGAAGAAGCAGCCGGCCATAGAAGTAAACGACAGTGGGAAACTGAATACTGGAGTAAACGTGTCAGTATCGACGAATTAATTCAAGAAACAAATGAAGATGGCAGTATCCCTCCTAAATTAAGATACATTGATCTGCGTTTTGGTACAAAATGTCAACTTGCTTGTATCATGTGCAGTCCCCATGACAGCAGCGGTTGGATCAAAGACTGGCAAGCAGTCTACCCTAAGATTGAAAATGATAAAGTAAAAGAAATTTGGAACTGGGAAAATAAAGGCAGCACCAATGGTAGTAGTTATAATTGGCATAAGAACAATCCTGTGTTCTGGGAGCAATTCTATCAACAGATCCCGCATATGAAACAATTATACTTTGCCGGCGGCGAAGCATTGATCATTGAAGAACACTATGATATATTGGAAGAATGTATACGTCAAGGTGTTGCTAAAGACATGGAAATACGTTATAATAGTAATGGCATAGAGTGGAGAGAAGATTTATTTGAACTATGGAGCCACTTCAAACTTGTTCGTTTCCATTATAGCGTAGATGCATTTGGTAAGCATAACGAATATATTCGTTATCCCAGCGATTGGAAACGCACAGAAGAAGTCTTTCATATACTAGACACACAGACAACTGATAACGTAGAAGTTACAGTGGCCTGTGCAGTTAATGCATTGAACATTTATTACCTGCCAGAATTCATTAAATGGAAAATGACACAAAACTTTAAAAAGATTAATATGTGGCCTTTAGGTGCTGGTGGTATCAACTTCCACTTTGTATACTGGCCTGCTTTCTTAAATGTCAAAGTTTTGCCTAAGAAGTTTAAAGATGAAGTTGCTCGTAAAATTGAAGAAGAATTAATCCCATGGTGGACTGATAATTACATGAACGGAGTTCGTCCAGGCGAAGAAGTAAGTCGGGATGTATTCATTATGAATGATTATGGCATCAAACGTTTGCGTGGATTGATTAGATTTATGCAAAGCGAAGACTGGAGTGTACGTCTGCCTGAGATGAAAGATTATTTAGAAAAAATCGATGCACACAGGGGTACAAGTTTTTATGAAACATTTCCTGAAATGAAAGATATATTCAATGAGTAATTCCAGATCAGTTACTATAACTGACGCAGAAAAAAATAAAATATTCGATTGGTTAAGCACAAATAATTTTTGTGTAATGCCTTTTCACCACGTTGCTATAGAATCTAATGGTGACGTGAGGCCCTGTTGTCTAGGCGACCCATTAAAAAATGATGATGGTACGACATTTAATTCAAACGGCCGGCCTATTATTGACATTATAAATCATCCAACACATATTAAATTTAGACAGTCCTTTCTGAACAATGAACAACACCCTTCTTGCAAGCCATGCTGGGGAGATTATCACAATGACAAATTCAGTGGTAGATATGTATATTCTTCATCGTTAAAAGTATACCACGAAGTAAAGAAAATTATAGAAGGCGCTGCCCCCAGTCAAAAATTAGTATGGCTGGAAATAAAAGCAGGAAATAGATGTAATCTTGCCTGCAGAATTTGCGGTTTATGGAATAGTGCAAAGTGGCTTAAAGAATCCTATGAGCTGCAAAAAACTACACGAGAGTCTTATCCTGATTTCAAACAGAGTCCAGAGTTCGCTTATAATCAACAAGCCAAGTGGATAGACAATGTAGACTTTTGGAAAAATATAGATGGCTTTGATGATATAAAGATAATACATCTTATGGGCGGTGAGCCACTGATGATAGAAGAGCACTATGAAATGCTTAAGGCCTTAGATGAAAAGTTCGATGCTAGCAAGATTATTATTTGGTATAATACCAATGGCACAATAATTCCTACTCCGGAACAAGAAGAGTTGCTGTCTAGATTTAAAAAGATATTCTGGAGTGTAAGCATCGACGATTTTGGCGATAAGTTTAACTACCAGCGTAGCGGCGCAAACTGGGCAGATGTTAAAGAAAAATTGCCATATTTCTTCTCTAAACACAACTATGAATCATTGATTGATGCTACAATAAGCATATACAACATTGCGACTATTCATGAATTTGTCAAAGAGTTAGCATCAATTGGATTGGAAAAATATTTTAGTCCTCATTATGTAACCACTCCTGCAGGATATTCTAATGTCAGAACCCTGCATATATCCGTCAAAGAACAGATAAAGCAAATTTTATTAAACAACAGATCAACTATTGATAATAATTTCAAAATGCAAGTTGATAATATTATTAACTTTATGATGTTTATCGACGACTGGAGCGAAAGCATAGACGAAAGACGCAAAAACACGATTATGTTCGTTGATGGAAAAAGAAATGAAAGTTTTGTTAAAACATTCCCAGAGATGGCGAGGCTATTAAATTATGAGTGAACAAGGCGATAAAAATAAACAACTAAGCCCTACTATATGTATGCTACCTGTTAGTAGCATTGCGATACATGCCACTGGTAAAATGGTTCGTTGCCACATGAGCGAAACAGAAATGGGAGATGTTAATAATGGTTCTATTATCAAACAGTGGGACAATCAGGCATTCCAGGACCTGAGAAAAGCTCAACGTGCGGGAGAATGGACACATGGTTGTCAGAATTGTCAAAGTAAAGAATCTAGAAATGTAACCAGTAAACGTACTCATTGGCAAAACTTAGATGTAATTGATGATCGCTGGGCTGACATTGATTGGGATAATAATTTAACAGGCAACAAACTAGTTCACTTAGATATTGCATTCAATAACTTGTGCAACTTCAAATGCAGGATGTGTAGTAGTGCATATAGCAATGCATGGATTGGCGACGAGGAAAAACTTAAAAAACGTGGCTTTGCAGCTGGCGGCGCTGGAAGTCCTTATGTTAGAACCAGTTCTATGTTTGATAGAACAAAACACACATTGTCCACAGAGCAATTACAAGAATTAGTAGACAATGGCAAGGACTTGCGTAGAGTAGAGATACTTGGCGGAGAACCATTCCTTGTTCCTCAATTCATGGAATTTTTAGGCATGCTACGAGCAGCTGGCCTAGATAGACAAATTGAATTAATGATCACTACCAATGGTAGCGTCATTACAGAAGAACATTTAGAAGCCCTTGAAGGTTTTAAGTATGTAAACATCAACCTTAGTTTAGATGCTACTGGCGACTTGTTTAGTTACATTAGAAGTGCCGGCATCATTGATTGGCAAGGCATTACTAAAAAAGCCGAATTGATCAGAGACTGGTGCGACAAGCCGAGAACCGGCGTTTATAAAATGAACATGAATGGAACATTCATGTCTATTAACGCACTGAATATCAAAGACTTTATTGAGTGGATAATTAAATTTTATGGATGGGATAAACAACGTCCGGTAAACACTAGCAAGAACAGACATAGTCTAGAACATAGAATTTTAGTTGGTCCCAAAACTATGCACGTTCAGTGGTTAGATCAAACAACATTAAAAAAATGTTTGGAACAAATCAATTATCTATTCGACACTTATGATTTCTTCAGGGAAGTCAACGGAGTTATGCCTATTACTGAGCATAGATATCTTAAAGACATTAAAAAGCTAGTTGAAGGATTAATAGAAAAACCCGTAAGTATAGTCGGAGATGCCAAACAAGGCCCTAAGGAGTTTGTAAAGTACACTGTAGAACTTGATGACATAAGAGGAGTAACTCTTAAACAAGTTGCTCCTGAAATATATCAAAGTTTCAAACCTTTTTTCGATGAATATACAGTAAGTAAACAGGATAACTTCTGTTATATGCCGTGGCACGGTCTTGCAGTGACTGCTAACGGGAATATCAAACCTTGCTGCCAGTGGCACGGTTCCATTGGCTCTGCTTCTAAAGATAGCATAGTAAGTCAATATATTGAAAGCCCAAAAATTATAGAGCTACGCGAATCCTTTTTAAGAAATGAAAGACCGGCTGGCTGTAGTAGCTGTTGGGAAAGAGAAAACCAAATAGGAAAAAGCAGAAGGATTTGGTTCAAGGAAAAATTCGAAGAGTTTCTTCCTGTAAATAAGGATTACACGCTTCCAGTAACTAAGAAAAATTTAGGCTGGACACAAATGGATATAAATTTAAGTAACGTATGCAATTTAAAATGCCGTATGTGTGGTTCCTGGGCCAGCAATCAATGGTTCGAAGAAGATGTTGCATTGTCTAAGATTAATCCTGCTTTTAAGAAAGAGAATAATCCAGAAAGACAAAAGATAGTTCAACACGAACTAAATGATCTAATCGAATTATTACCACATACTACCAAATTACGTAGAATAGACTTCAAAGGCGGTGAGCCAATGTTGGCTAAAAACCATGTAGAATTTTTAGAAGAATTAATTAGACAGGGTAGAAATAGATATGTAACATTACAGTATACAACAAATGGAACGGTAGTCAATCCGAAAATTCTTTCAACATTACAAAAATTTAATAAAGTTCGTATGATGTTTAGTATAGAAGGCACGGGAAATTTATATAGTTATATACGTGGAGGAAAATATACAATAGAACAGTTAGAAGAAACTATGGCTATGTATAATGAACTACCAGGCATACAAATCGGATTTAATGTTACTATACAAGGTTATAATTTATTAAACCTTAGAGAGCTATACAATCAACTTGCAGAGTGGAGTAAAAAATATAAAAACGTCAGTAATGTTGATGCTTTTACTACTATTTGTAATGATCCAATGTATCTAAGTCCAATGGTATTACCTCCTGCACTAAGGACACAAGCTGTTAATCAATTACATGGAATACCAGATTTTGCGGTATTAATTCGCAGCCTTGAATCTAATAGAATTCATGAAACGCATTGGAATACTTTCAAACACTTTACTGACGAAGTTGATAAGTTGCGTGGCGAAAGCATATTGGATGTAGTTCCAGAATTCAAGGGCTACTGGAATGAATAAACTTGTAGCAGTAGAAGATAACTATGCGCCCAAAGATAAATGGCTACGCATAGAATGGAATCTAGGCAGGCGCTGCAACTATGATTGTAGCTATTGCGGCAGTGATATTCATGATAGAGAAAGTGCACATCTAAGTCTAGATGTCATCGAGAAAACAGTAAAACAGATTGCAGATGTTGCTAGATCACAGGGCAAGGAATGCAGGATAAGCCTAACGGGTGGTGAACCATTTGTGCACCCAAAGATCATTGATATCCTTAAAATAATCAAAGACAACGGTATTAATAAAATTAGCGTGACAACCAATGGCAGTGTGCCTCTTAAAAAATACATAGAGAGTCTGCCATATATTAACTATTATATATTCAGTTATCATTTTGAATTTGCATATCATGATAAAATTATTAACACTATCGTGGAGTTAAATAAACTTGTTAAAGAACGTAAGAATCAAAATCTGCACACACATTTGATGTATCTTCCAGGTAAAATGGCAGAGGCCAATGAAATCATTGACATCATGAATGAAAATGATGTACACTGGGTGATAAGAAGAATCAGACCTAGATTAGATCCCGAAACAAAAACTTGGGCAGTGCCAGGATTGAGTGGATTGAAAACATCGCATGGCAAATGCAAAGACGATTACTACACTCAAGAAGAACTTGATTTTATGTTAAACAAGAAAAAATGACAAGCAAAGTAACTAATTGGGCAAATATAGTGGTGCATTATGAAGATGGTACCAGCGAAGAAAGCAATGTCAATGATTTGCTGGCCAATGAAACTAACAAGTTCAAAGGTTGGATGTGTTGGGCCGGCGTTCAAAATTTAACCATAGATAATGATGGCAATGTATGGCGTGCTATATGCAAAGTAGGCGGCAAGTTAGGAGATATACACACTGGATTTTCTGTGCCCACGGACCCTATTATTTGCACTAAAGAAAATTGCACTTGCGCCGCGGACATACAACTAAGTAAAGCAGAATTAAATAATATTAAGAAATTAAGGATTGGCAATGAGTAACGAGGGATTAGGTAAAAAGCACCTGAAAAATTATAAACCCAGTGAGCTATTTAAAGAGAAGTACGGCTTTACTGTAGACGATAAAACATTTTGTATAATGCCGTTTATACATACAAGTACAACAACAAATGGCGACTTCAGATTGTGCTGTAGAAGTACCAAGGTGTGGGATATCAAAAATATTCCATTGCGTGATTTATGGAATCATAGAAAATATAAAACAGTCAGAAATAATCTAGCAACAGGAGTTAGAGATACACACTGCAACGCTTGTTGGAAAATGGAAGACAAAGGTATCACCAGTCTTAGACAGAGTCAGAATTACGAACGTACAGAACAATATGCCCATATAGTTGATGAATGGAATCGCACAGAACTAGTGCCTTGGAGTATTCCCATTGTTGAGTTTAAATTAAGCAATCTCTGCAATTTAAAATGTAGAATGTGCTGGCCCAAGGATAGTACGCCGTGGCTAAAAGATTGGGACGATGTTAAAGAAATATATGAACCTGGCGAACAAGAATACATCAATGGTATCATTGACAGTAACGACATGCGTCGAAAACCAATATTAAACTTATACGAAACACACAATAAGTTTGTACGCGATTTATATGAGATAATCGATGAAATTAAGGAATTTGAATTTGCCGGCGGCGAACCATTGATGGATCCTTTGCATTATAATATGTTGGATCGCATCAAAGATCCCAGTGATGTTATTCTGAAGTATAGCACAAACTTAACCGACTTAGAAGCAAAGAAAGGCCGTAACGTATTAGATCTATGGAAGAAGTTTAAAGCAATACGCTTAACAATCAGTATAGATGGTTACGATGAACTTAACGCATACATTAGGCACGGGTCTGTATGGGAAGATATAAAAGAAAACATAAAACAAACCAAAGAATCTTTGGGTGACAAATTAGATTATATAAAGGCAAGTACTTGTATATCTGCGCTTAACATAGAATATCTAGTTGAAACATTTGATGCTATAGATCGTGATTTTGATATTATGTGGCATACCAGTCGTTTGCAGTGGCCTAGTTTTTTACACGCCAACGTACTACCAGTCGAAAGATTAGAAGCAGCAAAAGCAAAACTAGTTGCAAGATTAGGAGTAATGGAAGAAACTACTATACGAGAAATCAATAACAAACGCCATATTATGGATGCAATCAATTGGATAGACGAATGCATTTCTACTAATAAATATGATGTTAATTTCGAAAAGTTTCAAAAGTTTAATGATACACTGGATGCGAAAAGAAAAGAAAAGTTTATAGGAACATAATTAATGGCTTATTATGATTACAAATATTTGACTAATATTGGTTTTGGTATTGCTTGGCTAGATATCACTGACAAGATCAAAGACACTACGGCGCTAGCAATGTCTAAAAATATAACAGAGTACTGGGTGCAAGAAAATGAAAATTTTTATTTGAAAACAACCTGCAACAAAAATGTCAATGATATACTGAATTGGGCAGACACTGCTGGATTAAAATATCTAATGGTGGCGGCAATTGGAACTAATCTTAGTAAACGTAATAATCTACATCATGAACTCCCTGCGTTTATAGAAAAGAATCCAGACTTTGCTGTAGCTGGTCACATCCTTGATAAAGGCGATAAATTTTATGAACTACATCACCAATGTTTTATAATTAATATGGATTGGTGGCGCAACAATGGCAGACCTGACATGGGCAAAGAAGAATTCAACGTTGCTTGGACCACAAATAAGCCTATACGCAGTGAAGAAAATTGGCATGATCATTATACTCCACATTGGATAGCCCCCGGAGTCGAGACAATGAATTATACGGGCAGGCGTTTTGGCTGGAACATAATCAATGCAGCGTTACTGTCAAATGCAAAGGTAATAAGTTTTGATGAAAAAATTCGGGAAAGTAAGTATTACATATATCCCGAAGTGACTGGAGAATTTCACTCTAAGATTTCAGACATACTAGAAAGTCTGCAGGGTCATGGGCATTTCGCTGCTAACACTGAAACTCCGCCTGATAAATTGTTAGATACAGATATACAAGGAGTTATTTGTACTGCTGGCGGAATTACTCCGTTATTAACTGCTTATACTGCGGGCCTAAAGCCCGGGGGAAAACTAACTGTTTTTGATTTTAGTCCACTGTCATTGGCTATACAAAGACGCTTGCGAGAAATCAATTGCGATTATAAGGATTTCAAAACAACTTTTAATAGTTTGTTTGATGAATTGAAACTTCATCCAATGGTCAAAGCTGATAGAAATTTGGACAGGATGCAACAGATTATAAATGAAATGATGCCTCAAGGCTTGGAAGATTTTATTATAAATGTATGGCCACATTTGGATATTTTATATGTGTCTTGTAATTTGTTTGATGTGCATCAAGTTAAGAATAGACTTGCTTCCAGACACAAGGACGAAAAAACATATATACATTTAACTAATATATTACACTATCAAAACACTGCATGGTTATTCAGTGCAACATCTAGATATAGACTAGAGCGAGATATACTCGATATATTTGCCGCTTTTGGTATGGATACATTTCAATTATATCAGAACAGACCCGGTCACAGAGTAAATTGGAGAAACGAAACTCCCAGACAGATCTATGCCAATCCGGATAAATTTCTATACAGAGTCAAAGAATTAGGAATCTTGCCATGGATAACCGAGTAAACAATTTTTTTGATCAGTGGAAAGATTTTTCTCATTATAGTTCATTAAATACTCGTCCCGAGAAGTTTTCTGCATGGAGAACAGATAAGCAAGTCATGAAAGATTACTTTAACTGGATAGAAAAAGAAAGCAACTGTCCAAGTCTTAAATTAGATTTACCATTGCCACAGAAAGAAATGGAAGCAGAAGCTCTTGCTTTGATGGATGAGTTTGTCAAACACCGAGGCGAGGAACATCCCGGCTGGCATAGTCTAGTACTACATGGCTATAATAAACACACCACAGACGATTGGCGTAGCAAAGCATATGACTTCACAGAACAACCAGAATATACCTGGACAGAAATTGCAGATGTTTGTCCTGTTACTGTAAATTGGTTAAAAAATACTTGGAACTTTACACGCTTTGACAGAGTTCGATTTATGCTATTAATGCCCGGTGGCTATATTAAGCAGCATGCCGATTATGAAGTTCGTAAAATGGCAGCATATAATGTTGCTATTAACAATCCCGATGGCGTTGAATTTGTCATGGAAGATGCTGGATTGATTCCCTGGAAGGCAGGAGATGCAAGAGCCATTGATATAGGAAGGCAGCACAGTGTAAGACATCTGGGAACAGAACCACGTATACATATGATTATACATGGTGCTCCTGGAGAAAAACATGCAGAGACCATGTGTAGAAGTTACGATCTTTTATTAGAAGAATTAAATGCAAAGTAAAACATTTTGTATCCTGCCATGGATGCACCTTGCCACTAATGCCAGTGGTAATCTTAGGGTCTGCTGTAATAGTACTCCGGGCAAAAATTTTATTTTGAGAAACGGCACTAATCGACCATATAAGATAACAGATGCTGACATGCAGGATTTCTGGCATAGCAACACTATGAAGAACATCAGGCATGAATTGTTAAATGATCAACGACCCGCGATGTGTGAACGCTGCTTTAGAGAAGAGGATAGCGGTGTTCGCAGTGCTCGCCAAGCTTGGAACGAAAAATACATGTTTGACTATGAGGCTGTGGTAACACCCGAATTAAACGTGCAGTATATAGATATACGTTTAGGTAACCTGTGCAACTTGAAATGCCGTATGTGCAATCCATATGCCAGTAACCAATGGGTTGACGAGTGGCATCTAGTTGAACAGCAGCTAACTGATACTGAAGTTAAAAGACTGAGTAGTATGAACTGGCCCAACGACGATGCAGTTGCGGTTAATTTGTTGAAGCTCGCTAACACTATAGATGAGATTTATCTAACAGGCGGAGAACCTACACTTGCTCTCAGTCAGTATAAGTTATTTGATAAGTTGATCGAATTAGATCTTGCTAAAAACATCACCTTAAAGTATAATACAAACTGCACAAACCTTCCTAAAAAGCTAGTGGACTATTGGCAGCACTTTAAAAAGATAAAAATAAATGCCAGTGTGGATGCATATGGCGACCTTAACAGGTATATCAGATATCCCACAGGCTGGAATCTTGTTGAAAAGAATCTAGCTAAATTTGTGGAAATGAGCGCACAGGGTAAAATAGATCTGCAGGTACACTGTACTGTCCAAATGTATAATATCTTGCAGCTAGATAAGTTATTTGACTATTTAGAGTCCATGGATGTAAAAGACATACATCTTAACATTTTGGATCATCCGGATTATCTAAACGTTAGGGTATTACCGGCTAATTTAAAAAAGTTAGCGGCAGAAAGACTCCAACCATATCTGCATATAAAACGTGCCCAGTCTCTAATTGATTATATGAACGCAGAGGATTGGAATCATATGTGGGGAGATTTTGTAAAGTATACAGATTCATTGGACCAGAGTCGCGAAGAAAACTTATCAGAATTAGTACCTGAATTAACCAATGGCAGATAAAGTTTGTTTGATTCCGTTCGTTAGTATAGCAACTCATCCCGCAGGCTTTGTAAGTAGGTGTATGATGAGTTCTGCACCTATGGGCTCAATGACTGAGGAAAATGTTTGGGACAATAGCAACTTCGCACAGTTACGTTCTGACATGGTAAACGATAAATGGAATTTACCTGGTTGCAATACTTGTCATGGCAGAGAAGCACAGGGTCTTGTAAGTCAACGCATCAATTGGAAAACCAATGAGAGATGGTGGAACGCTGACCTCTGGGATACCAAGGATTTTAAACAGAGTATAACAGGCAATAAAATTTATCACTTGTTCTTAAACACTAGCAATCTATGCAATTTTAAATGCAGGATGTGCAACAGCATGTACAGTAACAGTTGGATAAACGACGACCAGCTGCTCAGAGATAATGGCTTTGATAGAAGCGACTATGTTGATTACACTAAAAATAAAAATGACCTAATGTCATTTGTCACAAAACTATTGCCCAGACTCGGTGAACTCAGAATGATAACGGTCACAGGCGGTGAACCGTTTATAAACAATGATCTATTAGATGTGTTTGATCTTCTATCAGAAGCAGGCATACTGCAAAATGTGCGACTAAGCATAACAACAAATGGCAGTCTACTAACAGAACAGCATCTGTTGCGGTTGCGTAATGCAAAATCTGTAAACATCAATATAAGCATAGATGGCACAGGTAAGCTGTTTGAATATATGCGTAGCGTGGAACAATGCTCATGGGAAACTATCACAGGTAAGATTGATATGCTGTGTCAATACCGCAACGAGTATAAAAACTTTTTATTCAGCCCAAACTCAAGTTATCAACTATACAATATGCTGAATGTCCGAGACTTTTATGAATGGGCAGAGCCTTTGATTAATCGTCCTGCAGAATGGATAGAGTATAGACTGCTTACTCATCCAGAATATCTACATGTTGCTATTGCCCCAGAGAGTATCAAGCAGGCAGCACTAGAGCAGTTAGACTATGTGGAAAATAAGTATAATACTGCTAACAAATTTTTCCTTGATAACATGAGAAAAAATTTAATGATGACCAAGCCACAGAGTCACTGGCAAGACTTTAAAAAATTTACATCTGTGCTAGATAAAAAACGCAACCAAAACCTCAGTGAGGTATGTCCTGAACTATATGAAAACTTTGACCTTTGATCGCATAAATTCTGATCCAGACTGGGTTATTATAGACTGGACTATGACCAATGTTTGCAACTATGCCTGCGAATACTGCCCAAGTATAACGCACGATGGTAGTTTTGGTTGGCCCACTCTGGAGAGTGTAGATTATACAACTAAGGTTCTTCAAGCTCACTACGGAAAAAATAGAAGGCTGGAATATACATTACTAGGTGGTGAGTTAGCCATATGGAAAAAACTTCCAGACGCAATTGATATTATTAAGAAAAATAGCCCAGACAGTCATATTAAGTTCATCACCAACGGTATTATGCCAGAGGATTACTGGAGAAGAATCGGCAGTAAGATAACATCAGCAGTGTTTAGCTATCATCCCACACAGGTAAAAAGTGTAGAGAAGTTTGTGGAAAGTATCAATGCCCTGGATAATGAATACAAGACTATTTTAGTGTTGGCATGGCCTGCATGTTGGGAACAGGTAATCGCAGCCAGGAAATATATAATAGAAAATGTCAGAGAATTCACTAGCCTTGAATTAAAGCTAGTTGATAATAGATATGAAACTATTGCTGACAGTAAAGTAGTTTATACACAAGAGCAAATGGATTTTATACAAGAAAATAGAAAAGTATCTAAATCTAAAAAGAGCATATACAAGCCAAGTTTCACTTATATAAACAATCAACGTTTGCAAGAAGTAACGGGACAGATTTTAGTTGATGGGCAAAACAAGTTTAAAGATTGGAGTTGTGGCATAGGTGTTGATAAAATAACATTGGATGCCAATGGTACAATAAGACGTGGCAGTGGCTGTATGATTGGAACTGATGAAAATTTTGGAAATTGGAAAGAATCAAACATAATGAATTTACCAGTGTCGGGAGTAATCTGCCCTTATAATACCTGCTGGTGTATGCCAGATCTAATGGCAACAAAAAGTAAATACGTATAATGAATATACAAGAACTTCCATTACGTAGATTACAATTAGAAGCGGCCAGAGTTATTAGTACTATGCCAGCTACAAACGATAACATCTATATTTTTAATAAAGAAAGTAGACACAATAGTCAAGGGTGGTATGTGGCTGCTATAGAATGGTATGTTAAACAATATGGTGGCCTACCCAGCGAAGTGGGCCCTGGTAAAGATGTTCAGTTTGTATATGAGCAAGACAAATGAAAATTGGAATTTTTGGAGACAGTTTTGGTGAAGAACATAAGAAAAATCCATCAATGTCATGGTGGGAATATGTTTCGCAATACCATAGTGTAACTAACTTTTCAGTGGGTGGCTCTGATCTATACTATTCTATTAAACAGCTAGGAAAACATCAATTTGAATTTGATAAAATTATTTGGTTTGTTACTAACGAAAATCGAATTCAAATCATGTTAGACGACATATTTGATGATAAAATACATAGGTTTATAACTACTACAGAACATGCGGCAACTTATTTGGAATATTATAGCAAATCAAATAATGTAAATTCTAAGTTTGCTATAGATGCTTTAACCTCGGCAATGTCATACTTTAATTACATTTGTGATATAGATAAAAATTCTTATATTGCTAGACTAATGATACAGGATGTAATACAAGCCAATAAAAATAAAATACTAGCTATACCATGTTTTGAATCGGCCTGCAATATTTTAAATTTACAAACAAGCTTGTCTGAAATAGCTTATCAAGAAACAATAGCTATGGGCAAAGATCTAAGTATAACATTAACCGGCGATACTACTGATATTAGAAATAATCATATAACCAGTGAAAATAATAAAATTTTAGGTGAAAAAATTTTAGATTGGATAAATGGTGGAACATTTGGATTAAATGAAAAAGATTTTGTGATACCAAGTATTGAAGAAAATAAGAAATATTTTATATGAGTGATTTAAAAACAAGCGAATATGACTTTACTAAGATTCCTTATAAGGACCTAGTAAGAGTCGGCCAACGAACTATGTTATATCGAGACATGTTTACAGTGTCGTGGTTATTAGGTCGTTACTGTAACTATCGCTGTAGCTATTGCTGGCCCTATGCTCGTAGTGATACTAAAGATCACCGCCCTACTCCTTTGATGTTGAAAACAGTAGATGAGATTAAACGCCAAGCACGCGAACGTGGCTTTAACAGTTTCCACTTCAGTCTAAGTGGCGGCGAGCCAACATTCCATCCTGCTTACATAGATATTCTTAACCATTTGAACACGGATGCCGGTAATACAAATTATACCAGCGTACACATGACTAGTAATATGAGTCGTCCTATTAAATGGTTTGAAGAAAAGTATGTACCCGCAGTTCGTAATTTCCATCGTGCTAGTATTACTGCCAGTTGCCATTTGGAACACGTTGACACTGATAAGAAAGTAGAGGAGTTTGCTGACAAGTTAGTACTATGTCAGGAATATGATACGCAGATAACAGTCAATCAAGTTATGGTACCCGAACAGTTTTACAAGATATATGATCTGGCATTATACTTTCATGGTCGTGGTATTAACGTTACACTCAAGCCTCAAAGTGATCCAACTGCTAGTCGTGTAGTGGACGGATACACTGATGATATGTTGGAAAAGTTACACAATGGTATGCCACAACGTGCATTCACTGAAGTAAAAGCCAGCAAAGCAGGATTAGTTGAAAGACCTAAGCCCACGTTTAAAATCGACGATGCTAGAACAATGCAAAAGCAAACTTACGGTCAAGGTATACCACAGCACTTCCAAATTGAATTTATGGACAAAGATGGTAATCCATGGTTTATGGATCAAGCTGAACGTTTCAATGCTTTTAACTTCAACAACTTTAACAAATGGGAGTGTAGCAGTGGCTACCGTAGTATTATTATTCGTGAACCAGATGGCACTGTAAAACGCAGTTACAGTTGTAGCGAAGTTCCATTGGGACATATTGAAACAGGCTTTAAGCTATATGACAAGCCAATGCCTTGTGGCGGAACAAGTTGCGTAAGCAGTGCAGATAGCAAAATACCTAAACGAGCACCAGGTACTAAGTTGCCATTATTTCCAGGAGATAAAACATATGAAGAAGATATTAATAGCGGGCAACAGTAATTATGGTCTAGCCGAAGGATTAAAAGAATCTTTAGCAGAACATGATGTTACATTTATAAGCAGAAGCTGTGGTTATGATTTGACCAAAGCCGAGCAACAACAACGATTTGCTGATATGTCAGTTGATTATGATGTTATTATTTTATGTAGCGCACTATGGAAATTTAATCAAACTTTATTGCTTGAGGCAACTTATAAGAAATTAAAATCAGTTGGGAAGAAGACATATATCATTGCTATCGGTAGCACAACTGATAGAGTAATGAAAGCCACAGATTGGTTATACAATGCTGAAAAGAAAGCATTGCGTGACTACTGTAATAGTCTGGGATTAAATGGTGTTTGGAATGAAGGACCAAGAGTGAGCTATATTAGCTTTGGTACTTTAAGTAATATGCAAGCAAAACATCCTGGACGTAAAACAATTACAATCCAGGATGCTGCTAATTATATTAAATGGTTAACAGAACAACCTGCTTATCTGCACGTAAATGAGATAAGCATCGATCCTTTACAAACCTAACTTAGCTTTGAACTCTTTAAGTTCACGAATGCCAAGCCCTGCGTCCTGGCCCAAGGCTTTTTCGTCTTTGCCGTATTTCTCAACTAAGGTAATCCATTTCTCATAACTTATTAAATTCTTTAATAAGTCAAATTCTCCTGCACTAAACTTAACTGTATTAACAGCATAGTCTTCAAAGGCCTGACAGGCTTCTGGAAATAACGGCTTAACCAAGTTATACATAGCACCGGCAAACTCACGGATCTCCCATTGTGCGTGTGGATCCATACGCAGTCGAGCCATGTGTAGAAAGTTCTTCAAGTTAGCTTTCCAATACAATTCTGTATATCCGCCTACTGGAAGCACACTTCTAGCCAACTCACGTGCAAGCCCATCATCATCTTTGCCTAGCAAACTAGTATATTCCTTATAAGCATTAAAGAAGCTACGTTGGAAGGCATGTTGCACACCGCGCTTTTCTTCAAAGCCCCACTCTGCTTCTTCACGCCCTTGCTTGTTAGATGTGCTTTGCTTTTGGATTTGTTCTAGTTCGGGAATATAAAACTCATCCGTAAGCACACTATAACGAGCACTGTATTCGTTCATGCTAGCAGTACGATGTCGTACCAATTGTCGCATAACGAAGATAGGCAGCTTGATGTGGAACTTTACTTCGCACATTTCAAATGGCGTTGTATGCTCATGACGCATTAGGTAACGGATTAAGTTACGGTCATCTTGAACTTGTTTTGTGCCAGCACCGTAGCTAACACGAGCAGCCTGAACAATAGCCGAATCACTGCCCATATGGTCTACTAGACCAACAAAACCATGATCCAATACAGGAACATAGTTTTTATCTTGTTTGAAATTAATATCAGTTTTTAGTGTCATATTATGATTATAGTTGTTTTAGTATACCTTGTCAAGATCATTGAGCATCTTGATGAAATTTTCTTTATTGTTTTTCTAATGAACGGTGTACATTTTTTGTGAGTCTTTGTAGTCTTGTATTTCTAATATCAGATCTGATAGTTTTTTTGTTGGCGCATACCCCGGTGGCATCCTAGTACTATCTACCAATCTGAAATAATGTATCCCTAGTTTTTTAGAAAGTTTGTATCCTTCGACTATATCGTTTTCGTTGTATTTAAAAACAATCCATTTCCAGAACAAAAGACATTTAGCCTCTTTCCCCATGACGTCCATGGCAGTATAAATGCTTTGCCAATCGGCATTTTTTCTGTATAAGTGATTGTTGTGCTCCAAGCCGTCTACGCTGAAATTTAATACATCATTTGGTTTAAGTAACTGCGCTAATTCTTGCCACCACTCTTTTTTTCTTAGATTTGCGCAGGTTTCTATATGTAAACCTTTATCATATTTGTGACATATTTTTATGATATCAAACAGCTTACTATGATATATTGGATCACCATATCCACCGCAAAAAATAATTCTTTTTGCAGGGGTAACGGATATAATTCTTTCTATCGCCTCAACACTGATTTCTCCAAAGTTCCAATTATCTTTGTCCGGGTCAGTGACTCTGGTACACTCACTGCAACTCAATGTGCATTTGGAAGTAAGTTCTATTTCCAACATATCGGGATCATTTAAGTATGACACTGATGTCATAGTAATACCTCATTAGTTAAACCATTGTAAGCTAACTCACCACCTGTTGTGTCTGTATGATCTAGTCTCGATTTTCCAGGTAATGACTTCGAACAGGTGTTTTTACAAATTGTAAAAGGTTCGTTGGATGATATTTTCTCAATAATTAATCTGGTGGCATCTGAATTTTTAATTTCTTCTAGGCCAAAACTATTTAAATTTAATTGTTGATATAAATTCGGACCTAAAAAGATCCGAATTTCGGGATTGGTACTAGCCCAACAACAAGGAAGATATGTGCCATCAGCTTTTATAAAAGGTGCTGTAGTATTGTTAAAACAAGAAGGATCTAAAATATCCATATGTATAAGCCTTTCGGTTTATACATATTTAGTATTATAGTACTTTAGTGATTATTACTCGCCAAATTGGCTTGTTAATAAAGTTTTCACATATTGAATAACCTTGCCTTTAATCTTAGCACTATCGATAAAAACTTCGATGTCCTGTACACTTTCCCTCAAATGTTCAAGCCCCTGTGCCTTCAAAACTTCACGAGCATCTTTCATGCCCGACAGTTCTTCTTGACTAAATTCTAAAGTATTCCCGTCATTCAATTTTAGTTGAATGTGTGTGATGTATTCTATTGGAACTTCTTCCATGACCACATCTTTAAGGATCTCTTCAAAACTTCGATCCTTTCGCCTAATTGCCATGTCGTGGGTTCCTTAATTACTTTTTTTTAGTATATTTTCTTTTAACTTTAACCTCTGGTTCTGCGGTAACAGTTTCTTTAACAGTAGTTTTAGTTTTACTTGGATCAAGTGCTTCAGCTTCTGCTAGTAAACGTTGTGCTTCTTTGTGGAAGTATGCCGCTTGACTACGCATTTGGTTAGCAATCTTTACATCGTCGAGTACACCTGGTGGGGTGCTTGGCTCTTCGGCAGAGATATCTCCGCTGGTTGTTCTGCCGTCGTTGCTTAAAGATGATAATTGTTTATTAAGATCATGTAAGCTAATCTTAATTTCTCTAGTTGGTAACATAGTGACTTCGCTGGTAGGAAGTTTTTTCATCCAACCACTTAGGTGCATAGCTTCCAGCATATTTCTACCATCATGAAGAGTGCTACGTGTAGCATACTTAAAGAAATCCATGTCTTCCTGTGCCGCGTCACTTTCAACAGCAGAAATCACATCATCATGATATAATTGTGGCAATGTTTCAGTTTCAACAACAAGGCAAGAATCAGTAGCACCCGGGATTTCTCTGAACACTACTACACACTTCTTGCCTGTGCCGTTTACCTGCCCAACATGCTTGATAAATTCGGGCATAGTAATCTCCTAATTAGGCGCCTTGTCCGGCTTCTGGAGCAGGTTGACCTTCTGCACTAGCTTGATCAGCGGCAGCTTTGGCAGCTTCAGCTTGCTCGTTAGCATCCTTAAGGAATGCGGCTAGCTTTTCCGCAGTTTGGCCAACAGCACCGATTTCAAAAATGCTGAATGTGCCACGCTTAACAGCCAACTCAACAGCCGCAAGCAAAATAGATAAATCTTGAATATTCATTTTTTGGTAACTCCTATAATAATATACCATAAATATTTATAGTACATAGTCTTATTATACACTAACTAAATTACAAAGTCAAAAAAATAGACCCCGAAGGGTCTATAAAAACTTAGTTTTTTATGCTGTGACTTTATCCAATTCATAGTGTGCAGTAACACCAAATGGGGCTTCAATTTGGTCATTGCCATGCACAATGAAGATAGTGTCGCAGTAATCTTTATCACCCCAACTACCGAACGGATATCCGTCTGTAAACATTACGAATTGCTTAGGGGCAATGTCATTGTCTTTCATGTACTGGAATGCACAATCAAAGTCAGTACCACCGCCACCCTGTGGCTCATACTCATGAATATCATCACCGCTGTCGTCTGTAAATGTTACGGGATTGTACACTTCTGTGTCAAAGCAAAAAACATGAATACTATAAGTCGTGTACATGTCCATCATGCCTTTAACTTCTGACAAAAAGTCTTGTGCCATGCTTTCGCTGATACTACCTGACATGTCAATAGCAATGCAAACATCCAAATGTTCCGCTGGCAACATACCTGGCAGTACTGCACCTGTATGCCAAGCTTTGCGGCTAGGTCTAGTAAAAGAATAGTTATTCTTCAAACTAGATTCCAATTGGATCTGCAACAGATCCTGCCAACGCATTTTAGGAGCAGTAAATTGTTGGATCAAACGTTTGATGCCAACTGGAGTATTGCCAGCACCTGCGGCTTGGGCACTTTGAAGAACAGCTTCCTTGACTTCATCTCGGATCTTCTTCATGGTCTCTTCATCAATTTTGATGCCTGAGTTACCAGACTTGCCATCGCTACCTTTGCCTTTGGCTTTACCTTCACCGTCTTCATCGCCTTCTTGGCCTGAACCATCCAAGTGCATGTCCAAAGTAACTTGGATTTTAACAGCATTTTTGACTAGCTCATCGTAGACTTCTTCGGCTGTCATGTCGCGATATTTAGGATCCCAAAGAATTGGCACCTTAGTAATCTTCTTACCCACGTTATTTTGAATCAACATGTCGTTGATGAGAAAGTCGCCTGCCATGTTCCAAATTTGCGGATCACGGTCTCCACGACGTCCCATGTGATTATAAACACAATGTCCAACTTCGTGTCCAAATAGAAACACTAGTTCATCATCGTCCAGTGAGTTAATAAATTCTTCGCAGTAGTAAAAGTGGCGACCATCTGTTGCCGCAGTCTTGCACCAATCTCCTGCTTCTACAATTTTCATGCGGGTAGCCAAGTTACCCCAGAAAGGATGCTTGAGTAGCATCTTAACACGAGCTTTAGTTAAACGGTCTCGGACATCTAGTTTCATATGTATTCCTTACTAATGTATATATTATATAGCCAAATTGAATTTGTGTCAATTAAAGACCAAATCTTAAACGACAAAGAAAAGCCGTTTCAGATTCCTTAAACCAAATAATCTTTTGACCCATTGGAGCATAATAATGTAAGGCTTTGATATTCATCGACTTGCACCACCTGACTAACTCTAGTCTTGTTTTGCCTTTAGTATAGTCTACTTTAGGCCAAGTTACAGTGGCGTTGTCGAAATAGTCAATGATAAGGTCTCTAGTGATTTTACCTGGACCAAGCACACTTCTCATATAGTCCATATCACCATAGACCAACTCCAACATTTCAGACCGGAAAGGGACACCCCTTTCCTTGTCTATAGTCTTAGACGTTAAGTGGGACAAGAGTCCCACGTCAATATCAGTTGCTGACATCAACTACCAAGTGAGCATAACGCTTGAAGAAGTCTGGGAAGTTCTTCAGCTTCTTATGGTCGAATGGCAAGTTATAGTTCTTAAGGGCAGTATGGGCACCCATAATAACCATCTCTGCTTCAAAGTTATCCATCATAAACTGGATAAAGTTTTCGCAGTTAGTATGCCATGTATCCAGCTTGCCAGACTTCTTAGCATTCTCATAGTTGTCTTTGAGCTCGTAGCACATACCAGTGGTCAAAGAGTACATAGCGGACACTTCTTTAACTTTGAGCTCTTTAACTTTACCTGACAGAATGTCTGCGGGGTTAGGCAAGTCTGCGCTGATCTTACGATGAGCCATAAACTTAATTGCCAAGCCTTCGCCAATACAACCTGAGACCATATCTGTCTGCTCGTTGTCGGTCATTTCATCGTCGATGAGATCTGACACGAACATCCAGCTACGTGGAGTTGCAAAGCTACGGTCATGAACTGTAGGATCAAAGTTGTACAGGTCACCTTTTTGGTAGTTCAAGTAACCAACGACGTCTGGATGGATACGGTTCTTAAGAGCCCATACGTTCCAGTCTGCAAAGTCAACTCGCAGTTCAAAGTGAACAAAGCGGTTAGCCAGTGGAGTAGGCATACGATAAGTCACACCTTTGTCTGACATTCGGTTACCTGCCGCCATAATAACGACATTGTCTGGCAGTTCGTAAGTGCCAACTTTACGGTTCAGAATCAGCTGATAAGCCGCAGCCTGAACAGCAGGAGCCGCGCCAGCCAGTTCGTCCAAGAACAGCACAACCACAGGATGCTTCTTAGCAAACTCTTTAGTGGGCAGTTCTGCTGGAGGAGCCCAGCTCATTACATTCTCTTTGGCATTGTAATATGGAATGCCTTTAATGTCTGTAGGTTCCCACAAGTTCAAACGAACGTCGATAAGAGCGCCGCCCATGTCTTCTGCCAATTGTGCGGCAAGGTCGGATTTACCTACGCCTGGAGGACCCCAAAGAAATACGGGTCGCTTAGATTTCATAGCGCGGCGGATGTACCGCTTTGCTTCGCTAATTTTTACTGTACGGGCTTCACTTGCTTGTTCACGTTTTGCCATTACTAACTCCTTTTGTTAAACTATGTGTATATTATACCTGAAATCGCAATTTGTGTCAATTAACGATTCTTAGACATTGTATGGATCAAGCCTGTCTTTGTATAAGTGATCGTGCCGCCAGTTGAACTACGAACTTTGTCACCATCTTTGGGTTTTACTACAGGTTGGGTCATATTATTTTTTGTTGGATTTAAATTCTTTGTCAACATAATGTTGAATCAATTCACGTTGGATCATGGTGATTAAGTCGCCATGATCATCGTTTACTACAAACCGAACTGGACACTTGCCCCATGCTCCGGATTTGTTAAACTCTGCAAACCATTGTCTGTGTTGTCTGTTTTTTGCATCAAACACTACAAACTGACGGCCATGCAATTGAAGTCTGCTCATCACACTTCCTTTAAAAGGCTTTTAACATGAAATGATTTTTATGGCCACGGCCACGGCCGCCACTTACTTTAACAAGTATGCCTTTGGCAATTAGGCTTTGTTCTACAGACCAGCAGACCCAGCCTTTGTGAGTTGGGCTGTTCCAACCTTCCCACTGTAATATATCATTTAATGTTTGGAATACTATGCCAGGAGCAGGCGCAGCCTGTATATATTCTATCTCTTGTTTAGTCAGCATCACACTTCCTTATAAAATTAAAAGGCAGGGGCAGAACACCCCTGCATATATTATGCTATCACTCGTTAACTGCGGCAATAACATCTTCAGCAGATGTATCTGTATCTGCTGGGACTGCAAACAAGGAGTTTGCGCGAGCATAAGCCAAGCCCGCTTCTTTGGTCATAGCCTCTGGGAGCTCAAACAGCTCAACATTGGTGTGGCCGTTCTTGACCAAGTTCTTAATACGAGTGGCGAGATCGTTGGCAAAGCGAACTTTAGTTTTGCCTGCAAGAGTTGAAACGCCGATAACTTTGAAAGTTTTAGAAGTAGCCATTTTGAAATTTACCTTTTCTCTGTGTGTGTAAAATGTATGACTTGCACCATTGCTCATCATACCGTTATTTTAGCAATTCTTCCAATTTGTGTCAATATCAAACTTTGATAATTTTTTACGATTATACAAAATTTTACTTTGAACACTCTTTGGTTTGAACTGCCCATCATGGAACAAGAAGTCAGCACGGCGCTTCTGTTTTGGAACTTTAGCAGTGATGATTTCTCGTTTCATAATTCTTCCTAACAATCCATATTATAATGGATTATTTATTTTATGTCAATTTTTTGATTCGATTGATAACTTGTTTTGCTTCTTTGTAAGGATCTGCCTTTTTGGCTTCCAAAGCTTCGTCGATGATAGCCAAAGCCAACAGTTCCATGAGACCATGAGCCATGTTAAATTCGCTGTCGTCCAAGCATTCCAACCAGTTGATATATTCATCGTGAGTCTTAAAACTCCAAATGATATCCAACATATCACATTGCTCTTGGGTCAATCCGTCGATGTTGATCATATCAATTCCTTGATTACATGTATTTGAGTTCGTCCAGAGCTTCAGCATACGCGGCAGCTTCGTACTGTTCCATCAGGTTGCTGGTGGGGCTGGTGCTTTGTGCAGGATAACGAGCCTTGTTCATAACACGATCCAGGAGAGTGTCACGGGCTTGCTCAATGGTGCATACTGTGTCGCCTTCACGCTCGGTAAACGCATAGACCAGCATCTTTGCTACCTTGAGACGAGCGGCACTTTGGAACACACCATTGCCCCAGCTAAGTGCATAAGCAGGATCTTTGTCCAGTTCTGTTTTGAACTTGTCGATTTGTGCTTGAGCTTGCTCTGCGATTGCAGTAAACTTCTTGAGTGCTGTAGCTGTCATCTTTAACTCCTGTTTTGTTACGTTATGTATATATTATAACACCAAAACCAATTTGTGTCAATTAATTACACCAAAACGATTCGCTGTCGACTCGGCAGGACCAAGGAGTATCAGCATCAATCTCTACATCCTTGCCCGTCATTAGATTTTTAACAGTGATTTTAGGAGCACGATATGTAGCATAATCAACAATGCTCAAATCACCGGCATTCCAACCTGCTTTGTTGCAGAGACGAGTGCGAGTAGCACGAGCGGCGCTGTAAGTTTTGTAAGCTTTAGTTTTATTAGGACCATCAGTTACGATAAGTCCTGTACCTCTAGCAACGATTACATACGACATTTCAACTCCTGTTTTGTTACGCTATGTATCAATTATAACGCCAAAACCAATTTGTGTCAATTATCAGAATGCATCGTAGTGGAACACTCGTTCCTTTGCACGAGTAAGTACCAGTCGCTCGCCATCTTCGTTGACAAAGATAAATTTGCTGTTCTGTGCATCGACCTTGAGCAGGTCTTTGGGACCAAAACAAGCATAATCCCAGTTCCAGTTGCGAGTAACACTAGCGCCATCGATTGCAGGCTCAGGTGCATCGCCGTCATCTGACTCATAGTTCTTCCAGCTGATTTCAGCTTCGTCTGTCAGTGGGTTACCATTCCAGACCTTATTGCTGAGGTCAGTGAGTTCGATGTCCAGACCCTTTACCTGCAGAGCGACATCGAACTTGACATCACTGCTGAACTCGGGCTTGGCGTTCAATAGCTTGATAACTTCCTGCGGAGTTTCACCGTAACGGTTCATATCCTCTACCATGGCCTTTAGCATGTCAAAGTTGAACTGGTTAAAGATAGTGCTGATATTACAGACCGCATTGATGTGCTCCTTGTTCAAGAGGTTATCTTCGCAGTACTCGCGCACGAACTCTGTATCCAGGCCTTTAAAGTCAATCATGTAGAAGATACGACCAGGCCGGTTACGCATATGCTGGTCCACACGCCACTTGTCGTTACAAGTCAGCAGGAACAATTTCTTGCTGGGGTACACACCGTCCAAGAGAGTTAGAATAGCCTCTTGCTGTTCTTTGTCGTAGACCTTTTCAAACTCGTCAAACAGGATCACACAAGACTGGTCGATTGTCTGCATAAAACTGTTGAAGTTATCGCCACACCAAGGCGCATTGATAACAATAGTAGGAATACCTTCAGTGGCGGCGTTGATACTGATCTGTTTGGTCAAGAGAGTCTTACCACTACCTTTTTCACCAGTCAGCATGACACCAGTGCTGGCACCGCGATCCTTGAAAGTGTTGAGAATACGATCTGCGTGGCGAGTTGTATTACCATAGAGCTTGCCTTTGATCTCAAAGTTGTCGATTTGCTCGAGGTAGAACTGCTTGTTCATTGGGTTCTGCTTAACCACATAGTTACCTGCTGGCAGAACCTCATGCAGGTCCATTGCCTCTTTGCTAGAGACTGTGAAGGTGTTGCCAGATTTTAGAAAGTATGCCATAATCGTTGCCTTAGGTTGTTATTAATATGTCTATTATACAGGAAGTAGGCATTTCTGCCTACCGCCTATTTTACCAATTTAACTGCGAGCGTTAGCTCGAACTTCTTCAAAAGAGTAATCCTTGATCAACTTGCCATCGCAGTAAACAGTTTCTAGTGCATTAGCAAAGTCGCCGATGCTACGGTCCGCCCAACCGATTGGTTTGTCAACGGCACTTACAAATTCGCCACCCGAACGCCAAAGAGTAACACAGCCTGTTTTGCTCTTTTTACCAGGATCAGTAATGGGATCCTTTTGGACATTGATCCAGTTACCTTCGCCGATTTCGATTGCCGAACACTTCATTGCGAATTTTTGTGTGTCGCGATCAACTTGTTGCAGAAGAGCGCCGCCCATACCAAACGCAATATTGTCGGCACTCCAGCCCATGGCCATAAACGCACCCAGGATACTGCGAACAGTAAGCTCGTTGATGCCGTCACCTTGAATCAGACGCACATTGTTCAGTACCTTGAAACCTTTTGCGTTTACTGTGTAGCCGAACTTCTCGCCCAGGATTTCTACCAGCTTACGGTTAACATCAACAGGGTCACCACTGTCAGGACGAATAACAACAGTTGCACCCGACTGAACCACTTGCTCACGGAGTTCTTCGCCCCACAGTTTGGAGGCGGCGTTAAAGATATCATAACTATCAGAAACAATAGCAACGATACTACCAGGTTTAGCGAATTGATTGAGAATATTTCTGTAAGCATCTACTTCTCCGTCACGACCCCATGATGTTATGGTGCTGTGTTCAGCAGCCGGAATACTAAAACCGGCAATGCCAGCGTTGTAATACTCACGAGCGAAGAGGACACCAGTAATAGTGTCAGTGCCCATGAAGTTGACCAAGTGCGCCGCACCTCCAACT